TTTTTGAGGTTTCGGGACTAAGTGTACTACCGGGCAGGCGCTTGCCTCCAGCTTCTTTCAGTGATGTATAAGCATTGGTCTTACGAACTCGCTGTTTTGGTTCGGTCTTGGGTTCAATCACGGAGTCATCACTGGTCAGGAGTCTCGCCAAATAGGCGGTCTTTGCACATTGATACTCATAGGCGGTCTTTGCATATTGATACTCGGTGAACATAAGTTCAGAGACTTCTTGAGCATACTCAGCAGTACGCAGACTTGCTGAGAAAGTACTCCAATTAGGGGCCTCCGGGTAAACCGAGCTATACAGAGAAGTGCTTTTGTCAGCCACAGCTGCTTCAACCAAGCTGAGCATGTCGGCCTGAACTAAATCTGCCTTGAGTGTTATTTTGTCAAAGAAATCATGACCATCAGCATACGTCGCGGTCAAAATTTCCACCAGTGAGGCAGCGCTATAATATTGTGTGTTCATTATCTTTCCTTAATTACGATTTATTTTGTTTTATTACCTACGTTTTACTTCGAGCTGGCACCAATACGCTTAGCCTGACGAATCAACGATTCTTCGATAGCCGAACGCTTGGTCCCATAGTGTTCGGTCAATGTAGCTAAGGCTGCGCTAGCCTCAGCGTTGATGCGGACGGTTCCTAGTCGCTGTCCACCATCTGCAAACAGTGAATTCTCCATGGCTTGTACGCGCTCGTTAGCCGTCATGGCTGTGCCTGTGAAAGGACGACCGCGCTTGACTACTATGTTTTTAATTTTTTTCATTTTGCATGCTCCAGTTGTTTATTGATCGTTGGTGCCGTGCCTTGCCCTAATTATAGCACAGAGGATTTAGGCTTCAATCAACAGCTTCAGTAAGGTATCGCGCTCCCAGAGCCAATGAGATTCAGCTGAATTGGCTGACAGTGCTAACTCTGCTGATGACCATACTGCTGACCAGTAGGCTGAAAGTGCTAACTCTGCTGACCAGGATGCTGACTCTGCTGACCAGGATGCTGACCAGTAGGCTGACCGTGCTAAATCTGCTAAACGTGCTGACTCTGCTGAATCCGCTGCTGAATCTGCTGCTTTTTCAGCTTCTTTACGCTGGTCCTCCGTAGCTGTTCCCTCAACCTTAGCTTTGCAATAGTTGATTACCAGATGGAGGGCTTGGTAGCATTTAACAGCGTAGTCCTCTTTGTTATATTTTAATGCTTCCAGCTGCCGTTCGTGACGAGCAACTGCTAGCTTCCATTGGACGGGTTCCAAATCCTTCCCTATGGGGATTGCTTCCCTCAAATCTACATGGAATTTAGCTCTAAGGTCTGCGGGCAATCCCTCAAACATTGACTCACTCAAGTATGCTAGCCACAAGGGCCATCCGGCATGATCAGCTACTGTCTTGTGCTTGTCCTCACTATCTGGGTCAATATCGTGCGCCATACAACCAATACTACAGGCTACAAATACTTCGTGGTCGTCACGCTTCTCTAAGTTACCGTATGTACCGGAACGAAGAATATCAAGTTCGTAATGTCTACGGGCCTGAGCTACATGGTAGTCTTTTACTGCTTGATCGTTGTGATAAGAAAGTACGGTCATTTTAAGTTCCTTAGTGGTTTAAATTTAGTGCAGTGATTCCAGTATAGCTCAACTTAACGATGGTGCCAACAATTATTTTAAATAGTCTTGAGCTTTTACCATCAGGGTCTCGAATTCTGAGGCAGTTAATCCAGTATTCATGCCACAACCACCGTCGCAGGTATCCAGGAATTCGGAAATCTCTAGAACGTAGGGGTCAGTGCCGTAGACAATCAAACAGTGGTCAATGATGCGTTGACGAGCTACGAACGCATCATTGTTGGATTCAGCCAAAATTCTTAAAGCTGAATTCAGGTTAGCCTTTGAAAGTTTGGTCTTCATCAATTAGTCCATAGGTGGGTCAAAGGAACGAGCCTCTATGCACAGTGTATGGGCTTCGCTTAATGCCTTTTGCCCCAGTTCAAAGCCATTACCGTTGCGGTCATTTCCGTGATGCATCAAAGCCGTACCTATAAGCTTCTGCAATTCAGTGATAACCCTTAACAGGTCCTTACGTGTGGGCTTACGTGTGGGCGCGGGCTTGGACTTGGTCCTCATAACTCATTCTCCGGTTGCCAATCATGACCGCACTTAACACAACGCTTGTACGCTGCGGTGCCACATCTCAGACTGTAACTGGTTCCTGCGCGGCCTCGACCCTCAGCACAGACCGGACATTTCGGCCAGTGACTAGGTTGATACACAACGTCATCTTTAATGTCTAAGTCCAAAAGTACCAAAGTTGTAACAAGTTCTTGGATAACCTCATGGGCTACCAAATGATTTACAAAATCGGTCAACAGTACCGCGCAGTGGTTTAATCCCGAACTCTTCTTAGACTCAAATAATTGGGTTCTGTAGTGTTTAGCCAGATCATCAAAGTCTAGGCCTACAGGACCTAGATAAGGGCCCAGTTCGTAATAATCGTCAGACGGGCCTTCGCCAAACATATAAAGAGTCATACCCTCGGGAATCAAAGTTGACGCGATGTTTGAGACGTTCATTTTTTGAAACTCCTAAATTAAATAGGCTTAAACATCGGTTGGTGCCAACTTTTTACGGCTAATCTTTAACTATACTTTTGTGGGTCAGATGAATTTTACGCTTAACGCATGTCGGGCAATAGTCCAAGGTTCCAACGGAATACCAACCTCTGGTCTTAAGATCAGTCCTAAATTGAGCCTTAGTTGTATTTGGGCTATTCGTGTTATCCACTCGGTGAGGATCGTCACAGCCCTCGCAGGAAATTTGAAGCCAGACCTCAATCCTGATTTGACTCAGGAACAAAGTATGAGCCGTCAATGCAGATAGCGCCGCTAGCCAGATGCACTTCGTATATACCGTTGTGGTAATGCCTCAAAACAGTAACTGAGAACCCACTATAGGTTCCACGTTGACCTGGAAAAAGTACAACAGGTTCAAGACCACGCTGGTCCATGCTCGCTACCCAATCAGCATCGGTTCTGTGTGTCTTGGCAAATTCTGCTGCTTTCATTTTGCTCTTCCTTTTCGCTAGGTTGTGCGCTTCAGTGATTCCAGTATAGTTTAGGTTGGTGCCAACGTCAACAATTATTTTAAATAATTTATAGTTGCTTCGTCGGAGCCTTGCCATTCGGCAAACAAGAAGTCTGTGTTCTCAGTGTTCAAGCGTTCGTTCATGCGAATTCTGATGAATTCAAGTTCGCGTGCAGACTGAGCGTTACCTACGTGATGAACGAAACCCCGAATACACATGTCAGCCAGTCTACGCAGTCTTTGATCGCTAACACGTTGGGCTATCAACTTCTTGTTGATCATCACTTCTTGTTGGGCCTTGAAATTGTTATACAGCATGTCACTGGTGATCATGGACAGAAGTTGCGGGGCTGTCAACTTTGCCTTCTTGGATCGGTAGCTCATTTTAGTCTTCCCTTTCGTTAGGAACTTAATTTAAACTTGGTGTATGTACTTATTATACACAGGACAAAACGAAAAACAAGTATTTAATGTTGGTGCGTGCGTGGGTGGATGCCTGCTTAGAATTATAGACCCCTGATTAGAACCGAAATAGACGCGCCACGTGCTGTTTTGAGGCCCTTTTGAGGCCCGTGGCGACCCTAAATTGGGGGTCCTTGGTATTTGTACATAAACCGAAGTTTTGCCCGTAAAAGCATCAATTTGAGCCTCGAATGGGAAAAGGCTGCAGGAATCCACTAATCAAGGATTCCTGCAGCCTTTTCTATTAACGAACAATACTTTCTGTTATTACCTGAATTCGTTTATTTAAATAATGCAAGTTATTGAGCTGACGATTAATTGAATGTACTGTAGACGAAAGTTCTGAACCATGTTGGTTAAACGGAGAGATTTCACAATCACCTTGTTGAGCTTCTTTGTCCTCGAGCCAAGAACGGGGAAGATAAGGTTCAAGAGCTTGGACTAGACTTTTGATGTTCTCCTCTGCTGATGAAACTTGTGCCTCTAAATTGTATAGGGCTTCGTCCATAGGTCCTTGAAACTGAGTTTCCGCCGCATCATAGTCCTCGTCGTAATCTGGAGCTTGGGTAACGTCAACGTCATCTTTACATTTGGGTTGGTGTTTAGTCATCTCTGCATAAACTCCTTTTAAGCCACGGTTAATTGATTCCTGATCCAATCCGCTGAAAGCATCATGTAAATCAATAGACGCATATTTGTCATTAGCATACATCGCTTGTTCCTTTTGAACTAGCCTTTGGATATTGCGAATCTCTGGGCAGGGCTAGGCTAAGTCAAAAATCTTTATTTAGCTACTTTGGACGCAGCAATAAAAGACTTAACAGCAGCCACAGCTTTCGGATGATTCTTCAGGTTGTCACGGATGAACCGCAATTCTTTACGGCTGAACTTCGAACGTGTGCGAATCGCGTTTAAGGCCGAGATATCGTTCTCGGCCTTAATCTTGTCGACAAACATTAGGAACGATGGTTTGTAACCATCGTTGTCCTCAATGCCAGCTAGTGCAGCTTTCGCCACATTAACTTCTTCGTAGTCCTGTCCGTAGACGTCAACACGCAAGTCCTCGTCGTCCTTGTCCTTGCCGCCCTGCGAATTTGGCACATACATATCAACGTTAGAGTCACTAATGGTCCGGGCTGTCCCTGCCTGACGCACGTGACGATCAGAAGCTAGCAAACGTTGCTGTTCCTCACGTGCACCTTCACGTTCAAGAATTTTTTGAGCTTGGACCGGGTCAACCAGCGATAATAGACCGCTGTTAATTGCTGACCTGAATTCAGAACTCTCCAGCAGACGTTCTTTGGGGAACTTGGAGCTTGCGTCAAATGGGAGCCAGGATTCTTGAATAATCAGCGGGTCACCACCATTACCATTTAGTTTCGGAATACTAACAATAACGTTGCCACGGAAACCATGAACAGAGACTGCAGCGGCAGCAGAAGTAGACGCAGTATTCAGCACCCACACTGAACCCTTGACACCCTGCTCTTCAAGTTGCGATACGGTAAGAAATTTCATAAGTAAAACTCCATCTATTTAATAAGTTTGCGCTTTAGTCTGTGGATTTGTGGGGTGGGTAGGTTTTGTTTTAAAAGCCGTCTGTTAAACAGATCTTTGCTTATGCACTTTATTTACTAGCGGAGTAGAACTTTAGTCCAAAGGTGTAATCCTTGGTTTTATAGAGCCTTCAGGTTCCATGTGGTTCATCAATTCAGTCCAATTGCCGTAGGCTGTTAGAGGTTCCATATTTAGGGCTACTACTTTTGTCCTAGTAATGGGTCCTAACGGACGGTTCTTCTCCGGAATTCTTTCTATTTCAGCTTCAGTTAAATATTCTTGTACCTTTACCCTGCTGACATAAGTTCCACGTTTGAAGAACTGCGGGTAGTCGTTCCAATTGACACCCTTAGCAATCATCAGGTCATGCATATTAGCCGTATTCTTTTTATGCAGTTCTTTCTGCGTGTACAGAGCCTGTGCCGCCATAGACACACTATTCTTTGTCGCATCCAGTTCTCGCCACAAGAAATTATTGTAGACTTCCGTCGTATTCGGCAATTGAAATACGCGACAATCGAAAATAGGGCTCAGATGATTGCACTTGGGTAGAAAAAATCCAACCTGCTGATTGAAATTAACACTGGCACCAGCAGCTAATAGCGACGTCCATTTCTGGATACGTCCGTCAAACATCATCTCTGCGGGGGTAGGCATTGGCTTCTCCTCATCCCACTTTTCATTACGCCAGAATAAAGTTATTTCGTCACTCTGAGTGTACCCAAGATGAGCCTCAAATTTGTCTACCAAATAACGCGTGGTCTCGATCATGCAGCGACTAAAACCTGAGTCATAAGGAAGGTCTAGTCCTTTCGTGAACGTGTGAAAAGAACGACCATCTAGTCGTGCCATGATAGGCAATCGCTGCATTAGTCGACGGCCAGCATTCTCCATTTCATAGCGCTTCATTCGGTCACCCAGCGGGTCTTTCTTGTTACTTGGCATATTTGTAATAGTCCTCAGTGTTCAGCAGGTTGTGGATTATACGTTGCCAGTCTTCTTTTGGAAACTGTGCATGAAACTTAGCCTTCTGTTCTTTATACAGCTTCTCGCTTAACGTTGCATCATCCGCTTCAATAACTGACATGAGGATCGTGCCTGAGCTAACAATCATGCCGTGATAAACAACTGAACCTTTGTGCCTACTCATTTGGTCAACTCTTTTTGTAATTGGTTTACAACAGAACGTTTGAGCACCGCTTCTAATGAAGGATCCAACAAAGGTAGGCCAACAATCGAGGCATAAGTGTTGGCACTAAACTTAGAACTGGCAAAATTCTCGTCATAAGTACAACGACCATGAACCCGGTGCTTCCACATGCAGCTATTTTTTGGGAGCGGGCAATTGGCAACTGCTATTTGCTGCTGGATAACCACACAAAAAGTTCCACGTTCAGGATCAATTTTCGGAGTCAGAGTCAGAGTATTTTGCATTTGATATTCCGTTTTGTACACTAGCCATAAGTTCGGTCAAGGCCTGCATCTGCGCCAAGCTAAAGGAACCGTCGAGATGGATACGATCTTTATCATACTCGTCCCGCACGTCGTAACGTGCGTAGTCCAGTTCACGAACTTCGGTATGGACGCGTGACAGCTCTGCATCGATGGCGTCCTGGGTCCAGGTTTTGTACACCGGCAGTTCGCTGGACTTTAATCTCGGGCATTTAGAACTAATCAGTTCTAGGAACTGGGCACCACTGTTTATATGAAAACGGACGTCGACAACCACGTGCATTTCCACACGTTGGATAATATCGTTCTGATCCACATACACAGTGACCGCGTTGTTAGTACCCATGTCCGCCAGTATCTGATCAATCTCTACAACACGCAGGGCCACAGGTCGCAACGTTGAGATGGCAGACAGCGCAATATGGTCCCACTTCGTACCCTTCAAATATTCACAGACCGGAAGCTTGATAAATACCTGACTCAATGGTGTGGATCCGGCAATAGTCTCTGGACCTACAATCGGCTTCGGTTCCGTTGGAACATCATGTAGAGCTTTGTATTGGCAGAACTCGCCGTTCTCGTTTTTATAGTTGATCATAAATATCTCCAGCTGGTGACCAGCCGTCCAACAGAATTGTCCACATCATGGTCAAAGAGCCAGCCGTAATGACCGCAAAGCAAAGTGTAGCGAGCAGTGGTAATGCGTCCGTTGGAGAACTGGACTTCGACCTTGACGTCTGTGGCGGGATAATTAAAAATAGTCCATTCGCGGTCGCTGGTCATTCGATGTATCTCCACCTTTGGATTTCACTTGGGCTTATGTGCATGTGTGGCGCGTCGTCGGACATCCACCAGTCGACAAGCCCATGATGATGTATGCGCGCCTTGATAAATATTCCGGTCTTCATTTCGAGCTCGACCAAGCGGCCTACCACTGGATAATTGTAGGTCATCCACGTGTTACACTGCTTGGTCTCGAAGTCTTGAGTTGGAAGATACATGATTAGGATTCCTTTGCATTGTTAAGCACCCGCCTACGGACTTGGCACACGTGCTTACGTGTCTCTACATCAACGTCTAAGCCCCGGACCCAGGTTTGAAAGAAGTCCTCTGTCTTGATGATCAGTTCTTTACATTCGGATAAATCTTCAGTCAGGACCAGGGCTAAGTCAGATTTTGATTTGTAGTTCTTAATAATTGCGATGTTAGTCAGGGACGCCCAATCAGAAGGTCCTACATCAGCACCATCTTGAATCACCAACTTTACCAAATCGAACTTCGAGTGCGGTATCAGTTTCAAGTCTTCTCTATGCTCCAACACAATATTGTGCAACTTGTATTTCGGCTCGTGATTGACCAATGTTATGTTGAAATCTTGAGCACTATTGAACTCGATATGATGGAAATACTTGGGTAGGGACTCTCCAAAATTAGTCTGATACAGGGTGCCGCAGTAATGCGTGTTACGAATCCTGTGTGCCGTATGTAAGTGACCGCCAATTGCCACAGCCTTTGACTTGGACAATGACTCATCGGTAGCTAAACGTCCGCTATCACCTTTCGAGCCATAGACCTCGTTGTGAAATATGTTAAGGGCATTAGGATCGAAATTGGTAGAAGGATAAGGCAAGAATCTTACGTCCACACCATCAACGGTTATTGATTTAGGACGGGTAAAATATCGAACATTGGGTTGCTTGAAATTCTGTAGAATTTGAAGGCTGTGACCGGTGTCCGGGGTCAGTCCGTAGAGATCATGATTTCCAGTCATCAAATAAAACGTAAAATCAGGATTGCTGGAAAACAGTCCCGAGAGAGCCAACATGCCAGGATAGCTCCCCCTAGGCCCGTCAAAGATATCACCAGGAAATATGATTTTGTTCAGGCCTTTTGAACGTCCATAGGCCAGTACTTTATCAACCTCAGAAACTACAAACTGGTCGGGGTCCTCTATGTATTTCGATAGTCCACCAGTTCCATCTGAGGCGGTAAGATGCAAGTCACCAACGCAAAGCAGCTCCACTATTTGCTCCGTTTACGTCGTGATAAAATATTCCAATAGCCAGATGCCTGGTCCTCCTCAGGTTCTAGCTCAGGTTCAAGATTTGGAAACGGATGAAATGCTGGTTTCTGTGTCGGATAGGAATGGTCACTATCAGACAAGACGCGATCAATAATAGGTTTGGGTTCTGTATCAAAGAGTCTTTGACGCTCTACAAGTCCTTCTTTGGACTTCAGCAAAAGCTTGGTGCGCCACTCAGGAATCACACGTAGTGAATCCCGTTCAACCAAATTAATGAAATCTGCGGTCCAACCAAAATTAGTTAGTGGTGCTTGCATTGTCAGATCAATGGGTATCCACGCAGCAGGAATCTTAATAGCGATGAGGTGTCTGGCTTCGTCAGCGCCATTAAACTTAGGAACCGAAAACAGAATCTCTGCCTGCTGGTGGCGAGCATGGGGAATCTGCGATGTTTCCCACGTACTAAGTTGGTGACTATTCACCACGTACAGAGGACCTTTAGCTTTAGCTAGGATCCCGCGTACCTTAGCCAAAGACTGACCCTTCAACAACCACAGAATGTAGCTCTTACGTAAATTAGCAATAATTTGTTTCATTGAGAACTCCTTTGTATAATTACTTTTTATTTACTAGACTCGAATTAGTTACTATTGTGGAGATAGTGTGCCAACGCATTAAAATCTTTAGCACTTTTGAGTTCGGATATCAATTTAGGATGAATAACTAATATAGGGTTGCGTGCAAATTCAGTAGCGCCAAGAATGTAGACCGCTGGTTCCAACACAAAACCGTGTATTAAATTTAACTTTTCTTGTTGGCGATTAATCCACCACTGGGGATGGAACCACTTTTTGTTGAAAATTACTTTTGGAATCGTTCCTGTCTTGGTCGCTAAATCGGAGACCCTGAAGTCTAAGCCTAGTATTTGATTGTGAGTCTTAACGTTGGTCCTCAACATCAAGTCCCTCACCTCGTTGATAGATTTAAGAATATTGTCAGTAGCTAGGGATGGGGGGTGGGGGTGGGGACGAAGTATTCATTGAATGGTTGGTAGCCGTTGTGGTCATATTCTGGGTGGTCCCAGTCCCAGTCACCACCCAAGCCTTTCTAATTTGCTCTCCAATACTCGATGCAAGTTCTGTTTCGTAACATCGTGACCCCACGGACATCTCTTCTATTACTTGAACCGTGTCCTTGCCCGTGCTCTTCTTATAGTCTGCCATTTCTCAACCCTCTTTCTCAAACATGCGCTGGTTGATAATAAGCCATGAATGAGGCCCCAACTTGTTCAGGTCTAGGGCAACGAGTCTTAGCCAAGCTGTCAACACTGGTGACCCCGAAATGTAGGCTCGTAGTTCCTCAGTGAACTCAACATGGGTTATGGAAGAGACCAAATCTTTAACTGAGGTCAAAGCCTTAATCTCACCGTAAGTTTTCTTGTGTCGATCTCTGTTGTTCGTGATCTGGATCCTGGAATTAAATCCTTGTTCAAGCCTAGTTGTTAAAAATGATTGTATCAATTCTAGCAAACCTTTGAAAACTAACAATGATTCTACATGAGGTTCAGGTAGCAACAAGATGGGTGCCAACGAAAAAGAAATAAGAGTTCCACTTAGATAGACATTTGCTTCCTTGTAGCCTACCTTAGTTCTAGTGAATCTGAAGCTTATGAACTGGGTCAACACGTCTAGACGGGTTTTAACACAGTCCCTAACATAAGATTCTTCTGTCGCATGTTCAGCTCTTCTATTTGTGTACGGATGTCCTGAAAACAGAATACATCCATTGTTATTAATTGCTTCGTCTAGAATTTGTAGGGCATTCATTTGGTCCTCAGTTTAATGTTGGTGCGTGCGTGCTTGTTGTAATTTATCACTTTCGTTGGCTTCTTGATGCTTGTTTGGTAATTCCAGTTCACTCTTCATTCCTCAGCTTTTATTTACTAGAGTCCTCAATGTTGGGTAGCTAGGTTGGTTCTAGATCAAAAAGTTAATATGGAATTTCTCTATAAGATAGGTAAGTTTCCTGTTTGTATTAACTATAGCGTGTGCTGTGCTGTGCTGTGATGTGCTGGGGTTCCAGATTTAAGCTTAAACTCGCGTTGTTGGAACCCTGTAACCAAAGTCGCGTTGTTGGCAGGGGGAGTGGGTAGGCTCAGCTATCGACTCTTCTCTTCTTTTATAACGTAACAACGCGACTTTAGTCGAATAACAGCGGAAAAACAGCCAAAAACGCAAAAATACCCAATGATAGATTACCCTTAAACCCCAATCTATCCCCCACCCCACTCCAGCCAATAATGGAGAATAACCCCCCAAGTCTAGAGGACTATGAAGTTTAAAGTCCTTTTATAATAGTTGGCACCATCGTCCAAGCGTACATATTTTTAGATCCGCCGTTTCAATTAGAGATACGCGCCTACGGCGCAAAACAATTTAGAGACCTTCAAAACTAAAGTCGACTGTGGTTTTAGGGTTTAAAAAAGAAATATGCATGAAGGGGCAAAGCCCCGAATGCAATTGGCAAGCAGCGCTAGCTGCGCAGCCAATACCAAACAAAACAGAATCTAAAATGAGGTTGTTGTGGTTGTTATATATTGAGGGCTTACGCCCTCCCTGCCCAAAAATACGGATTCTCCTGCGGGGCATTCGCCCCTTGGTGAATTTCCGTATTTTGTGTTCAGGAAAACCTAAAAACCAAAACCACAATCTACATTTTAATACATATCAGAAAATATATCGTAAAAAGCATAAAAAACACTATTAAAACAGGCCTTTAGGCCAAAAGTTAATATGGGATTTGTCTATAGAATAGATAAAATCTCTGTTTGTATTAACTGTAGTAAATATAGGGTGTAGTGAAAACGGCGGATCTAAAAATATGTACGCTTGGAGAAAACAATTTATGGGCACCAACACTAAAAGATTTGGACATTTGATTGAATTTGTAGACTCGCTGCCTGGCATGGGCAAGACTGAAGCAGCAATAAATTTGATGGCTGAGCATCTTCTATCGGATGTGCCTGGGCTTCTCATCTACGTGGCACCAACGCATGAACTGCTATTGCGCGTGAAAGATGATCGATTGATTCCATTGCTGCGTCAACGCAAAGCCACACCTCGTCAACTGGGGTCCATTCGTTCATACGACAGTAAAGTCAAATCTGATCTTTTTTTAGGATCCGTCGTTGCGTCCATACGTCGAGACATAGAAGGTGGGTACGAGGCCAAAGGTAATGTAAAAATAAATGCACAGGTGAACGGCGTGTTACTCGTCACGCATTCTGCTTTCTTTCGTTTGCCAATGGCTTTGAAAAATAAGGAGCACGTTCAAATTATTTTTGACGAAGCTCGCAAGTGTGTGTTCGAGCCCTCAACACTACCTATGACCGACAAAGAAGAAGAGCTGTTCAATCAGTATCTTCAAGAGGACACGCTTCCTGGAACTTCAGCCTTCAAGAAAATTGTCTTCAATTCCTCAATTGAGGTCCAAGCTGAACTGAAGGCCAAGCTCGAAGTATGGAAAAAGAAACGTAAGGTCCATGCTGCAGCTTATGGGCGGTTCATATCCATGGTCGAATCTTTAGAGCTGGGGACCACTGAGGTCTACTGTTTGCGCCGCGAGTCTAAGAACCACCGCCAAACAACGTTTCAATTTTACGAAGTTCATATCCCATCCAAGATTTTTTCGGGGTGGAAACGCGTGATCGTCATGTCTGCCTTTTTAAAGAAAACTCAGTTATGGGCCATGTTTTGCCGGTCGACCTTCGTTCTTAATGGAAAGTCTCAACGTATGGGCCAGCGGAAGGACGGGGCTTGGATTCCAGTACCTGCCGGTCGAAATGACACTGCCTACTATCACCTGAAGGACATAACGCAAACCTTCATCCCAAAGTATAGACAACGTGAACAACAGATATTGAAACGTTATGGTCAAGCAGTTATTGTTTCCTTGACTGGGACGAGCAAGACTAAAGCTACGTGGAAACATTTGATTTCCTCGACCAAACTCAATGGTATATTTGTTAAAGATAAAGAGGCAGCTCAACACTATCAGGAATCGTTCAAAATTTTCTGCCGAAGTCATGCTAAGCAGGTATCAAAACTAACGTCTCTCGATTTAAAACGCATCATAAATCCTACTACTGCTGGTGCAGAAACTTTGAGTGAGTTTGGGCAAGCTTTGAGAGACTGGGTTGACTCTGTGGAAAAAGTCGCAGATGCTCCGTACCTTTGGTACTTGCGCCACGGTCTTAGTGTTGCTAAACAATGGTTCACTAGTGACACAGGATTGGACCGCCCATTGTTTCTCGCCAATAAAAATCATATGTCTAAGCTTCAGCGTAGTTATCCTCAGGCCAAGCAGCGATTAGAATTTTTACCACACTCCTGCCATGGTCTGGACAACTACAAAGACCATTGCATGGTCCTGTTTCAGGCCGCAACTAATCCTAAAAAAGAGGCTCGTGACTTTTATGAAAGCCAAATACCCTGGTATGACTACAATCAAGATCACATCGTTGAGACGGCTATTCAGGCGGTGACCCGCACATCTATACGCGACACCACACAATCGGATCCAGTACTGATTGTTGTGCCTGATCCTTACCTGGCTGCATTGTTGAGCGAACGTCTTAATGATGCACCTATAGAATATGCCAATGAAAAATATGGTGTTCCCTCATTCAGCATTCTGTATATAACCAAACCTGATCTGACCGTTACTGAACGTGGACGTAAATTTAGAGACACTGAAAGTGGTAAGACTTCTGCACAAAAAGTTAAAGACTCGCGAGCGCTTAGTCCTTTTTGGGGCAAACTCAACAGCAAGACAGTCATGTTGTCTAAAGCTCGTAAACAATTCAAAGAGACTGGCGATGATAAGGCATTCGAGAAATGTCAAACTCTGTTGAAAGAGCAGGAACTACTGTCTGAACAACATGCTAAATGGGTTCGAGAAAGTCAGTGGTGAGGAACCTAAACTTTTAGCCTCTTAGTAAATAACAAGAGTGACAGAAGCAAACGTGCATAGGCACGCACCCAACCAAGATTAAAGCACCAACATTAAATAATTCAACAACCAAAGGAAAATTATGCCATACGAAGAAGAAGTTCAAGATGTAGAGTTCAAGCAAGTCCAGGATAACCAGGCAGAACAAAACACTGGCACGGGCACTGATACTGAACAAAAACTGTATCGTGTGTTCCATGTTCAAGTGGGAGGCAATCCGACTGTTGAAGCCCTGTCCCAGATTGCAACTGGCGTCAAGCACATGTTGGAGTCCAAAAGCGCTCAAGAAGTGATGGTGTCCAATCCTGATATCTCAATCTTTGAATACGCGCTAGATACTCCGGTAGATAGTCTAATCATCAAGGGCGCTATCACTTTGGAAACCGTAGCCAAAACCGCGTGGACAGTCAATCAAGGTTATTGTGGTTCGTTGGGTGATACATCAATCGTTGACTGGGAGCAAGCTGGTACAGATCAGCAACAGAATTATCTGAAGGCTATTAACAATAGTCTGCGATTCAACTACACGCCAGAGCAACAACACGAAGCTTGGTTGAAGTCCAAGACTGATGATGGCTGGACCTATGGATCAGTCAAAGACGAGGGGACAAAGAAACATCCGTCAATACTACCTTACGCAGCCTTACCCAAAGAAATTCAAACCAAAGACTATTTGTTCCGTAGTGTAGTCAATGGTTTGAAATCGCAACTCCCTGTTCCTTCAGAAACTCGCGAAATTGAGATTGTCGTTGATGATAAAAACAATCCGTTCCTGCCCTGGAAATTCGCGCACCTTAAACCAGGTCTGATCTTCCGTTTCGTTGGTGCCTCTGACGAACTCGTTTATCGGGCAGTCAGTGAAGTCTATGTTGATTACTTGTCTGAGGCACCGGCTTTCACCGCCGATGTTGAGACCCTAAATTTGAGTTCAGTACTTGGGACTCTAACAGCTACCGAAGTTACTATCACTGGCACGGGCACGGACACTGGTATTGAATCCAGTAGTAAGTCGGATACTACGGTTGAGACCAAATCCCAACCCATAGTCCCCAAGTCAAAGAAAGTGGATAAGAAAATAACTGAAAAATGGACAGCACCCACTCCCAAGCCCACTCCCAAGGCTAAGACAGGTCCAAAGAAATCTGCAGAAAAGAAAGCTAAGTCCAAGTCCAAATAGTACGTGCCACGTGCTGTTTTAAGGCCCTTTTAAGGCCCGTGGCGACCCTAAATTGGGGGTCCTTGGTATTTGTACATAAACAAAGGAAAAGCTCTAAAATCACCAGTTTTAGAGCTTTTCCTATTTAAAATCACCAATTAAATATAAGGAATAAATAAATGACGAAATTGACGCATAACGAAATTAAAGTCTTGGATCACGGACATGTCCGACTTGTTGAGTCCATGGGCAGTGACTTGTCTTTGGTGAGGAATGCACGCGTGAGCTACGATGCAGAATGGCGCACAGGTGAGGACGAAGGTAAGGATGCTAAATTGATTGACTATCTAGTCAAGAACCGACATACCAGTCCTTTCGAGTCCGTGATCTTTACATTCGACGTAAAAGCTCCCATCTTTGTTTTTCGTCAATGGCATAGACATCGTACTTTTTCAATTAACGAGGTGTCCGCCAGATACTCAGAACTGCCTGAAGAATTCTATGTACCGGAACTGGAGGACATCACTACGCAAGCTCATGGTAACAAGCAGATGCGAACAACTGATCAGCATGAATTCGCTGGTGCCTTGGCCGCAATGATTAAAGAATCAGGTCGAGCCTCGTTCAAAGTCTATCATGAACTATTGGCTTCCGGTTGCCCTCGTGAGCTAGCTAGGTCCGTACTTCCTGTTGGCACCTATAGCCATATGTTCTGTACAATTGATCTTCACAACTTGATGCACTTCTTGAAACTCAGATTGCACGAACATGCACAGAAAGAGATTCGTGTTTATGCAGAAGCTATGCTTGCTTTGATCGAGCCTATTGTGCCTATAGCAGTGGCAGCAATGAAGAAACATTTGTTGGGACTCTAACTATGGGACCCAAACTTGAGTTTATGCGCGGAGACTGCTTGAAGTTGATGTCCCGTATACCTGATAATTCTGTGGACTTGATTTTGTGTGACCTGCCCTATGGAACGACTGGCTGTTCCTGGGACTCGGTAATTCCATTTGAACCCCTATGGGCTCAATATAAGCGGATAATCAAGGACCGGGCACCGCTAGTTTTAACCGCTAGTCAGCCTTTCACCACTGCATTAATAAATTCCAATTTCGATTGGTTTAAATATTGTTGGGTTTGGGAGAAAAGCACGGCTGGTGATATGTTTAATGCTAAGAATAAACCTATGAAGAAGCATGAAGATATTTTAGTGTTTTCTAGTGGAACTACAGCTAATAAATCGTTGAGACGAATGCCTTATTATCCTCAAGGTCTTTATGACGTGAACAAAATTTGTAAAAATAGCGGCAAGGACAGTGCCTTTTCCAGAGGTAGTAAAAATCCTGAAGCTACGTATACCCAGACTTAGTCTGGGTACCCAACATCTGTCCTGAAGTTCAGCAATCCTTCCAAGAGTGTCCACCCGACTCAAAAGCCGGTGGACTTGATGGAATACTTGATCAAGACTTATACTCTTGATGGTGCTACAGTACTGGACAACTGTATGGGTTCAGGTACTACCGGCATTGCTTGTGTCAATACAGGTAGAAATTTCATAGGCATAGAGCAGGATCCAAAATACTATGAATTGGCCGTTGAACGCGTAAAGGAAGCTAAGGCTGAAATTGTCAGAGAAATTCAAGAAGCACCTTTTCTGATTCATCGTGCATAAAAGAGTTGGCACCAACTGCAAAATAGGTATATAGTGAAGTCCTTGAGCTGAAATCCAACTAAAAGGAAGAACAAAATGACTGATACCTATTTTGCACCCCTGACCCTTCTCCCCTCAGTGATTAATGAATTTGGTGACTACTTGACAAGGAGTGGAGAAATCGTGACTATTATGTCATTGTCATCTAGCTCCGACTTTAAGAACCTTGGAGTCCACGAGACGGGGGTCCTTGCTGCATGGCATCGTAGCGGTCGTATTCTGACTTCAAGTGAAACGTCCAATGACATCGTGCGGCCTATCTAAAATAATTGTTGGCACCATCGTTAAGTTGAGCTATACTGGAATCACTGCACTGAATCAAATAACCCAACGAAAAGGAAGAACAAAATGACCGCAATCCAACAGACAGAGAAATTCATCGGCTACACGCTCGGTCTTGAATGCTGGGTCAACGATAGATTGATTATGACTAAAGTTGAGTATAGCAAGACTGATGCCGGCGTTGTACTTCGCGCAGTGAGCGGACGTAATCTTTCTGCTCTCCCAACATATCAAGTGATGCTTTCCCAAGCGGAATTTGAAGAACGTCCGGTCAGCGCAGTTGATAAAATTCCGCAGACGATTTGGGCGCTAGGAAAGCTCGGACTTAAACCGGCTGCGATTGACTAATAGGAGAGACGAAATGACGAAGGACCAACGAAAAGGATAATATCATGGATCATCTGCGCGATAATTTAAATTCGAACAGTAAGGTGAAGATGCCGAGCACAGATGTTCAATCAAAACCTAGCGCTATGGACACGGGAGCCTTGATTCTGACTCTTAATCAGCTAGACGAAGAACATTATATGTATCCTTGGGCTGATCGCTTTGTTATGGGGTTTCCTTTGCCTAGTTGGCAGCGTGCCTTTAAATGGAGCCTACATCAACAACGGGCGTTCATCGACAGCATGTGGCGGGGCCTAGACCTTTCCAGCTATATGGTCAATAATTGGCGTATGACCGATAACCAACATTTTGACAAATTCAGCAATATACTGCTTGACGGTCAGCAACGACTGTTCACCATTGAACGATTCATTACGGATCAACTGGCAGTGCCTGATAGTCAAGGAAAATTGCGTATTTGGTCTGACTTAGGACTGCTTGAACGTCGGCGGTTTGCTCATACCTTGTTTGCACGCAGCACTGTCGATGTTTGGACAGAAACAGAGTTGTGCGAGATTTACAATCGTCGTAATTTCGGTGGAACTGCCCACCTTGAAAGTGAACGTGCGGTCTCCAAGAATTGAAGACCTAACGAAAAGGAAAGGAAAGAAAGTCATGAAACCGAAAATGCCATGTATCACGGAACCCGACGAAGACTTGGTGCATTACGAGTCTGAGTCACTTATGGGAAACGTCACGCTCTGTGGAATTACAGACTTTTTAGGCAGTACTTCTGGCGAATACACTGACGAGTCAGTAACTTGCAGTGCCTGTCAAGCCATTTTCAAATTCTGCAATTCTCACCGAGCCTAAAATGTCCAAAATTCTGTCCTACCACAACGACCCCAAAGTCAAAGATTTCCACGTAGCCTTGGCTAAGAAGCATCTGGCACAGGACCAATTAGTTGCCAATACGTACGGTCAATTCGAATGGCAAAAATTCAAAGGTTGCAGTGTAGGGTGCATGGCCCAGGATATTAAACACGATTGGAGTTTTGCACCTGAATCAGAATTACCTCATACTATAGTAGCTGAAAGCGCTGGCTGGCCCATGTGGCTCGTCTACTTGAACGACGATATTTTCGAAGGACTTCCGGAGGGTGAACGCGAAGTCTTTCATGTTAAGCTTCGTGAAGCTATTCCTGTGGGTATTGACCTGGAACCCTTGTTCTGGAAATTAGCCAGTATCCGGCTGTCAAAAATATGGGCTACTTTTTTGAAAACCTCAGGCATCAAGCCGGATGAAGAAATTCAAGCCAAGATCACGACCTGTTTTAATTATTTTGAACGTGAGTTAGCGAATAGGGCAACTATTGAAGAACGGGAAACGGTGAAAAAGCTGTATTTCGCATCCGAGGGACGACGCACTGGTAATACGCTGACTAATGATTTAGATGAAACCTTGTTCAAATATTTTGGACGCTGGTCTTTAACCAATTTAGCTGGATGGGCATCCTCTGGTCGACTACTGATTATAGGTCCCACAAGCTCAGACCTTGAAGTTGAACTAGCCTTCATCGAGCATTGGCGTTTTGAACGCGATACCCTGTTCCGGTTGCTAGCTGTAATGACAAAACATCAGGTCTTGGTCAACAGTCTGGGAGACGAACCATGTACCTAGTCTTCATTTATCAAGGTCACAGTGAATATGGTGGCCTCAATGATTTGGCTGGCACCTGTGCGGAAATTACGCTTGATTCGATAACGCCTATTATACAAAATTTCGTTTATGACTCTATGCGTGACGACGGTTTCAAGTATTTTACTGGCTTTTGGACGGGCTTCATTTTTGTACAAATTATTGATGGCTGCAACCCTGACCTGAGATTTGGTTTCGATCTTTTTATTAGTGACTCCTATGACAAAGACCTTGGGCGTAATATTTATAAGGTCGAAATTTCGGAACATAAACTGTACGTACCTTGTGGTCCCGACCTAATACTGCCATTTGTCCCAGGTGCTCAAGACGAAGACTGGGCCTTGAGACTAGGTATCAATCTAAAAAACGCTAGGATCAAATATGAGTGATATCAAGGTGAATTACGATCTTAATTTGGTATTCCAGAAGAGCACTCCAAAAGAGCTCCGGTCCTCTATTTATGACTCATTTGCATTGGCATTGGAGCCAACTATTGGTAAATCAACTGGTATAGCAGAACGAACCTCAACAGTTGAGACTTGCACTACTTATCTTGATTCCTTGATTGAGCAGAAACAACTCGTGGGATACAACGTTGTCCCTGGCGAAATCTATAGGGTGACGAGGACTAGGCTCACGAAACACAACCAAGTGCAGGAACTACGTACTGAGCTTTCTACAGGGGCCCTTAGCTGGCACCCAGTCGATGACTGGGTCCTGGGCCTGGAGACTTGGCGTCAAGGTCCTCACAAACCACGACGTAAACTAAGACAGGCAGCCCGTTGTCTTGTGGGCAGAACCCATCATCCAATGAATGTTTGGTTCACCCTCGTACAGCCCGTGAACCACATTATGCTGACAATCCAGGCTGAACCTGATGTACTAACCAGTAAATACAAAGACATAGTTTTCGAACGTGACTATTGAGGACACCTTCTATGCCTGCCCCAAATAAAAAGAAAAACATTATCGCTAATTTCGTGGACCACCGTGTCTACGTCGATACCTACCGCAAGAACGTGGTACGGGTTCTACGCAACATTCAAAAAGGATCAGTTGTTGAAGACGATTTGAATAAACTCTTGAATTTCTGCCAAATGTCACTGGCGTTGCTCGAAGTAGTAAATATAGATCACATACGTCAAGCCTGGACTAATGCAGAACTCATGTCATTCATGCACCCGGAAGCCGAAGACCTAGAAGTGGTGTTGGATCCCAAGTTGCAACTGCGAACAGTTGATGACGAGTTCACACGCGTAGGTGCTCTATCATCTGGTTACGAGCGTAAGGTTGGGACCCTAGCCTCAGAAATGTTGGGACTAAAGATTAGAGATACTATGGCTGGGAATGCTCATAACCTACCGGAGCTCCAACGCATGATTGACCATGTTAAGACCTTGAACATAAAATCTGTAATCCAAGATCATGTGGTAGAAGGTGAGAAGACAAAACTAACGTTGTTTGCCTTGGGTGTAGACTACCCGCGGCGTTTGGTCGCAATCTCGGATGATAGGTTTGGTATCTTCTGTAGTCGGGATACCGCTCAGTATATTCTTGATACTTATAAGGAATAATTCATGACCACTTTCTTTCTTAATCTACCCAAAGAAATTATTGGTGTATGCGCCGAAAACGGTATTGACGGAACTACCTACAGTCTCAATAACGGACAAGCCTTTGACCTATACCAGAAGCTTCAGACAAGCTTAAACGCTGTGAGTGAACGCCAACTTGAGTCTAAGATAGCAGAACTTCGGAAAGAAATTCTTGAGTTGGGTCAAGTCAATACTCAGATTCAGGAAGAACTTGCTGATACCAATGATGAGCTTAAGAGCAGTCAGCTAATGCTTGCACTGACTCGTCAAGAACTGGCCGAGGCTAATAAAACAATTGACGAAACCTCAGAAGGTCAGCACCGTAAGTACAGCCTAGCTGAAAACTCAAGTATCATAGGCTTCGATGTCATTTCAGTTGGCACCATAGAGGCTATTGAAGATGAATTCGAACATATTTTGTTTGCTGATTTGCTAGTATCCTCATGTGACGCTGAGGAACCACGAAGGGTCCGTTTCTTCAACATAGAAAAAGATAGCGGTGTAGATAAGGAAGTAGAATTTATTGATAAACGTATAGCTTATTTGACAATGGTATCTATGTTGGAGTCGAAACTATGACCTTCAAGAAATCGAAGGAGCACGCTGTGTTTGACGCCGATTCGATGACGTCGTTCACCGGTAGCATCGGATTCGCTGGGGCTGAGCCGGCCACTGAGGGACAAGCCAACCAAAAGGAACGTGAGAAGAGATCTGAATTCTTTGGTCGTAGTCTAAGTGCATGGATAGAGAAAGCTCATATGTCGTTGACCTATGAAGCTAGGGTCGCAAGTCCAGACGCCTACACTTACGAATATCAATGGGTTGCCACCTCGCACACGATTGACGGGTTCCCTGTTGGGGCAGCCAGGGCTTCAACACCAGAGGACGCAGTGTACCAATGCATCTATCACTCGACGCCAGTCTCAAGAACAGCTATCAATAGACCGGAGTACTAATTCATGAACATCATTAAAGAAGGTGAGAGCGATGACGACAATACGGCGTCAACCAATTTCGATGCCCAACTCTTGAAGTCCTTCAGTCCTACGGGGAACAACCAGGAAGGCGCGGGCTTGCAGACTGTAACGGATGAAATCATAGGGTCGGCCATGGACGAAGACATGTACCACGTAATTGTGGTGACCCACAGTAGTTTAAATACTCAGCACTGGTATCTTACGGGGAAGCAACTGAAGAACCGGCTTGAAGAAAATTGTTGGGGAACTGCACAAGTCGTCGAGCCAAACGACCTGAACTTAAACAACAGTGCGGGTGGCTTCAATGGGCTGTTGGTTATTAAAGGTGGAACTCATGTGGTTCCTAAGTGCGAGACCGTAACCACGTGGAATCTGCCCTGATAAAAGTTTAAGTCCCCAACACTCAACCGAGGCTAATCCATGCTCTCACGTTTGCACCCAGCATTAGATATGGCTTGGAAATTGATTAGTGACAAATTCCCATTCATTGGCTATTCCGCGTTCATGAGACCCTTGAACTACGAGTGTGTAGAAATTGTGTTGGCTCCCTGGACTACTGAGTCCCAAAGTCCTGGCGACAAAGAATTAGCGTTGGTGCGTCACGTTGCAGGCCTAATCAATGGGACGATTGCATACGAGAAGAGGGGGAGCGATACGTGCTTTAAACGTAGAGACTTCGAGTTCGGTCGAGTCCGTTACGAGCTGACGTTACCTCCTAATTTAGGGCTTATGATTCATGTAGAGATATTGAAACTTAACGCCATAGGTACTAAAGTGATCGAACATGCAAAATCATTAGTTAAATAAGGAGCTGGATCATGATCTATCTTAAAAGCACTAGCTGCAAACGAAGAATGAAACAACGTCAAATAGAAATCAATGGTGTTGATGATTTGGATGATGAACTGACACTCATCTTGTCCTATGGGACAGCAGAACAGTTACTTATTCAGATTAATAACGAGCTGGTCAACGAATCGATTCTAAACCCAATTTCGACACTTAATGAATATGTAATCAAGCAGTTAACAGAAAAACTGGCGGTAGCACAAGAAAAATTGAAAGTGACTGAACGTAAGCTAGCTGCTGTAGAAAACCAAGTAAGCCACGCGAATGAAACCGAACGGGATGCTACAGATTTGTATTCCTCGACGTCCGCAGAGAAAGAAGAATCTGTAGCGAAACAGCAATTCAATTTGGCACCAAACACTAGAGTCTTAGGTTTCAGTATTAAGACGTTAGGCACAGTCTTAACTGAGAATAAAGAAGCACCCTTCTTTACCGATGTTGACATAACATTTAAGAATTCCGCCGGTGAAGTGGTGACGCAGCAGACCCGATTCATGGAAGTGCATCATGCAGAGCATGTAGAGCGTTGCATACAAGACGGTGTTCCTTATAATATACTTGTGTCTATGGTTAATCCGAGTACTACCAAATGATGATAGACAAAACACGAATCAAGCTGCAGGAGCTGAATGAACAGTATTACGATGAATGGCTTGTACTGTTCAACGACTACAACGTGTTCGGCATCCCTGACACCAATGTTGTATGGCGAAAACTGATGAACCCCAAGTCAACTTTAGCTGGGTTTATTGCGGTCTACGAAAATAAACTCGTTGGCTTTGTCCATTATCTTCACCATGAATCAGCACATTCAACTGCCTTTGACTGTCATCTGTCCGATTTATACGTAAGCCCGGATTTTAGGAACTTGGGGTTAGGAAAACAATTAATTGACCAAGTGCGATTGGTTGCTAAATTCTGGACTTGGAGACGTGTCTATTGGACGACCGGTCATAACAGTGACGCACGTAAGCTCTATGACAAATACGTCAAGTCAGATTGCGTGGGCTATCAAATAAAGGCTTAGTTCAAGTCAGAAACTGAAGTCGAAGACTGCTAAATAAGTCAAAATATGGGAAACAGAATGCGTGAAATCAGGTATGTTGAATGGGCCGACTACGATGATTGGGCTTCTATGGTAAGAGACTACGATTCAGACATACCTGACCCGGATGTCGCATGGACGAGGTTCTTCACTCTAGGTACGGACTTACGATGCTTCGTAGCCGTGGAAGACCAACAGCTTGTGGGTTTTGTTAATTTCTTCCCCCACCAGACGCCGTTCAATACGGGTCAAATCTGTTACTTAGCTAACCTATATGTTAAACCTGAATTCCGCCGCCGTGGTATTGCCCGAGCCTTAGTCAACGAGGTGATAGAGAAGGCCGTGGCTATGAACTGGTTGCGTGTCTATTGGGTGACAGAAAACGAAAATCCTGCGCGAGCCTTGTATGATTCTTACGCCGAGTCAGATTATGTACGCTATCACATAAACCTCAAGGGCTTTGTATGAAACCCATGTTTGCAGTTCAATTCACAGATCGTGACGACACCGAACTACACAAAACTGTCGACGCCCTAAAGTCCGCTAGGCTGGACTATGAGTTGTTCGGTTTAATTCACTACTCGGATGACGTTACCAACCTTGAATCCTTCCCAACTGATCGTCCGGTCATACCACTGGGCTCGACGAAGATGCTTGAGCTATACCTAAATGGTAAGTTGCCGTCGAACTGGAAAGTGATTTATGATGTCAACGCTTTTGATCAACAGCGCTACGCTAATCATTACGAGGGTGAATTGTTGAACTACGATGCCAAATACGACGTATACTGTTATGCTCGTGATTGGTGTTATCTCAAGGATGTATTCGTAAAGCCTGTCAATGACTTAAAGGTATTCGGTGGTTTTATTCTGGAAGCTCACACCACCCTTGACCAAGCACTAGCAAAAACAAGTCATGCTGAAATCAACTCCTACGAAAAGCTACTGTTCGCTCCTACCATTAACATCTACCGTGAATTCCGACTATTTATTGTCGACGGTGAAATCGTTGATGCTAGTGAATACCGTAACAACGGGCAGATCAAGCATCGCAAGGTCAGCGAAGATACTGGGTTCAAGCTTCAAGACTATTTCCAGAGCATCAAAGACCCTAACGCACCGTCTATGTATGCATTAGATATTGGTGAAGTCGACGGACCAGAAGGTATCGTCTTCAAGGTGATTGAACTTAACTGCTTTCACTGTAGTGGTATGTATGCATGCGATCAATCATTGATCTATCAGGAAGTCGCACACTACATGGGGCACATGAAATGACGCATCTACGCGGAAGCCGACGAGCTACCCGCCTCGTTAAGCGTGCAAGACCACAAACTTCCCAGTCTCTACTACTGAAGCCCACCCCTATGCAGAACACCTACATAATGACCGGCCTAACTCCTTATGACACGGCGATGCAACTACTGATCGCCGATCTGTGTCGATCATTGGAAAACTTAGTAGCCGACGTAAAGACCAGGGCTGCGTGTGCCGATCTCAACCAGGATCTAGAAGATTTGTGTGACAGGTACAAAGCAAGTGACCCTCACTTTGAGGTGCTCCAGCCAGGATCAGCCACATCGTTCAAACGTGAGGCCAATTACCCGTACCGTTTGATACTGCCCATCCAACTTATCTTGCGCATGAAGGGTAGAACACGTCTGACTTTCATCAATTGCTATTGTCGCCTCACCGGGGAAGACGATTACGGACGGTTGCCGATTCGCAATCTTGACAACCAACAGTCGGATGCAGAAAATCAAGAGCTAAACAGGGAAGCCCCATGACCTCAACATTAACACCCGATTACAAGGTAGAGCCGACGTTCGCGTCTGGTGTCAACATAGTCCCGGTACTGTCTGGTAGCCCATTCGCGAAATACCCTCAGCTACGCACCATTTGGGCGTCATCCTTCAATCTTTATACGTCATGAACTATATAGTTGAGCCCTTAACCTTGCTTAATAGTGAGCCCTGCGCGACCCAAACCAAGGTCTGGAAAGCTAAGAAATTTAAAGCTAAAGATGTGGCCTATCGTGTGCTGATGAAGTTACTACAGAAGTACCGGATAGTTATCTGCGATATGTCTCAAACCCCATTGGGAAAATCCTTCTGGGAGAAGGCAATGCTTAGCGCACTTCAGTCTGGGCTAGAGGTTGGGTTCGCTAACTTTGAGGACAAAACAATTAGCCGATGTGTAGAGTCCAAAGAATTCAACCAGTGGTTGTGGGACCTGCAATGGGCTTGGAAATACAACTCGGCCAAGCATCAAAAATATCGATTCTTCATTAACCGTGCTGGTGTATTTTAACTAAAAGGAAATTCAAAATGTCAGACACACGACTTATTCGCGGCATCAGTCTAAATTATTCGGATATCGAAGCGACTATCAAGAGCGCGGCCTACCATCAGTTCCCCGGAACCACAATGATCGTGTGTGCCCTAACTTTAACCTTCGGCGGTCATATCGTCATTGGTTACAGTCGTCCTATTGATGACAAGCTGTTCAATGAGACGCTGGGTAAGACTGCAGCCCGCGACCGTGCAGTAGCGCATATATGGGACATCGCAGCTGTACAGGTGCGCATCGCAATGGAAGCAGAGACTTGGCAAGGGCCACAAAACCAACGTTCGCGTACACGTCTTATCAACAAGGCGTTGGGACTTGCGGCGAGTGACACGGAGCCAACGCCAAAAGTAGTAGCAGTAGCTTCGACAACTCCGGACGTCGAAGACGATCTGCACTTGCACCTGAGAACTGGTGGGCCATCGGAGTGATTCCAGAAGCTATAGCCTTTCAGTTAGTCCCTGTATACGCGGTGATTATCATTGGAGCGATCTCATGGATCGTGGTGATTGGTAGCGATTTGTATTTTAAACGACTGGCCTATTCGTGGCGCACTGCGGCATTTGCGGTGACTGTTACGGCGGGTATTGCTTGTGCTATTATTGAGAGACATTAACAAGGAAGCAAAATGACAGTGCTAATTGTGCCAGCGACAGGTGACCCCTTTGCGCTGTACCCACAGCTTCGTACAATCTGGCCCACACCATTTAAAGAAATGGCGGAAGAAGCGTCTAAGGACCATAGTCATACGGGACAGGTGTGGTTGATTCTGAAAGACAACGATGTGGTAGGTATTACGGGTGTGTTCGACGATGACGAATGGCCTGATGTCGTTTTATTGCGGTGGCATGGGGTCGTGCCTCAACTCAGGGGCCAAGGTATAGGTCGACTAGCACTGGACCTTCTGGTGGCTCATGTTTGTCCTAAATTCTATCCTGAGTACAAACGTTTGGTAGAATTCGTACCTCACAATGATTATGGAAAGACCAAGGTGTACCAGTTCTTCAAGCGCTGCAACTTCGTAGACTATGGACCATTGGTGGACTTAGGCTATGGTCCCAAACTGTGGCAACCTGTTTCCTTAGATATAGGAATTGCATGACTAGGGTCAGTACTAACGATATTGTCATGACCCCAGATTGGGTTGCTGCAGATGTTATGTCATACTTCCCAGTCAAGGGAAAATTACTTGAGCCTTGTCGCGGCGATGGTGCGTTTTACAATCTAATGCCTAGTGGTTCAGATTGGGCCGAAATACGCCAGGGGCGTGATTTCTTCGATTACAGGCATAGAGTGGATTGGATCGTCACCAATCCACCCTATTCAATTTTCAATTCATTTCTGGACCATGCACTCAATATAGCCACTAACATCGTATTTATTATACCGGTCCCAAAGCTTATGGCAAGCTATGTTAAGCTAGATAAAATTTATGCTTGGGGGTCAATAAGGGAAGTTAGATACTATGGTACAGGTCGGCAGCTGGGGTTTCCTTTCGGGTTTCCTGTGGGCGCATTCTGGCTGGTCAAGAGTAGAACGCGGGATACAATGAAGATATCATTCGCAGTCACACCAAATAAAAGGAAGCGCAAATGAGACCGCTTGAAGAATGTCGTAAATATGAAGTGTTGCTACCAGATGGTACATGGCAACCTGTGCATTGGGAGCAGTTGGACAAAGGTGACACCATTCGCTGCAATCCACCGTTGTTGGGTGACATTTATCACAGCTATGAGCCTTTTCTAGTGAACCGATTACCGTACTTATCCGCTGAACCCTTACCTGCTGAGGTCAAGTTATGAACCCGCTTGGCTGTACTGGTTGCTTCACCGCAGAATGCCCACTGTCCTTCTGCCACTGCGGTTGCCATCGTGAAGGTTCGAACATGATGCACTGCATGCCCTGTTGTAGTTTCGTGATGTGCCGTAAGTGCGGTGAGGCTAAGCCTAATGTGACAATGGACTTGGGTGACTTCAAGTCCACGCCCAAGATTGAAGCGGAGAAAGAGCGTGAACTGTACGCAGAACTACACAAACGTTTTGGTCCGTGTCCCAGTAAGACTGTGGACTAATAAAGGGAGAACTAAATGAAGATGTCGGACAAAACCTATCACCTGACGGTCAACACTTGCATAATCATTGTCGTCTTACTAGCGGCGGCCGTATCCTTCGCGCCACACCCACACAAGAAATGGGTTGAGCACGTGGCCGTAATTTTGATGGCTGCCCTATGTTCGATCTGTGTTGGTCTACGACTGTGGGCTAAGAAATAAGGAAACCTATATAAAGGTGTGGAGTAAAATGATGAACGATGAACTACAGAAACTCGTAAATGAACACGACAAGGCGAAGATGGTTGCCCAGATTGCTAAGCTGGAAGTTGCTGTAGCCTTCGAGAAAATAAGAGCCGCGTGTATGCATGATAAAGAAGATCTAGAAATAAAGTCGGATTACTTCCCTGGCAGTTATTCGGATACGGCATATACTGACCGCTGGAACCAGTGTAAAGTCTGTGGTGCTAAGAGCGTAGTTGAACGAACCAGTCACGGCTACTATGGGTGATTGCAAATGAAAATCAGAATGCACAGAGGTTGTCGTACCGAGTCCCTTGCAACCTTAGAGGACATACCATCAAATTTAGAGGCTGTGACTGATTATCTAGTGAGACACGACCTAGCCATCACTGATGAGGTGACAGTAGAACTCTACGTAACCATTGCAGGCGAGGATACGTATGTTGTTAGGGTTGGTGATGTTCCATGGGCATTTGCGGGCGGAGGCATACATAAATGAATGCACATCAGAGACGTAAACTTAGGCGTCATCCAGTAGTGCGTAAGATAAAATACGTTCCTTCCGGTGTCTACGTGTGGGAATTTAATTTCTCTTCAGTGGTTCCTAACCACAGCGGTGCAAAATATCTTCTTACCGGCTCTGTGGTGTTATGACCAAAAGATTTATTCTGGGAAAAAATTACACGGCTTGTAGCATGGGAGGCCGCGCAACGACGCGAAAAGCGACTTGCCTCTCGCCGTAAGCAAAAGGAGCAATCGGATGCGTAACAGTATGAATAGCAGTCTAACCACCTCGGCGGTACCCATTTTCTTCTGTGTCGTATTTGTTCTTATTATCGCCTTTGGCGTATATGATCGGATACAACATCAAGCACTTTTACGCGCACATGGGTGCCTGTTATACACGGAAGCGCCCACCGGTCACTATCGTCTGGTAGGTAAAGTAATAACGCCTGAATACGTGTACGTCTACGAATGCACGGATGGCCTGCGCACAGAGATACGCTGAAAGTTATTGAGTGATTGAATGAATGACAATGGATTCAAACTCAGCTAAGCGAAAGGAAAATAAGAAATGTCAGATAGCACACCTGTTAGGCACGTGATTGTTTTGCGATACCTCTTCAAGACCCACGAGATTCGTGAATGGCGGAAACCGTACTACATATCACCCAAAGGCAGATGGTGCTTCCGCTGGGGCGCTGGTACATGGAACGGGTTGAATCCCGCCCGTATTGGTCAATTCGAATACTGGGGTGACTCCGCTGAGATGTATACGACACCCGACAGGTATCACGAGGATCGTGCCCATTTCTATTCGTGCGTCGTCAAAGATCTCCACAGAAGGCACTTGGAGGTCGTGCGTAAATACGAAGTCAAATTCCAGCGCAAGGGTACTTGAAATGGCTGTGGCTACACTGAATAGGGATTGATAATGCATTTCATATTACACGTATATCAACAAATAACTGAATTAGCAAAGACAAACCAGTTGGTGGCAGGGGCTATTTCATTGTGGGGTTTATCGGTACTTACGTACACGGCACGTAACATACCGTCTCAAGTACGGAATTTTGTTCTCGGTCAAGTTACCACCAGCTTAGTATTCAACAACACTGGGTTCTATGGTAATCGGTACGTGTTCTTGGCTTTCTGCGAATGGTACAAAATAAACAAGGGAGCACACCTATCCAGAACACTATCTTTGGATGCCACGGATGCCCATGGTGGTGTTGTTATGGGGCCTGGTTATGGCTCACATATATTCTGGGCAGAAGGTCGTCTATTTTGGTTTGCTAAATCCAAGCTTGAGAGTAAAGCGGATATGGGCATCCAAGAAATAATAACCCTTACCACCTTTGGTCGCTCAAGAAAACCATTCGAAGTTTTAGTAGATAGGTTCAAACCTCGCGAGGATGCCGACTGTACTAAAATATTTGGGATAACAAATGATGGCAAGTGGGATTTAACAGCTGAAGTACCTAAACGATCCTGGTCATCCGTTGTCTTGTCACCGGCAACAAAGGATCAAATCACAACACAGCTAGATCAATTCTATGCAATGCGGTCTTGGTATATCGATAACGGGTTGGCACATAAGCTGTGTACGTTGGTGCATGGTAAGCCTGGGTGTGGAAAGACATCTATGATTAAGGCCTTGGCCGCCAAGTACGGGGCTAATATCTACTCGTTGAGTTTGAACTCAGTAACTGACAGATCGCTCCCAATATTTCTATCCAATGTCCCTACAGGATCATTTGTACTGATAGAAGACTTCGATTCGTATTCGGCAGTAAAGTCTCGAACGGAACCTAAGCCGGATAGCAATAAAGTTACGGACCTGTTCGCAGACGCCGGAGGTTTGACGCTATCTGGGGTACTTAATTCATTGGACGGTGTAGTATCATTGGATAATGTGGTGATTTTTATGACCACAAATCATATTGAAAAGATAGACCAAGCAATGCTACGCAAAGGCAGGACTGACTTGATAATGGAGTTAGGCTATATGGAAACACCGGAGATTCAAGAGTATGTGCACTCAGCTTACGGCAAAGCTATTAATGAGCAGTTCATTCCGGTAGCTGGATGCGAGCTGCAAGGGTTGTTACTAGAACACAAGCAGAATTTTGAAACTTTCCACATAGCACTTACAACCAAGTTCGGAGCCAGTAGCACCACGGGTTCCAACATTAGTACCCTGGTAAATAGGAATTGATAATGCGTGAATTTATTCTCAACCCTGATATAGAACCCCGCCCCTATACTATGTGCGGGGCCGAAAAGCTTGGACATAAACTGGCGTATATACTAAAAGAAGCAGCTAAGTCAAAAGACTACACCTTGTTGAGCGCCAACTATGAGCAGCCACGTGATATGAACATGCCTCAGCGTATGACCCTAGGCTTCTTCGACAATTTGGCTGTTGCTTATTCCGCACACAGGTCTATAGAACTCGACCCAAAGGACCTGTGGTTTATTGTCCTATGCGAATTGGCCGACTACATCAAAAATAATCATGAACAGCTACGTTCATTGTTCACTAAAGAAAAAGGTAAGGTGACGATCCTTGTGCCGACAGCTGATCATGCACAAATTGATCTGTTAGCAGTGCTGCGCCAGCTACGTGATTTGGTGCCCTTGGATGTAGATTTGTTTGTACCCAAGCTTAGTACGCAGACTGAAGCCTGCGAACTGGCTATGGTCGCTGCTCTGTGTGATGGACTTCAACGTTATTATGACTACATGACATTTATGTGTGGCATAAAAGCCATCCGCTTACTGGGGACTCCTGAAGACTGGCTAACACTGGCACGCACCGCAGTTCAGCTGATGGCCTTGTTTATACCCATTGTTGGAACTACTGATAAAGTAATCTCATATCTGAAGAGCATTCATCAGACGTTCATCAAACTAAGCAAGTGCTACGATGAAGAGCTGATGTCCAAAGCTGAGACACTAGACTTCCTTGGACAAATATTCTCGACAACTCGCGTAGGTAGCGGCGGACAGCTCGATATCGATGGCTGGATAAGCAGCCTCTATTTCCCACGCAAGACCAAGCGTTTCGAAAATTTCCAGAATTCACTGGCTATCGTCCCTTACTCGAATCTTGAGTCTGGACGTCAGTTCAAGACTATTCATGGTGCTTTTTCGAACTACGATGCAGACGATTTTATCGCCACGGGTTACGGACATTTTGTTTTTGAGGAAGTAGAAACTCCACCTGAACAGAAAGCAGGAGCCTAATATGGCAAAAAGATTTGAGGGCTATTCAGAGTTCCAGGCTCGCGTGTTGGACCTAGGTACTGCCAACCTTATAATGCAAGGCAAATCAGGAAGGCTGATCAGTTTCAATATTGCTGATACGCATCAAACGGCGTTCCCTCGTCATCTGTACGAGAACTGTCAGGCCATATTCGTGGTCGAACCATTTAAGGGCGAGTTCAAGTCGCCTTTGCCTGAAGGCTCAGCTTTGTACGGTGAGTATTTAGGAGCTGGTCCATTTGTGTCATGTATCAACTATATATCTGAACCTGTAACTGGGTTCAAGGTGGAGAACAGGGACCTAAAATGCGAATAGTTAACTTGGACCAGTTCTTAGGGCTACCAAACGACACTGTGTTTTGCAAATATCGCCACTGTAGCTTTGGTGCCATACAGATCAAGACCTCTAATCAGGGTGGTGAATCCAAAGACTTCTACACGCAAGATCTTCTGGAGGTCAAGTGCAGTGGTAGTGGTGAATTATTCAATATTTTGTTAGACGCTGCGAACCACGACCTTTCGTTTGAGTTGGACCTTGACTGCGTGGGCCGGGATGGCTTCTACGAAAAGGATCAGCTATACGCGGTCTTCGAGCCGGCCGATGTCCAGGCTATAATCAAGCGCCTGCTCGACACGTTACCGTCGCTCCGGGAACAACCACAGTCCAGCATCCCTCCTGTGGCTCCAACTCTCGTAGACGAAAGAATGGCTGCGATGCAGCAAGAACTGTACGAGGCTATTGACCGTGATTTCTTAAAGCGGGCGATTGCAGAACAATCTACCAAGTGATAAGATAATGAAAACTTATTACGAAACCGGGGAATTCTTTCATCCCGAAAGCGTTGATGGTGGCGAAGACAACCTGGAGATCATTTGTTGTCAGGAGTTGATGCCGTTCCAAACTGAAAGCGGGATCCGTAATGACTTCATGCATTCTGAATACGTAGGGGTGTTGATCTCACCAGGGGATTCGTACAAGCTCCCGAGTGTAGAACTGTACTGCATGGCCCTGCACCGCAGCACCCCACGGTCTGCATCTAGATTTTATGTATGTCGGTCAGCAGCAAAGATGGTCAAGGCTGTTTATCCATTGCCTGACCTGGACTCAGTGATGACGGCCTTGGGCTACATGAAGATCTTGGGCTGCACGAAGATCGACAAGCCAAAGTCAAAGGCCTGTGCATGCGTAAGTCCTGCTGATAAACAGCAAGGTCCATGCGAGTATCAGTGGATGGTGTGGCCCGAGGGAAGCACAGAATGGGTACACACCTTTAGCAAGGACTTCGCCCGTCACGTTGCGTACACTGCTGGAGGCTCGAACGTTATTGAGTACATGCGTGTTAGGCCTGAAAACGTAACCTACAACGAGGGCTTCGCACATGAAATCTCTTGATCAGTGTTCAAAATTTCAAATTCTAGATAAGGACCGCACGTGGATTGATGTTCAAATGGTACAGTTGGAACCTGGGGATGTATATCGTAGACTCCATCCAACATCTGGACTGCCAGACCCTCAATTCGGGTTACCAGAGAAAAGAATTGTTAAGAAGGGTCCTTATATAGAAGTTCAGATACTCTTCGAAAATAATCCAACCGACGTTACGGAAACACCTGAATGAAGACTTTACAAGAAGTATTCGCTGAAAGCTTCCAACGCGATGACCTAGCCGGGGCCAAGGCCTGGGCCTTACGTTGGAATCGTGAATGGGATCAAGTCGTGCCTGATCACGACGATCCGAATGATCCTAGTGATTGCTACAGCCAGCGGGCAATGGCTGGTCACATCTCGGACTACCTGGAAGGTTTCACTGGTACAGAACCTGCGTCATACAGTGCGAGCAACAAGAACTATATGGTGACAAAGTACGGTTCGGAAATCTATTGGGCAATGGGATAGCTTGCGTGCGGTAGTAAATAAGGTAAACACAACCCCAGAGGTTCACTTATGACCGAGCAGGAAATTCAATGCGAGATTGACAAAATCGAACCGCAGTATGTTGCGGAAAGTCGCGAGGCAGAGACCCTATCGTTGTTCCGTGGTTCGCTCGCGGCGCTTCGTACCAAAGTAGAGTCTTTGATAGATTCTTACGATGAAGAAACTCTTATTATGTTCACAGCTGACGGCGAGACTTATGTGTTGAGCAGCACCGACGCTAGAGCTCACGCTATAAAGCAAATTGAAGACAGAGAAGCTAGAGCGCAGAGAAGAGAACAGAGAAAAGTAAAATACGATCGGGAGCTGTTCGAAGAACTGAAAGCACGCTTCGAACCGGAGGTTAAAAATGACTGACAACATCGATATTTCCAAAACTAGTGCGTCCTCCGTCAAAGGAAAGGTTAAGTTGACAGGCTTTAGTTATTTCGACGGCTGGGTGTCCGAGCTACAGGACATGGTTAATGGTATTGCTGAGACTTACGGGGCTGACGCCCGCATAGAGTTAACGGATTACGAAGGCCTTGAAGTATGGGTGGTGACCGCCGCCAAGGCCCGTGAACACGTAAAGAATGAGGGGCTGCGATGCGCAGCCCGTATGAAGGCCCTATCCGAAACTCAGGAGCAGAAAGAGCGTGAAATATATGCCGTGCTCCATGCCAAATACGGGGCATCGAAATGACCAAACGAAAAGAAAACGAATTGTTAGATGTTCATGACATGAGTGCTAGTCTGGTCGTACCTAATAACCGCGTCTACGAACTAGAATATTTTGAGGGCTATCTGTTCGAATTGCAGGAACGCGTAACTAAGCTGATAACTACGTATGGACCACACGCGCGTATAGAGTTTTCGGCAGACAACGATTCAGCTAATGTTTATATCGCGACGCAGGAACAGATTAAAGTCCAACTAGCTAGGGACCAGGAGCGGCACAAACAGCAGGCCAAGCTCACAAAAGAACATGAGCTTCTGCTGCTAAAGAATCTGCAAGCCAAATATGGAACTCCGAAATGAAGTACATCACAATCTTGATCATGGCCTTGTCCTTGTACGGTTGCGATGAACACTACCAAGGGACGGTGAAGGGCAAGCAGTATACGCCTGCAACTTATGGGACTGGTATCACGTCAAATGGAAAATTAGTCTCTACATCAACAGACGCCCAATATTCGGTGGAACTCGATGGTGGGGCCTCCGACTTTGAAGTAGACCACCTATATTACAAAAAGCTAAAGCTAGGCGACGTCATCGACTACCATCGACATTTCTGGACCAGTGAAATGATGATATCCCGAGGTGGTTCGGTCGTCTTCGATAATGAGAAAACACCATGATCAGTGTCACCGGGCTAGGCCCAGACCACAACCTAATGCTTGAAATCCACAAGGACTCTAAGTCAGAATCCTTCTTTATCTGGACCAGTGACTATTTCAAGGACTCGAACTTCAGCATCGAAGATTTGACGCGTATACGTGATGCACTTACGCGATTCATTGACTTGGAGACCCAATTCAAATGAGCCTCGACTGTTCGCACTGCAAGTTGCCTATCAATCAGGGCGACAATGCAATAATGATGGAAGGTGGTATCGTCCACCAACATTGTAAACAAGCTCATGTGGCACGGCTAGAATCCACAATTGACATAAGCAACGTCAGCGCTTCTCTTGTGGACGGGAACGTCGTAATATACGAACTCAATTTATTCGATGGTAGCCTGTCTGATTTTCAGACCTTGGTGTCCTCTGTTGTAGAAAAGTATGGGATCGACGCTCGTATCGATTTGACCAACGACTGTGGTTATTTAGAAGTTTGCGTGGCGACGGCCGAGCAGTGCAGGACGCATGTAAAACATAGGGCAGAGGTCGACAAGCAGCGGGCATTTAATAATGAGGCTGCTCGGCAGCTGGACGGGGAGAAGTACAAAGCCTTGTTCGATGCAAACTACGCCAAGTACAAGGGACTCGAATGATGCTCAAGGCCTTCCTATTAGCTTTATTGCTCTTAGCAGTGTTCTTTGGCGTCTTCTACTACGAACACCTTCTGTGGGTCGAATGCCGGGCCACCCCGCATACGTGGTGGTACTGCTATCGCACGCTTAGCCGCTAAGGACTATCATGAGAGATTATTTCTTTGAGACGGGTCAGCCGCTAACTGACGCCGATTCTTTTGGTAGGGCAAAGAATCTTCTAGTGGCCGCCAACCTACCTGATGCTGAAATTGATTCAATACGGTTATACCACGTAACTGAGCCGCATGAATACGCATGGGTCGAGATCACGTACTGGCGAGGCGGTGGCTTAACCATAATGTCTCGTCCCTTTGAGATGTTTGACAACAGTAGTCCAATCTATTTAAAGGCAAAATAAATGTCGAACTTAAGAATTACCCCCGAGCATATCGATGCAATGATTGTGAATCAGCAGTACCATCAGTTTCCTGGGACCACGCTGATCGCCTGCGCCCTGACCCTCACTGTAGGCCATCACATGGTTGTTGGCTATAGCCGCCCTGTCGACGAATCCAACTTCAAGTACAAGCTTGGACAGGCTGCTGCACTAAAGAACGCACGAGACCAGATCTGGGAAGTAGCGGGCACCGCCCTTCGCCTTGCATTGGCGCGAACAGATGGCTATCGTGATCCAGGCCCGTTCTTTGTGGTCAACGCGCTTGACCTAAGCTACAGCCAGGACGGCAGTCTGGTGCCAACTCCAAAAGCAGCAGTAACTTCGACAGGGCCGGCCGTCGAAGACGAGCACACGCTTGCACCTGAGAACCGTGAGCCATCTAAAAAGACGAAAGGTGACTTAATAGCGCTTCTTCGGGAGCGGAACGCGGAAGCTCTTAAAAAGATTGAAGCCCTGGAGCAGTTGTGTGCGGCTGCTTATCAGATGGCGGGCATAGTCAATGCACCTGTGCGGTTTCTCGACGCACTGAGTGATGCTGCTAACGGTGAACTCGGTGCTCGTGTTCTGACTGATAACCTCCTGCCAATCAACGCCAATGAAAGCGGATCCTTCTACGCCGATATGCCACCGGCTAAGAACAGACGTGTGTACCATATCACAGCAGGCGCTGCCGACTGGAATCCGACGACGGCTCAGCTCAAGGCTCTTGAGGACCAGTTTAAAGATGCAAAATTTGACGACAACGGAAATGCGTTTGTAGCCACTCGCGTCGAGGCCAACGTTTCGGTACTGGATCTGTTCTGATATGTTCAAGATTGATTTTAGTATGGACGGTTCTTTGATCTCTACAAAGCCACCGACAACAGCCGAGACCCTGCGCCACATTGCTGACCAGTTGTTTCCCGGTGAAGTGATGGTGGCTAACGTATTAAATAACGCGGCACTTGAACTAGAGACCAGATACACCGAGGCTGAGCTTAAGGCTGCGTTCTGGAACGTGTTCCACAAGGCCGGGGAGCTCTTCTTCCCAAGCGATTCTGAAGAAGAGGATTTAAACACGGAATTCACTACCGACTGGTTTAACGACCTACTGGAAAACTTGCACAAGGAAAAGAACATGTTGGAAAAAGACGCCGAAAAGAAGATCAGAGAGTCACGTGACAGCCTTAATCAAACGATAAAGGCACTGTCGTTGGTGGTCGTCGACCAAGTTGACGGGACTACTGATTTTCACAGTGTGTATCTATCCAAGCTTCGTGATAATTTGGCGAAGCTGCTGGAAATACGTGCTAATCTTTACCAATAGGCATGACAGTAGACCACGCGTTTCGTGAGGGGTACGAGGCCTATCACATGGGAATGACTAGCAGCCAGTACGAAGATATTGGGGACACCAAGCCACACTACGCGGAATGGTGGCGCGGCTGGAACCAAGCACGAGATGAAGACGAGTACGACGTTTAACCTTGCAGGAACGTCGTTGGTTGGTTCAGTACAAAGAACAACTGGCGGAGTAAATACAATGCAGTAAGGGCCGGTGGCGCAATTGGTTAGCGCGGAGAATTCATAATTCTAAGGTTGTCGGTTCAAGTCCGGCTCGGCCCACCACTTTTGTCTGCTTCGTCTAACTGGCCTAAGACGCCTGATGTCAGGAAATACTGGTTCGAATCCAGAGCAGACGCCACAAACACAACCGAAGGACTCTATGGAAATCCCCGCGAAACAAATTCTGGACTTAGCTTTAAGAGCTAATGAGGTTAACGGATATTTTCACAAGAAAATTTGGGACTGCTTTAGTCTAGAAGAACAGACTCCAGAAAGACTGTACCGGCACCTGCGCGATTTTCAAACTATTGTCCTGGGCCTGCCCCATCGTACTGGAAAAACCACAGCGGTTGCTCAAGAGTTACTTCCTGGTGATCTTTTAGTACTAAGTAATACCACGTTTATTCAAGAACATCGTAGAGATTACCCACACCAACACCTAGTAGACATATTGCCCCGTTACTATCTAACCAAAAATTATCTACCAGCCTGGGCCAAAGGCAAGGTCTACAATCGAGTGTTCATTGATACTTGGAGTCTGCCGAGTCCAGCATTTTTACGTAATGCCATAAAGCTCTTAGGACATAATATCGATCAACAGTTCATAGTGGTGTTCTGATGTTCAATTTTATAGCATAACCTTAGATCGTCATAGTAAATAAAGGGTGGGACCGTGATAGGTCCCACCCTTTTCTTTTGTTACCTGAGGAATAAATCATGTCCATGGTCTTTGCCAAACTAAATCAGCACCAACGAGAATTAGCCTATCGAACGGTAAGTGCTTGGTCTTTCTTCTATATCGTCGGTGACTACTTGCTGAACAATAGACCATTATCAATCGTGCGTATGGGTGACGGCGAACGTTCTATTATAGACCTTTGCATCAAGGCCTCTGCTAACGGTACTACAGTCAATTCACCTATTGATATCTATGATCAGGCAAAGCGTCAGAACATGGGCCTTGACGGCTTGACCTACAAAGATTTATACCGTCGATTGCTAAGGGCTGGTAACGACTGTACTTACTTTGCACCCTCGGTGTCAGGTCTCACCCAAGAAGCTTATTCCTTGCATCATTATTTCCATCAGAGAGAATCTTACATCGATAATTTCTTTGTCAATATTTGGGACTATGAGGCAAAAGCTACATTGTACAAAGCAGCCGGATCCATACTCTTCATCCACAAGAATCCTAATACTGCGGCCTCAATTACCCGGCAGTGTAAAGACAGATTTAACATCGACGTTGAATTCATTCAAATGGATAAATGGCAACAGGCTGAAGCAACAATTGAACAGGCTCGATCCAGCAGTGCCCGCCTAGTCCTGTTTGCTGCGGGTCCCGCATCTAAGTATATTGCATCAGACATCGTGCAAGGCACCAACAAAATTGCATTGGACCTAGGCAATAGCGTTGATGCTTGGACTTTCGGCAACAACTAAAAATTAGCATTACGTAAAGTAGAGAAATTATGAATCCTAAAATTCTGTTTGTACTAAAGCACGTCAAGAATCCCTATGACGGATACTCATGGGACCCTAGCGAGACTCTAAATACTTCCTATTCTGAGGGCAAGCCCCCAATGAGCAGCGGGCTTTATAACAGTGCCAGATTTGTTGCCGATATGTTGAGTGCCCATGATATTGAAGTGAAACTAGTTACGGTCAAGGACAACAATGCTATTGCTGCTGAGGTTCAATCCTTCGGTGCCGATATAGTCATTATTGAAGCTTTCTGGGTTGTGCCATCTAAATTTGAAGAACTAAAGACCCAGTGTCCTGACACTAAGTTTGTGATAAGAAATCATTCGGAAACCCCGTTCCTGGCATCTGATGGAATTGCCTTTGACTGGATGCTGCAGTACGCGGATATGTCAAATACTTATTTAGCCTGTAATTCAAGACGAATGTTTGACGATACGCGATTCTTGGTCCAGACCAATAGCCCAACTATTAGTCCTCAACAATTAGACTCCAAGGTATCCTATCTGCCTAATTATTATCCGTTGGACTCAACCGAAATTACTAGGGTCCAGGCCTCAGAGTTTGTTGACGTCGGGTGTTTCGGTGCCATACGTCTACTCAAGAATCATATGACGCAGGCTGTTGCATCCTTGATGTTCGCTAAATCAAGCGGAAAGCGTTTACGGTTCCATATTAACAGCGGTGGTAGCGATCAATCTGGTGAGCAGATACTGAAGAACCTGCAACGCTTGTTTGCCCACTATCCTCAGCATCAGTTAGTTAGTCATGCTTGGCTTCCGCATCCGCAGTTCAAGGCCCTCTTGCAGTCAATGGACATCATAGTTCAAGTCTCGTTTTCAGAGACTTTCAATATCATAGCCGCCGATGCCGTGACGTCAGGTGTAGCAACCATTACTTCAGACGAAGTTTCGTGGACCCACAATTGCTTTAAGGCTGATCCAACGGATAGCTCAAACATAGCTAAGACAATGGAAAAAGCGTATCTCATCAAGAAGGCTATCCCATCATTCAATCCAAGTCTTAAAGGACTGAAGGCTTATAACAAAGAAGCGGTGCAAGACTGGCTATCTTTTATTGCCTCACACTGATTAGGATTCCGAAGTGACCTACTCTGAATGGAAGTCCAGCTTTTGGTACACTTCTGCGCTGACCGGTGATCCGTCCATAACTGGGTCTAAACTGTTTATCAATCCTCGCACAGGTGAAGGACTAACACTAGGTTATTATCAGTTAAAACACTATGTTGATAGTCAGTGGTTGTCCTTGAAGTTTCCTCATGCGCAACTAGACGAGCTACAAGAACTACTCCAAATCATTCAGATATTTATCAATGACATGGAGCACAGTATTTATCGCTATCACGGACAGAAGGTTCCTGTCCCAGGAGTAATGCATGAACGAACTAACGACGAAAGTTATTCCTACTCAGCAATCGGCGGAGATCGTCCACCAAAGTCCAAGTCGTGAGCTTTCATTAAAGCATGGAATTTATGATCTACTCGTGTCGGTATTCAGACAAGGTGCGTTCTACGAAACCTATCTAAGCCAGGTTCGTGTTGGTGACAGTTTCTGTTTTGAGAAAAGAGATAAGGATTGGTTTTTATGTGTGACACCGATCAAGAATATGTGTACGTCTAGAGGGGATATGGACAACCCAACATTCTTGTTAGGTGCCCTAGAAGTGCTGCAGGCCAAGCCTATTGCTATTGAGTACCCAGCTCCAGAGGTCCCTAAACTTGAATCATCCAAACCCAAACTTGAGTTTGAAGACGTTGAGTTCAAGTCCTCAACTTAGTACAGGGCTCATAGCATCGAATGCAGACAGCAGTAAATACAAGTAATGCCAAGGAGAACTATAGTGACTAGCTTTGAAGAAATAGACGATTTAATTATCTGCATCGATGCTGAAGACCCGATGACCTACGATCAAGAATTCATAAATCGAGTGCGTTATGGAAACTTCGTCAAATGTAGTTCAGACTTTAGCGATGAGTCTAGGGCCTTTGTTCAATCTGATGTAGACCGCGATCCCTTGATGCTCAACAAGTTCTTTATCGAAGTCTACACTGACAAGTTTTTGGACTTCGTGCAGGCTACACTTTACAATCATCAGTGGCAAAGAGCTTTAATATTCAGAGAAGAACGATCAATAGGTCCGGACATCGATTTAACATCTGAGGACTTAGACCCAACCGAAATTTCAGAAATGATGCTAGTCAGTCATATCTACGAGTTGAAGACCCTGGCTAAAACTGACCTGAGCGTCTACGATGACTCGGATGTCGAGGTCGAAACCTCGTCTGAAAAAGATGAATCAGAGCTGGATAAAAAGATGGACGCAGAGACCTCGCTGTTCTTGAAGGCTCCAAAATCCGTACACTAAAATCGAATTTAAGTGCATAAGGGAATCCTGTGCTATGCAGCATCCAAATAAAATAGGCAACGCTGTTAAATCGCTGATCAAAGAAACGGCCTTACACCTGAACCTTAGCTCACGCGAACTTCTTAATTTGGTTGCAGCTTTAAAGCTGCATACCAGTCCTCGTCTTTCTTTTTGTGCCTGCTGTCTTCATCTTGAAAGTGTTGCTGACTCTCCTTTGAGACTAGCCTTGAACGAGCACGAAGAGGGCGAAGACATTTTCATAGAGGAGAAGACGGTCAGCGATTTTAGATTTGGACTTGTCTATGACATGATACAAGCCTTCTATCTGGGAAAACCCTCGACTTTCTTTGAGACCACAACAATAGAGTCAGTTCCCCATATAGGCGTAGGCTTAGCTTTTAATAATAAGTCTCAACCGGTACATACACCCGAGGAAGAATCTGATATCAGACTTCAGATCAAAGAATTCGGAACAGCCCCAGTTTTCAAGGTTCCGATGCTTCCGGGCGAGCGTCCTAATATTCCTTGGAATGCTGAGCAGGATAAATCATTTGCTGCTGTCTTTAATTGGTTGAAACAGAAAAGTATTAAACCTGTATTCAGGTTGTTCGGGTATTCAGGAACAGGCAAAACTAGTTTAGCTCGTGAAATTTCCTGGAACGTTGAGACTGGTGCGAACGGAATACCCAGAGGTACTGTCTTGTTTGCCGCCTACTCGGGTAAAGCAGCAGCCCGATTACGTGAAACTGGATGTGCTAGTGCCTGCACCGTTCACTCTTTAATCTACAAGCCTCAGATCGATCCTTTGACAGGGAAACCTATAGGTTTCATTCTCAATCAGGATTCTCCTCTACGTTTCGCTAAGCTTCTGATTTTGGACGAAGTTAGTATGATCGATGACGAGATGGGCCTTGATCTATTGTCATTTGGCGTGCCCATACTGCTTCTTGGTGACCCTGGACAGCTCAAACCTATACGAGGACTTGGATTCTTTACCCGAAGCCAAGATGCCCCGGATGTGATGCTTACAACGGTAGAGCGTCAGGCTAAAGATGATCCTATTATTTATTTGGCAACCAGAGCTAGACTAGGACTTCGGTTGAAGCCCGGAACTTATGGTGATTCACGAGTACTAGCAGCATCCTCTAATATCACTGATGCTATGATTGAAGCCTCAGACCAAATTTTAGTCGGCACCAATCGTTCACGTATATCCTACAACACTAGGGTTCGCAGGCTTAACGGAAACTATGAACTAGATACACAGTTTCCGGTTAAAGGTGACCGTCTGATGTGCATCAAGAACAACAAAGACAACGGACTTTTGAATGGTACGGTCTGGACCTGCAATCAGCCAGAAATCAAAGCAATAATGAGGCTCAAGGACTATCGAAATCCTAAACTGGGATTGGTGGCTACGAATATAGAGGGCCTGCACATCAAGCTCCGATCAGAGGATATGTACCATAGCAATGGTAGTCCGATCATTGTAAATACAGTATGTAGTACTCATCATTTCGATGAGAATTTACCCGAGCCACCTTGGCGCGAAATAGCGGGTACCGATGCATTTACATTTGGCTATGCATCAACTATTCACAAGGCGCAAGGTTCAGAATGGGGCTCTGGAATCTTGATTGATGAATCCTCTATATTCACGGATCAAATAAACGAACATAGGTACACTGGAATCACGCGTATAGCAAAAAATTTAATAATTAGACTCACTGACTAGGTGGCAATCATGACGACTACGGAGAGCGTGGAAGTTTTAGCTATAGCTGCAATTTTGTATGGAGCCTACATTTTTGTACCTTGGTTTCTAAAACTGGTGTTGACTCACGATGACGAAACAGAATTTTGGTTAGGCTATAGCTATGCACGCTTGGCTATTCTAGATGGACGAGAAACTAGTGAATCCCTGCTGTCCAGATTGCACAACATTGAACACGATCATTATGAACGTGGCATCAAATCAGCAGTTGATGACTACGAATTAAAACAAAACGAGCTACGTTAAATGACCAATAGAATTTTTGTACAAATTGATTTGGAAACTCTGGGTCTACACATGAGTGCACCTATCGTAAGCGTTGGTGCAGCGGCCTATGACTATGATCGTGGAATTTTTGATGAATTCCATATGTTCTTTAATCTTGATGAACAGTTCAAAGATGGTCGGTCCATGAATCAAGACACGTTGTTTTGGTGGCTTAAGCAAAGTGCGGAAGCCCGTGCTAGTCTCGCTGATGACACGGTGCTACGTGAAAGTACATTGGGCGTATGCAATGCGTTTCATCGCTGGTGGCTTGGCCTAGCTCCTACCGAAGCCGAACGCAAGAACATCTACCCAATGGGTAATGCTTCTGAGTTTGATTTGGCAATGCTCCGTAACCTATGGGGTACTCAAATGCCTTGGAGCTACAAAAACGTGTTGTGCTGGCGCACTATTGCTACCTTGCATAAAGACGAATTAGTCTGGGAGGGCAAAGGTGCGGCTCACAACGCAGTAGAAGATGCTAGGGCACAGGCCAGAGCACATCTAAGATTGATGGCTAACAATCCACGTCTGCGGTAGATAAAGAGAGAACAAAAATGAAGCACTGGAAAGAATGGATTGGCTGTGATTTCGATGGCACTTTATGTGTGTACGATAAATGGCGGGGACCAACTCACGCTGGTGCACCTATTCCAAAGATGGTGAAGCGAATACAAAAATTGATTGCCGAGGGCAAAACCGTAAAAATTTTCACCGCCCGTGTAGGTAAGCTGGAAAATGACACCGATGAGTCCGTAGAAGAGGCCCGCAAGTTTGTATCAGACTGGACCTTGAAGCACATAGGGACCCGTCTTGAGGTCACGAATATTAAAGACCAAGGTATGACACTTTTGTACGATGACCGAGCAATCCAAGTTTTGAAAAACACAGGCCGCATTGTTGTAGTGAAAGACAAACAGTAAATAGAAAGTTCTACCCTTAGAGGTTCCCTCAATGTTAGAAAACGTATTCAAGCCAGATGCTAGTTTTGATGCATTCGGCAAACGCGAAGGTTACGATTTAGAACTCCGTATTTGTGATGGTTGGACCCGGTCTAAACGTAGGATTCTGATCGTAGCTCAGACAGTTGACGGACGTGATTTACGAGCTGGTGAACTGATGTCCGATATCGCTACTTCACAGCCGCTGTCGAATGCCATCAAATATGCACGTAAAATAGCCAACAAATATCTGAAGGACAGGCAAGTCCCTGATGCCTCATGGGCATTAGTAAATTTTAACTCCTACAAGCATCTCCATCTTCCAAAAATAAAACAACGAGAAGCTGAGTCCACGTTTGCTGAACGCGTGCACGCTCTAATCAGAAAGCTTAGGCCTACACATATTCTTATGTCCGGCGATGAATCAATGTATTCCTGCTTTCCCCAGGTTGAACACCCACAGTACAAGCGAGGATGGGTACACAATTTAGAATTGGATGATCTGAAGTTCAAGCTAGTGAATACACTGGATTTCTATCGTTTGTTAGAGAAGGATGGAGCCAAGGCTAATCTGTTAGGCTTCTGGTGCCGACACTTGGCCAACTTGATGTTGGGACGTAACCCCCATGATTTATCAGGTCTAGAGGTAGAGCCCCGCTACGTTGATACAATTGAAAAATTCGATCAATTGATGCACAGATTCGATACCGCAGAAAGATGTGCTATCGATACAGAAACACGTAATCTGTCCGTGCTCCACAATAAAATATACACGATTCAGTTTTGCACTAACCACAATGAGAATGTAGGATACGTCCTGTCAGTTGACCACCCTCTGACTCACTGGACAACCGATCAAATCAAGTATATCAAACAGCAATTACGTAAGCGGTTCATGGCCCGTACAGGACCCCTGCTCATTACGTTCAACGGCATGTTCGACTTGCGTATTATTCGTCAATGCCTAAAAATCCCGTTCATGTGGTTGAAAATATGGGAAATCACTTTCGGTGAACATGGGCTAGACGAGAATTACACAGCACTGAACGGTGTCTGTGCAATGCCTGATCTGCAACTTGGATCAGCGTCTAAGTTCGGTGGCCTACGCCCTATCTTTGCTAGCTACGGAAATGACTTCTACCTAAGAGCCTCAGAATTCGGTAAGCAGGATCGAAATACGACAGGTACAATCGCACCGAATAATCCAGCATTCTTAAAATACGCGGCAACGGACGTATCTAGCATTACCGGAATTTATCACCAACAGCTAGCAAGGGCCGCAGTTCAAGAAATAGCAGGTAAAAACTTCAAGCCTTATTTTATTCGTCACATGCTGTACCAGATGTCTGACTGTGCCCATGTACTCTCACACATGAGTCAAGATGGCTCCCTAGTAGACCGTAAATATCTGCGTAAACTTTTAGGTGTAGGATCAGAACTTAGAGCAGAGCTTAAACGCAGCTTAGGCGCGCTGTCCCTGCACAAAGAGGTGAAGCAAGCCAACGCCGAACTTCTAGAAGAATCGGGTTTCAGATCGAAGTCATTGTTCAGTAGAGCCAAGACCGCTACTCAATGGATGTTTGGTTTCAACAAGACTGATCACAAGAAGAAACTGTTCTTCGATATCTTGGGCCTAGAAGCCGTGTCTCAGACAAAGACTGGTCAGGACTCGGTAGATAAGAAATTCATTGCCCATCATAAGGACAAGAACAAGATTGTTGGACTCTACGGTGAGTATAAACAGGCATCAACTTTAGTCTCAACCTATGTCAAAGGTTGGTACAAAAAGATGGTGAACAAGCTGGACGAAGCTACTGATGGATTCCTTCGTGCTAGCTACAGTATTGTTGACACAGGACGCCTGAAATCGTTTGATCCTAACCTTCAGCAAATTCCGAGTAGGGGACGATTGGTCAAGATCATCAAGCGTATGTTTATCATACCAAAAGGTTATTTATCCTGGCGGTTTGACTATTCAGCGCATGAGGTCCGTGTGTGGTCAATTGTCTCTGGTGATGAAGTATTGGCCGATGCTTTTCGTGCGGGTCAAAAACTGAGGCAGGCCTTTATCCAAGATCCAACAGAAGAAAACTTAAAAGCAATTAAGGTTAAAGGGGACATTCATCTACTTAATGTTTACAGGTTTTTTGGTAAGCAAGTAGATAAAGACCACCCATTGCGTGACGCAGTTAAACGGGTCGTTTTTGGGGTCCTCTACGGTAAGGGTGCAGAAACTTTAGGTATAGACACTAAGGAAGGTGATCTGTCAGCATTGAAATCTAAGATTGGTGTTCTCTATGACGAGTCGTTGGTCACTAAAGACAACAAACGGTTATTGGAAATTAATAAGCTTCTAGAAGAACTTGACTTCAAGCTCACGGCTCTATACGAAGAAGATCGTACTGAATATGCTCAAGGCATTGTTGACAAAATGTTCCAGGAGTTCAAGGCCGGTGCACGCTGGACCGAGAAGATGCAGAAGATGGCTGAAACAGACTTTATGGTCTACGCGCCAAACGGGCGTATACGCCATTTGTTTGCGGCTCTTACCGGTGACCGCAAAATCGTTAGCCGTCAGGTTAGACGAGGTTCTAATGCCCCTGTACAGGGGTTTGCCTCGGAGATTGGGGTTAAAGGTGCCTATCTTATTCTCAAGTCTTACTATGAAAACTTGAAAATCTTCAAGGAGAAACTAGGAATTACCAAAAGTGATTGGGAAATGCGTGTGAAGTTCAGCCGTAGCGTGCATGACGCACTATATCTTTATGTTCCCTACGCAATGAGTATTCCATTTTTACATATTCTTCAGTGGCAGGCTACTTATGGCGTTACTAAAGCTTATAAAGATGAATTCAATATAAAGTTCACAGTCGAACCTGAATTGGAAGTCGAGGTTAGCGCCCGTGACGATTTGTCACGTAAATGGGACTTTGCGCTCCCCAATCTGGTGACAATAACCAAACAGGCAGTTGCCGATGCTGAAGAGTTCGGACTTCTTGAAGGCACCCAGTCAGAGGTCCTGAAACTTATTTTTAAACCTTGGCAATTGAAGTCCATGAGAGAACTCCTGCAGTCCAAATTCCCACTGCTTAACGTTAAGGACTTAGACCAGCAGATCAAGGGTGCGCTCAAGGACGCAACGGTTCCCTACGTCAAACCAATGGAAAAGGAGAAAGTCTAGGATGTCATCCTATCGCTATATTATTGATAGGGTTGGAACTCATGAGTGGCTATTGTTTGACCGAATGACCAAGCAAACGCCACTCACGTATTTATTGTACTTAGTGGCTCTGAATGGGAAACTCAATACTCAATTGATATTGACGTCCTATGATGCAGTGGCCTCCGCTGCTCACGAGTTTCCTGTTTTAGGCCCCGAGATATATTCCACAAAAGTTTATATCCAAGGTGGACTACCTGTCTATTCAGAAACTCAGTCTAAGTCAGATGAGTTGTTGACCGCTAATTTCATGGAAGACTTCTTCACCGAATTGATGGACCTTGATCTATCAAATCCCGTGGAGCTACCCCGGATGTTTGGCGGTCATACTTATTCAGAAACTTCAAGTCCCGACCAAGACTCACGTCGTATACTAAATACAAATTAATCCATACCCTAGAGGTTCTTTATGTTTTCCCACGTCTACGGGGAGCTAGTGGTTGCCGCTAGTTCTCCAGCTACTAGTTTCAAAATTTTTGATGATCCCAACACAAGATCCGGTGACCACAGTGGACATTCGGATCACAGTCTTTTGTTCAATACAAAATTCAAGACTTTGGCCCGTGGACTATCCGTGGTCAGCCAAAATGTAGCATTGCCTCAACGAAACAAATACATGGTACTCGATTGTCTAGCGAATTCTAGTGAGGCCGCACTAACTACTTGTACTGAACTGGCCGTTGGCCTGACCTCACTGGATACGAAATTTGAAAATAGTCGTCAGCTCTACAAGGTTCATCAATTAATGCTAGACGTGGGCACAAAAACTTCCGACTTCGTGGCCGTCATCAACAATGAAAGCGAACACTGCAATTTCAATCTGTTGGCCTTCGGTGGACTAGAACTTGAAGTCTTCGGTATTTATGACGTAGTAAATAAGAGTATAAGACTGATGTGGACTACGGACTCGTCTTTTGTTTCTAAAATAAAGTCTGAGGACTCAACACGCTACATATTTTATCGATTCCCTACGCTCCGTAATCGACCCTTGTTTATTCACACGCAGTACGTGGTATCCAAACTCTACAAGTGGTCATTGGTCTTTGACGGACGTGATAGTGTATTAAAGTTGTTCAACGCTCTAGAAAATTTCTTGTATGGAAATCCTAATCAGCCAGAATGGATTCCAGTTTCTAAGTGAAGGCGGCCATCCATGAATGACGCGCTTAGACTTAGCACTCGGTCCCAGTTTATATCATCCCAGCTAGCATCTTACAGCGGACCTAAGAGGGAACAGGGTGATCGTCTGTTCATCAGCTGTCCATTTCATAGTGAACGAACGCCTAGCGGCAAAGTTGATCGTGAACGTGGGACCTTCTATTGTTTTGGCTGTGGTGCTAAGTGCTCTTGGGACGAACTGGCGGCCAAGATTGGGCTTCAACCCTTTATCAAAGGTAAGCCCAAGGATGAGACATCAACCGATTTGTTCATGCAGAAAGCACTGGCTCTGTTAAAAAATGAACAACCTTTTGTTCAAGATCGTTTACGTTTCACAGCCATACCCAAGAACAAGGTTTGGCGCTCAATATCCACCAATCTGTTGATTGATCTTGGTGGTCGCTTGTGTATCAAATATAGTAAAGAGTATGAACGCTGGGGCTCCACCAAATTCATACATTTTCCCGTCATAGTAAATAAAGAACAGTGCGGTTATTTCTTGGCCAGACTAAAGAAGCATCCGGACTATCCATCATATATGTTGGCATCAGCGTCAGTTAATCAAAAATGGGTCTTAAGCCGTGGCTTATGGCCTTTTGACTATTCGTTGGAGCTAATGAAGAACCTAGGTTCAACGTCCATGGTGCTGGTCGAGGGTCAAAGAGATGCCTTACGTTTAATTCTTTCAGGAATCCCCGCACTCTGTATTTTTGGCACCCAAAGTTGGTCGGATAAAAAGGCACAACTACTGGAGGTTGCGGGAGTAACCAAACTCATAATCCTCATGGATGGTGACGATGCTGGAATTAAGGCATCCGAAAAAATAAAAGATCGAGCCTCGTCTTTGCTGAATGTCGCTGAGATCAAACTCTGGAACATCAAGGGCAGTCCCTACTTAGAATTCGAGGACCTAGCCGAACCTAGTAAGACCGCAAAACTAAAAGGTGTGGAACTGTGGGACCCTTGTAACGCGCCGCAATGGATAATTGACAAATTGAAATTTAAATACTTTCACAAATTTAGGGAGTAAACGATGCCTATCACATTAGAAGCACAGTTGATCAAATGGGGGCTTATAGTTCTGGCCCTTGCAGCCGTCCTATTCGGAGTTTTCGAAATGGGCACTAGCCATGGATACAAGCAAGGTTGGGACATCCAGCAGAAAACGATTCAGGCTATGGTTGATAAGCAAAATGCGCAGACAACGGCACAGAATTTGGCAATCACTGGCTTGGAGCAACAAGCCTCAGATGCGGCGGACAAAGCTAGAGAAGCCAGCAATCTAGCAAGTCAGGCCCGTAGCACGGTGATTACGAAGTACAAAACGCAGTATCAGACAATTGCCAGCTCCTGTGGCTGGGACGTTCCAACAGTCCAGGCCATCAATGCAATCATCAACTCCGATCCGGACAATGCTGCAGCAAATGCGCTAGCCCCTTCTACCCCAGCATCTAGCACAGGAATCATTCCAACACCAAGCCTACCGCTTCCTAGTGCACCAGCTACAACACAGACCAAATAATTGGAGTTCCAAATGAAGACCCTATTCTCTATAATTCTGCTTTCTTTGGTTAGTGCATGCGCCATTCATGAGGATCCCAGCGCTACACCCTTGCCTATTGTTGCACCCGATCAAGAAGTCGTTATCCCTAAATCTTTAATGAGTCCGTGTCCTACAATGAATGCTCTACCAGTACAAACGTATAACCAAGGTCAAAGCCTGGACCAAGTCAAGGCTTGGCAGGATCAGTACACTAGTTGCCGTAACATCCAAATTAAGTTGATCCAGTTGACGGCCAAGGCCTTCAATATTCAGGATCCAACAATCGATAACACAATTTCTATTCCTAGTACCAGCGTCAAAAAGTAAAGTTTGAGTCTCTAGTAAATAGATTACGTGATGTATAAAATCAAGGAACGGCCGTTCCCTTCCCACAAATATAGAGGACTCTAGAAATGGCAACAAACAACTCAGCAGTTCAACTTGAGATGTTGACTCAAGGTTCAGTATGGAAACGTAATGTAGGAAAGTTTAAGGGTAAAGAAGTCAAATTTCTTTTCCTCACCAATTCGAATCTTCCGGCTAAGGGTCAGCTCAAACACCCGCCTCAAGTGATCTACGTTGATGAAAAGAATGCGATCTACAACCGTGAATTGGATAGTTTTTTGTCGGCCTACACGTTCTACAACGTTGACAGCGATCTAGAGTCAAAGCTTGAAAGCCTGTTTGTTTTCAATGAGTCTCTTATTGAAGATGACGAGGAAGAAATTGAATATCAAATCCCAGAGGGCTCAGATCAAGAATCGGTAGAAGAAGCTCAGGTACAACCGGCAGAAACCGAAACCCAGGTACAAACAGATATCAAGGCCAAGACTGTAGCAGAGCTGTGGTTGGAACCAGCCGAAGATGCGGTAAAGGGCAGCTTTATTATTTCGAAGGTTCCGGGTTACGAGAACCCACCGTCAATTGACGAAAAACAATTGGCACTGGCTTTCGTCGGTTACAGCCAAGAGCCGTTGCTTTCGCACGGCCTATTGGGCCATCGATTGACCTTTAAACAAACTGATAACATTACGGTTGAATCGATTGATCGTGCATTTGCACCGAATGACCACGTGAATACGGTTGAGTCATTCATCATTCAACATCGAGACAATATTCAACAAGTGTTGTGGACTACTTGGTTGGGTGTCTACCCGCAATTGACGCTTCAGGGTAATTTCTTGACCGTGCTCGTTGCTACAGATGACTTGCCTTTGACTGCTAATGATGGTCAACAAGAAACTGACATTGAATTGGATGCTGAACATCAAGACGTGCTGACAAACATGATGCAAGAGCTTGGACTATCAGCTTTTGGTGGCTCCGAAGTTGAGAAGGCAGAAACAGAAACAGGTATCACCACGGAAGCAGCTACCACGGAACAATCAGTACTTGCTGAAGCACCCGTAACTGTTCACGTAACTAGAATTGAGGCAGCTGTTGATCACAGTGGTATTAACGTCAGCACAGACCCCGAGTTGGTAGCGACTCCGGTGCCCGCAGTTGTTAATGCTCCTGGACCTGTACTAGCCGAGAATCCAGCCTTGGTTGCCCAAGTAGCTCAACAGGTACACGCACATATAACCCAACCTCAGCAAGCCTTAGTATCGCCTGTAGAAGCCTTTGTGCAGGCAATTGCGGTTACTAATGTGCAACCTCAAGTAGTGGTCCATAACCAGCAACAACCATTCGTACCACCTACGCTATAAACCAATGGTAGTAAATAAGGCTTATACAAGCCGAAAAGCCCGGTACCTGTATTTTGGTCCGGGCTTTTATTTTATCTAAAACGAATATTTCAAACTCCAGGATTACTTATGATGATCGAAAAAGGCCGCTATGTGGTGGCAGCATTAAAGACAGACAAGGGTCGTGGTACACCATTTCTACTCAAGGTTGACTCGGTAGATAAGTCAATCGTCCAAGGCACATTGGAGCGTAACTCACATATTTCGCAGCTCAAGAAAACTGTGGAAGTCCTGGTTAAAGACGTAGTAGCTGATCTTGGTACTAGTCCTCATTATGGAAAGGCCTACGGCTGCGATACTTCGAATATTTATGCGGGTCGAAAATCGCATGACGATTTTGGTAGTCTCCATTTCTTCTACAAACCTGAAAAGGAAAAGGCCAAACAACTGACGGATGCCTTCACCAAAGTCAGTAAGTCATTGGTTCATGCTGGTCTAGACTTTCTTATTGATCCTTCGACCTGTATATGGGAAATTCTACCGTACCATGGTGAGAAATATGCGGGCATGTATATTCGGTCCAAGAATGTAGATAAGACGCCGCACAGGTTCCAAATCCGTCCAGAGATGATGCCCTACGGAGAATTTCCTTATGTGATTTATCACGAACTGGGACACCACCTACACCTTGAGTTTGCGACAGGTAAAAAGCTGCAAGCCGAATGGGTACGCCTGTACAACACGTCAATTAAAGTCACACCAATCAAGAAAGAGAAAAGCCAAGAATTACTTGACGCCTTGTTAGCCGGTGAGGACCGACCCTCTGATTTTAAGACAAACCTTAGTGAAGAAGATACGCTGGTTTACAAGTGGATTATTCGTGTGATAGGCCAGCAGCATAGTCTTTCTATTAAAGAATTGGACCTGTTGTTTGAGGCCCAATATTTTGAGGATATCCGTGGAATCTGGCCTGTGCGTGGGGTACCCATGAAAGATCTAGCACCTATTGTTACTGAGTATGCCACTAAAAATTTCAAAGAATTAATCGCTGAAAGTTTCGCCTTCCGCATGGTAGGTAAGAAACTGCCCAAATCAGTTGATGCACTGCTGGACAAGACCTTAAGCTATGCAAAGGCAAATCATGACAAATCCTGAGTCCGAATGGCGTTCCCACTTGACCTACACTTTTGCTGGTGTTACCCATTCGTTCGCACATACCGGACATGAGGTGATTTTAACGGAAGCCGACTTACAGCCATTGACAACCGACCAGTATTTGGGAACCCAGCCAAAAGATAGCAATCCGGTGGTACTTCCTATTGATAGCCTCGTGGGCCTGACGCTCCCTGCATTTGAAGGCGGCTTCTATTTCCACGAATCATACCTCTATGATCCCGTTTTGCTCAGAAGCTTGCGTAAACTACATAACAAGCGCAAGAAACAGGCACGTGCCAGAACCGGGAGACGCTAATGATAAATCCAGATGAACTGGAAGACGTTGACGTAGCCTACCGCGATTCAGCTGCAAGAGAAGAGACTGGAGTGTCTCGTTCCGAAAAGAAGGTGCGATTCCAAGATCAGAAGCAACTCCAGAACAAACAGAAGTCGAAGATGGGCAACAACTTTCTAAAGCTAAAAGGGCGGCGATAATGAACTCTGATTATACCCTGGCACTCGATCCGAATGTCTGGTACTACCTTTTGCGGAATGCTGGTGGCTTTATCCTAGTATTTGGTCTTGCTGCATCCTTAGCCTTTGGTGCGTGTAAAGCCTTTGAGTTCATAGTATTTGAAATTGATTGTGGCTTTTTCTTTAAACCTAGACGTGAGTTTAGCTTACCATCCAAGGCTAGTCTGCTCCCAGCTCCCGATGTTACTATCATCACAAAATTTGAGTCTAACCCCAAGCCTGTTGGCGCTAGCTCATTGAGATACATGTATGCTGGACTTACACTCTACAATCAAGTAATTCTTGTAGACTTCGGAAAGACTAGACCTAGACGCTGTTCTGAAACAGATTATAATAAATACGAATCATTCATTTCTCAAGGTAATAGAATCCATGGTCTATTCGTTATTGATGAGGTCGAAGGTCTCGATAACATATGGGAGTGTAGTTATGACTATTTCGAGAAACTTCCAGAATGAAAATTCAGGGCTATCATGCATCAGATCGTAAATTTGACAGGCCTTGTACTATGGAATCAAAATTCCGACGAGATTTGGATTCATCGCGTCACGTGAATGGTTCCTTGGGTATTTGGGTGACCACGGACCCAAATGAAAAATCGAAAGACGCCTATGGTAAATATTTATATGAATTCGAAGTGGACTTGAAACCAGACCAAGTTGGTACTTATGGGATTAGTCAGTTACGTAGCCTATCCTCTTTTGCAGAAACTAAAACTGATGCAGAGTTCGCACATCTCCAGCTTCGTGACCAGTGGCTAAGCCTAGGTCTTAAGTTCATAAACTTGTTAGAACACGATGGAAAGTCTAAGCTCGGTATTATATTAGACAAGCGCGTTATTAGCCGTTGGGAACTGATCAAAATCAAGGACTGATCATGCATTACAAAAATAAAGACGTGCCATTGGCTACCCCACGTTTAGACTTCACCACGCTAGAGGATTTTGAACTTTTAGCAAGCTGTGCCCCCGCCAACATACAGGCCTTGCATATTTTGGTGGACGCCTCTACCTATGCAATCCTGTGTGATCAAATCGAGGACTTCAAGTATCTCAGGTTCACTCAAGCTGGATTTAAGACCCCGATTCCACATGATGGTTATGTTTGCTACGTAGCTAATGCTCTGGTGTTCACCGATGCCTGGCTACCAGTAAATAAACAGTGGGTGAACGACAATGGACAGGCCGGACGTCCTCAATTCTTGATTGTGCCCGAAGAGAATTTCAAACCATATATTCCGAAACCAAAACAACACGGTGACTGACATGGACCTAGCCGATGACGATGCAATTAGACTAGCCTTGATTCTAGGTATTGTTTTGCTACTCATGTTCAGTAACCAAGCATTAATCGCCATAGATGCTGTGCACAACAAACTGTTGAGGTTCAATCGCTGGCTTATCCATAATAAGCTGAAGGCTCCCGTTGTCTTTACCTTGGTGCTTGTTCTCTTAGTTCTGTTAATGAGACCCTAAAAATGTTTGATAAGAACTACGATTGGTACGTCGTTGGATCAGGATTTACTGGTGCTTCATTCGCTAGGGCGCGTGCTGATAAAGGTGACAGAGTGCTCGTGGTTGAACAACGCAACCACATCGGCGGTAATGCTTACGACTATTGGGAAAATGGACAACTACTAGCCAAGTATGGACCTCACTTGTTTCACACGAATTCACAAAAAGTAGTGGATTTTCTTTCACGATTCACCAACTGGCGTCCCTACGAGCACCGAGTAGCGGTCGAGGTCGACGGACAGTCTATACCGTTACCCATCAATTATAATTCACTTGAACAGTGGTTTGGAACCGAGGGTTCTGCTGAAATACTTATGGACCTGCGTGACCACTATGGTTTCGACAAGACAGTAAATATACTGCAGCTCCGTGAGGACAACAAGACAAAGCTCCTTGAAGCAGTTGCTGACCTTATTTATAAGAAAGTGTTCGAACCTTATAGCCGAAAGCAGTGGGGCTCGCATTTCGAAAATCTAGATTCTTCGGTTATGGGTCGGGTGCCTATTCGGTTGAATCGAGATGACCGATATTTCACAGACAGTTTTCAAATGATGCCTACTGACGGCTACACCACAATGTTTGAGAACATGCTTAGTCATCCTAACATTCAGATTTTGCTGAACGCTGATTACAACGATCTCATGTCTGGACCCCAGCCAGTTCCTGTTTTCTATACGGGTTCGATTGATGAGTATTTCAATTACAAACTTGGTATCCTTCCCTACAGAACCTTAGACTTCGCCAACGTGACAAGTGAATACTATAAGCAGAGCATAGCTACTATGAACATGCCTCAGCATATGCTTTATACACGGGCCACGAACCAGACATTGGTCAACGGGTATAAAGGACAGCCTCAAGTTATTACCTTTGAGTCCGCACGTGAATTTGAACTTGGTACTTCAGATATTCGATATTACCCGGTACCCACGTCCGAGACACAAAATTTGTATAAAGACTACGATAAATATGCTGAGACCTATCTCAAGGGTTGCACACCCGTGCATTTCGCCGGACGTTTGGGTAGCTATCAATACTTGAATATGGATCAGGCCTGTGCTCAAGGTCTACAGCGGGCAGCTACACTATGACTACTATTATGAAAGTTCGTCGATTTTCCGGGCGTTCTGAAGAACTATGCACTTTTATCAATAGTCGCCACATGTCTGAAGCTGTGGTGAGCATATCCGTAGTAGCTAGACTTAGAGATGGAGCTCCTTGGACTTATGATATTTTCTACAAAGAAGAACAAAGTGAGTTTGCCCCATGATCATAAGCCAGGCACACAAATTCGCGTTTATTCATAATCCAAAGGTGGCTGGTACGTCTGTACGCAAGGCTATTGCCAGCTACCATGATTATCCAGAGCGCTTCTGGCACCAGGGATTCTTGGAGGAGCATAATCGTGTAGTGGACTTAGCACATATCCCTTACAGGGACCTGGATGCACGCATAAAGACTGCGTTATCCAAGTGCTTCGTCTTTGGGTTTGTTAGGCACCCAGTGTTAAGATTTTGGGCCTCTTTAGCAGAGTTCCGTAGGCAGCATGCTGATTGGAACGTTGCTAAGCTAAGTGCTGACGAGCTATTGAATACTTGGTTGACACCAGCCAACATTCGTTACGACTGGCGGTTTACGCATTTCTGCCCTCAGCATTACTTCTTCTACGAGGGCAACAAGTGCAAGGCCGATTACATTGGTCGACACGAGGACTTCAAACGCTCGTGGTCCAATGTTCAAAAATTAATTGGCTTGGACCTCGATCCTTTGGACAACAATCGAAGTCGGGGATATCTAGAACCAGAGGCTCTGGAACCAGCCTCTTACGCACACATACAACGCCTGTACATGAAAGACACGCTGCTCTTTGGTTACGAGCGTTGGGACACTAGTTGCGATGCCATTGCTGAAGACGGAAGGCCAAGTCCTCAGTGTCAACCAATTCCCAATACGCATGAACATCGTGTGGAACTTATCCATGTCCCTTATTTGGATGCCAGCACGCTAGCCGATCTACCTTTGGGCGAACGTGTAGCCTTTCTCGAAACAAGGGTTCGTCAGTACGAACGTGAGTTCAAGCTCAGAAATAAACACCAAGAAGCTCAAGAAATAGGTGATAAACAATTTTCTTTACCCGATGAACAAGTTCAAGATATATAAATAGGAACTCACTATGAAACGTCGTTCTTTTCTATCCGTGCTCGGAATGTCTCCGGCCTTGGTAGCGCTGCCCTCAGTCAGTAAAAATGTTCCTGTGGTTAAAGCTTGGACACAACCGGCTGCTGAAAACATTAGTCCTCTAGACCGTCTGACAGAACTTGATAACCAGGGTGTTCCTATCCCTATGCGCGTATGTGCCCGTGCTGCAGGCATAAACTACGATTTGTTGCTTAAAGATATTCAAGCTGATGCTTATTACCGTCAACTTTTATCGGAAGCCTGACTATGTCTAGAATAGGTGAACAACAATTAGAAGCATGGACATCTGCAAAAACACGGTGGCCTGCATACACATTTGCTAGGCACTACAAGGGTGGCACTTATCGCGTACTACGCATAGCTTTCGCTGAAGCTGATCTAGAAATTCAGGTGGTGTATGAAAATGGTGAAGGCCTAGTATTCACACGCCCACTGGATGATTTTGAGTCCTATGTATTTACTGATATTTCACTTAAGCGATTCGTTGCTATCGATGTGGTACCTACTGACTGGCAGTCCGTATCATGGTGAATAAAGTCATGTTTGGAGACTTTAGCGCTCTGACCTCCAGAGTAACCCCTGATTTGAATCCTCCACCACTAAGTCCTAGCCCAAACCCAATAATTCTAAGGGAAACAATGATACAGACCCTAACGTTCGAAGACTCAACTATCCCTGATACTGATTTTGAGGCAATGTTTCAACTCGCTAAAGATCGTATTGACTTGTGTAAGAAGAAAAATGAGGAGTACGGGAGTAGTTGGTGTAAGCGTGGTGGGGCCGGTGCTTTCTTCAGTGTGATACGTAAAACAGACAGACTGGAGACTCAGGCTAGGAATAGAAACTACGATCTGTTTAATGTTGACGAGGACCCGAATAGCACAGAGTCTCTGGACGAAACCCTGCTCGATACTGTTGCTTACTATCTTTTGATTCTTGAAAAGAGACAGGCTAAGCGTCAAATGATGGCCAATCTAATTGAACAGTTCCAAGCAGCCGATACATACCCTATCGGAGCCTCTGTTACGAATTCAAGTAACCATCAAACTAATACGTTTGATATTAGCTATAACAACGGTATCAAAGATGACAGTTAATCCTCACATAATTATTTGTGACATTGACGGTGTCTGTGTTGATGCTGATCACAGACTACCGTATCTTATGTCCGGAGACAGAGAATCTTATATCAAGGCCGCTGTTGATGATAAACCCCTAACCCCAGGCTGTGTCATATACAGAAAGTTTTTGAACGATAAGAACTACAAACTATTGTTCGTCACCAGTCGTAAAGACGTTCTCAATTATCGTCAAGTCACGTTGAATCAAATTCGCAATTTTGTCAGTCAAGAAATCGAGGACTGGCAACTTTTAATGCGTCCAGCAGATTCTGATTTCTATACCGTACCTGACGCCGTACTGAAGCCCCTATTAGTAGAAGAACTGGGCATCAAGATCGAGGACATTTTTCTTGTGTTCGAGGACCGTGATTCGACGGTTAAGGCTTGGCGTGATCTAGGCTGCATAGTTTATCAAACAGCTAGCTGGGATTAACCACGAAACTCAATAATCTCCGGTGCTTAATTTTATAATCTATACCGGAGAACTGCATGTTAACTCTATCCCAGATAATTAAGAAAACAGGGCCTCTCCGAATTGAAGGCTCCAAGTACGTGGTTATTACAGGTATGAAGAAGGGGTTTGACAGCTTGGGCCGTCCCTTTGTTGCAGGTGCTAGTTACACCACACATATCATTGGTCCCTATGGAAAGCCCATAGTAAATAAGATAAGACACCGATATGTAACGGTCATCACGTTCTTGGACCGTCAACTGAATGTGCTCGTATCCTGTTCTTGTGACGATGCTCAGTACCGAACGGAATATGCACTGCATAGCAAAGGTGCTGCAGAAATCGAGTACTCGAATGGGGAATATCCATCACACACGAATCCAAAATTAATTCCCTATTGTTGCAAGCACGTATTAGGTCTCTACAACAAGATCAAGAGCCAGCTTCCGCAGCCAGCAGGCAAACCGAGAATTACCTTGAAGACTAATCCAGCACAACCTACGGTCTCACCAGTTAAACCACATATTAAACTCAAACCAGCACCAACCACTGCTCCAGTACCCAGTCCGGTTAAGCCTCATGTCAAGCTCAAGACAGCACCAACTATTCCAACGTCTACACCACCGCCGAAACCTCGCATCACGCTCAAGTCTAAATAAACTTTAAACCCTTAATTTAGGTGTACTGATCATGATACGAAGAGAAGCGAAATTTGAAGGTGGTCCTTTAGACGGGAAAGTACTGACGCTCTACATCGGACAGGTTTCCAAACCGGCACCCGTCTACTCCACGTTCCTAGGTGGCTTAGAACATGAGTACAAGCCAAAGACAGCTAAGGGCCTTGAATATCTCTATCTAGGTCCGCGCAAAACTTAGACTAGGGATTCTCAATGAGCACCAGAAATTACGAGCATAGCCATACCTTCGACGTAATGAAAAACGTCAATGAACAGGTGGTGGGTAATCTGACTAGTCTTCAGTATCTGCAGACCCTAGATCTATTTCTGTGGAATGCACTGACACCTATTCACGCTGAATGCCCATCCTTGTTCAACAATTATTTGGCCAAGATAGTTGCCCACCAATCGATTAACGCCAGCACCAAGTTCACTAGCGATGATCGATCCAAGTTAGCTATTCACTTGTTCAATGTTCTATCTAATCCTGATCCGAAAAAAGCCCACGAACAGGCACGTTTGATGTACATCAATAGAGGCTTGCTTTTCGGGTTCTTGGCCCTGTTTTTGAAGAAACTTAGGCGCTACGAAAAACTGCATTCTCCGTTCCTTAGCCTAGACCCAGTGGTCAGAAATTCAGAAATTCATCAAATAGAAAGAAGTGTGGGGCTCAGGCCAAACAGCTCTCTCTACGCGGTCATTCAGCAAGTTAGACACTGGCATGAAAAGGCTTTGTGGTGGAAGGGTGTGATCCTAGAAAAGTACACGAGGATGACGCTGCTCCAAGCAAAGTCAGCGTATGAGGATTTCAATCACTACGTGAAGCTTAATGACGTGGTGCAAATCTATTTGATGGTCCTGAATCGTGCGGTTGACCGTTGTGACGCACGTCAGGGTGTGCTCACCACGTTCATTCAGAACTGGTACAAAAGCGCCCGCTCAGAAATAGCCGATTTATCAAAGACACAAACCGATGTTAGCTACGAATCAATAGCTGAAGAGCATGGAGATTCGGCATCAGACATTCTAGGTTTTGCGGAACTAGATACGGGTAGTGAAATGCTGGAGCACATAGCATACACAGCCAAACAGATTGATAAGCATGGCTACGTTAGAGCGCCATTAGGCATTCCTGAGTACGTGACACGATCTCAACGTGAGCTCTTAGAGCTATTTATTGTCGAGGACTAGTTCATGACCTATTCAAGTTCCAACTCCAGCCGTGAGGCCAGTCTAGAACTGTCTTTGCAGGCTATGAAGTCCTTGCTCTCAAGCTATGTATTGCGAGCAAAGCAGGCGGAACAAACAGCAGCCCTGTTAATGCAAGAAAAACTAACGGAGGCTCAACTAGAGGTTCTTCATTCAACAATTCTAGCTCAGTTAGAACAGCATTCGGCAGAGCGTTCAGTGCAACAACAAGCTCTACTGCAAGCCTCGCTAGTTACCCTAAACGCAGCAGCAAGCTCACCAGATGAAACATGTAGGACCCTAGTAAATACAATGTTGAAGGACCTAACACTCGCCCTGTCCCACATGAATCCCAGGGCATAAATTTAAACAACAGAGGTTAAGACAATGGCACAACGCGGATCAGATTTCGACTCAGTTAAAACAAATTCACGTCCAGAGAAAAGTCAACCCTCGGACAAGGTTACGGTTTTCAAATTTCCACCCAAGAAGTGGATTACTTTCAGATGCGCAGGGCCTATCCACAGCTATGCAACAGGCTGGATTAAGACCAAAAAGAAGGATGGTAAGTCAGTTAAATTTCCTGTGGTCATGCCTTCCTATGACCCTGAAACTCAACAATTCGATAGCACGATTTACGATCCTTGGTACGGTGTATGGCAGGGTCAAAAAGATGTGGACCGTGAAGACCAGTTAGTACAACTCAGCACCAAGTATTATACAAACATGATTTGCCGTTCGGTTCAAAAACAAATGCCAGGCACTTTGGTCAAGGCGACCTCAGGCGAGCGCAAATCGGGTTTCAAGGACAAGGATAGCGACACGTGGACGCCGTGGGTTGCTGTGAGCCTTCCTGCAGGCGCAATCGCCAAGATTAAGGACCTGAAGGGTACCAACGTCGTTGAATCAGCTAAGACAGGTAATAGCAAAGCTTATTCGGTAGCTGATGCTAAGTACGGTTGTGACATCCGTATTATGTATGATCCGGATAAGAGTCCAGCCGAACAATACTCGGTTCAGACAACCAACAAGCGGACACCCATTACCGAAGAAGAGCAAGCGTTTTTACGCTGGGACACCTCGGACTTGGCAAGTCCTATGACCAAAGAAGAGACCAAGACAGAGTTCGATAACTGGTCCAAGCGTATGGGTATTAAGGTCGGTAAAAAGGCCAAACCTGAAATTGATGAAGACGAGGACATTGATTCGGATTATGAAGACGACGAACTGGACGATGAGGAGCCTGTAAGCAAGAAGAAAGTTGCTAAGAAACCAGCGTCTAAGTCCAAGAAGAAAGTTGAAGAGGACGAGGATGAAGATTTTGACGACTCTGAGTCTGAAGACTTTGACGATTCCGATTCAGACGATGATTCTGACTTTGATGACGAAGAGGAAGACGAACCTGCACCGAAAAAGAAAGTATCAGCAAAACCTGCGGCAAAGGGTAAGAAAAAAGTTGTTGAGGAAGATGATGAAGACTTCGATGACGATGATTCAGAGGCTGATGACAGCGACGAAGACGACGAGGACTTTGACGATGAACCGGCACCCAAGAAAAAAGCCCCGGCCAAAAAGCCGGTAGCCAAGGGTAAGAAGAAAGTTGAGGAAGACGAGGACGAAGACTTTGATGACGAGGACGAGTCAGATTCCGATTCAGATGACGGTGATGACTCAGACGATGACTTTGATGATGAAGATGATGAGCCTGCACCATCACCAAAGAAGAAGGCTCCCGTCAAGAAACCTGTAGCCAAAACCACGCCACCAAAGTCAAAACGCAAACCTGTAGTTGAAGATGACGAGGATGAGGACTTTGACGATTCCGATTCAGACGATGATTCTGACTTTGATGACGAAGAGGAAGACGAGCCCGCACCCCGTCGTAAGGCACCAGCAAAACCTGTTGCTAAGAAGGTCAAGCGTTAAACCTGTTAATTAGCAAGTGTGAAGTGCCCTCTGGCCCTGACCTGAACGCAGATTCACGTCGGGGCTTTTTCATTATTGTCCTCAAGGATAACCATGGTCACACGAACGACAAAGCCCTATCCTAAATCAGCGGCTAAGAAAACAATTAAAATGGAAAAACCTGAGAAAGATGCTGTTGACGAGGCTATTGAAAAAATCGTAGGCAAGAAAAGTCCTGCCACGTTTGACCCATATGCTTTATACACCACTACTATTGACGACATCAGCCGTAGACAAGGCGTTGACTCGGATTTGATGGAGGCCATTGTACCTCTGTCAACCGGCAATCTTATGCTGGACCTAGTCTATGGCGGCGGTATAAAGCCAGCTATGACGACGCATGCCGGTTGGGAGCAGAGCTGTAAGACCACGGGTGCCCTAACCATCATGGCCTCCGCAATAAAAGCTAAAATTCCACTGGTCTCACTTTGGGATTTCGAGAATTCAACGGGCAACAGTAAAAAATACGTCGCTAATATTTTGCGTACTGCTGGACTAAAGGTTTCTGTTGACGATGTATTTGGTAAAAAAGACCCAATGACCGGCAAGTGGTTGATTCAGCCTATGGTTCGTTATCACTCGGAGACTATAGGTGAAAAGTTTTTCAATTGGTTGTCTGAACTTTTGCGTCAGCTTCCAGACAAGAAATATGTAGCCAAGGAATGGTGGCTTGTTTATGAAGACACAAAAATCAATAAAACAAGACTGGGTGAACATGCTGTAGCTTCTATGTCCAAGAAATATGGAAAAGGGTTATGGGTGAAGGCTCCAGACGGCAACATGCAAGCTCTAATTATGGTTGATAGCTATCCAGCGATGAATCCAGAGTCCAACGACGAGGAAGATTCGGATAGGTCTTTGGGACTCCATGCTCGTATGTTTTCGAAACACCTACCCAGAGTTAAAGGTAGGCTAGCTAAGAAAATGGTAGCGCTTTTGGGTATCAATCAGATGCGCGATATTCCGATGGTTAAGTATGGGCCAAAAGAACAAGAACCTTGCGGCAAAGCTTTGCGTTTTAATTCAGATATCCGTATCAAATGGACTGCCCGTTCGTCTGGGATGCCTTTCAATCCTAAATTTGATACTGAAGAACGTGTTGAATTCGAACGCTCAATAGTCGATGGTGGCAAAGACCGCTATCGCTATATCCAAGTCCATGGTTTCAAGAACAAGCTGGCTAATCCTAATCGTAAGGCTTGGCTACGCTTATGGGTCGAGGACGCTACCGGAGAGGCTCGTGGTTTCGATCCCTTCTTTGATACTGCGTCATATCTTCGAGAGACTGGTCAGCTTACGGGAAAAAGTCGTCAGTCTATGCAGTTGGATATCAATAGCTTGGGTAAAGCAAAGAAACCAATTGACTGGAAAACTCTGAAATTGTGGATCCTGGGTACCAAAGAGGATAAGACAAAGATCAGTATTGCACAGGGCTACAAGGCTATGGACTTGAGACTTTTTTGTTTCAAACAGATGGCTAGCGGTGTAGGTGAAACCTTGTATGTTGCAAAACGACAGGCTGGCAAAGTTGCTGACTCAGAAGACGAATAGTTAAGAGTTAAGAATTAAAAATTAAGAAATAAGGAATTGAAAATGCAGAACAGCAAGAATTCAGTTGTCCTATCAACAGTTAGTGAAGAAAATGACGCCGATGATCTGCTGTCTGCACTTTCTACGATGGGGACGTCAATCCCCAAAAACAAACAGAAAAACATCAAGACTGTAAACTCAGTTCATGAGGAAGCAGCCAGACTAAACAAGGACTCCCTCTCTGACGAGTCTGAGTTCTCTACCTCAGGCCTATCCGTAGACCTGTCAAAAAAGAAATCAAAGTTCTTTTTTAGGGTCACTGAGTCTTTTGAAGAGGAAATGGCACGTCGTCAAAAGGACCTAGAGGATTCACGTGATCCCGGTCTAGTTAATCTAGACGCTGAGGTTGATCTAAGGAAAGAGAAATACAGTAAAGAGCTGCCACCTAAGCTCCAACGTAATATTGTGGCTGTTCGCGAATTCTTTTTGAAAGAAATAGGTCCCTTGTCCCTAGCTGCGGGTGCGGGTTCAATACAGGCCCGAGAGGTCATGCAGCGAACATTGAACGCACCTGTTGGTGAGCAGGCATTCGCCCAGTTTGAAAGGATGTTGAACTCGGCTAATACGATCAAGATGGCACGATTCATCACCAAATATACAGGCCTATCAATTAATGAAGCACCTAGTTTAGTGGCATCTATTGCACCTAAGAAAGAAGCTTATTTCTTTCCTAATCAACCACCAGACGAGCGCAGAGTCAAGGCCAAGACCCAGCCTATCCAAGAAGCCAAGAAAGGTGAGTCCAAGGTTGAAATAGAGGACTAATTATGATCAGGGAAAACTTCAATAATGTAGAGGCAGCAACTGATCGCTTATTGGCAGCTAAAGCCGATCAATTCTTTCCCGGCTTGTTGTCTCAAGCGGAACTCCAGGCCGTCCATGACCGAAGGCTCAAGAAAGAACAGATTAAGGCAAAGAAAGAAGGGCGCAAGATCAGGACCAAGGATTTTAAGGACTTAAATGCTGATCTTTATATAATACGTAAGGGGGGTTTAGACGACGCAGGTAACGCCGTTGACGATTTCGATATCGCAAAATATATGTTAGATGCTGAGGATCCTGCTACAGGCACTATACGTGATCTGAAGATCGATACTAGGCAACTCAAACACGCAAAGAACTACTACGACTTCACGATGAATATCTTGGGACCTGATGCTCCCAAATATAGTATTCCGTGGTCTCGTCAAATGTGGACAGGTCTCATACTATTCGGCGAAGTATGTCCCTGTTGCAGTGACAAGCGCGTATTTGACATTCACAATATTCCGAAGACCCTGCATCCAGAAAAGCTTTTGAAGTCAATGAAGCTTTTGGAATACGGAATATGTCCTAAATGCAAACGTCACAAATGGGATTTGATAAAAAATCATGGACTAAAAAACTATCAAGAACTGGTAAATGTGCTGGGCCAACGTAGCGGCAAATCGAGTGGAGCCGCAGGCTATTTTGCTTATAGCACGCATCAATATTTAATGTTTCCCAGCATTGCTGAGTTGGTGCCCAACATCATGCAGGCCTCTACTCAGTTGACGTGTACCATGGTCAGCCTGAACTTTAACAAAGCTGTTGGTGTACTATGGGTTCCCTTCAAAAGAATTATTGAGGCCAGCTCGTGGTTTCAAGATTATTTCTCGATTTTGAAAGCTGAGAAACAAAGAACCGGAGTTGAACTCTATCATTCATCCTCTTTGTACTTAACGTTCCAGCACAGGAACATGAAGTTTTATCCTTCGGGGCCTAATTCAACTACCCTTCGAGGCGATAGCCGGTTCGCTGCAGGCCTAGACGAATTGGGGTTGTTCCCGCTGCCAAAAGGTAACGATGAAGAGGATGAACAGAGTGAACGTGCAAATGCGGATGAAGCGCATAAATCACTTACCAATAGTCTGACCACTGTCCAAGGTGCTGTTCTTCAACTTCTGCAGCAGGGTTATAGTTCGGCTCCAGCCTCGTTAATGTTAAGCGTTAGTTCACCCTACAGTAAGCGCGATAAGATCATGCGTTTATTGGCTGAATCACGAACCGAGGTTGGCTCGCAGTACATGCTGGGTGTCAATCTTCCCACTTGGGAAATGCACCCGACATGGGGGCGTGACCACCCGGTAATTGTCAGAGCTTACAATTCGAATCCTGAAAAGGCCGAGCGTGACTTTGGAGCCAATCCACCATCAGTTCATTCCCGATTCATGAACCCGAATCTGGTTAAAGAAGAGGTGTTCGTCAACGGCAATAACAGTCATAACTTCATCTACAAATATGACAGGCCTGATGAGATATATGGAACGGTTGAAAAAATCCGCACCTTTAAATATCCGGGATTGGTCACTATCGATGCTGGGGCAGTAGACAATTCATTTACGCTGACAGGTGGACACTACGATTTTGATACAGGTAAATCGGTGTGTACGACAATTGTTGAGTGCATGCCTCAAGAAGGGCGACGTGTGAATTTCAACATGATGTATCAGTACATCATATTACCCATGTTAAAAGACCTAAATGCTGTAGCCCTATTAGCCGATCAATGGCAGTCGATTGACATATTGAATCGAGCCCAGGACGACATGAAAAATAATCCTAACGGAAAGCCTAGATGTAGGGCCCGGCAGTACAGTCCTAGACGCAAGGACTTTGATGGAACTGTAGCCATGTTGAGAAACAAAAATATAATATGCCCAACAGTCACAGTCCTTGATATGACTCGCATTTGCAATGGTGAGATTGATAATTTCAAGACCGAAATGATCAACAAACCAGTTCAACATTTAGTACTACAAATGACTACTGTTCGTGATGTTGGGCCTACACGTTGTCCAGAAAAGGGCGAGAACCAAACCGATGATATTTGGCGTGCGTTTGTTTTATGGGCTGCAAAACTGCATGATCCGAAAATCATGGAACGTTTAGTCGAGGCCAAAGACTGGAAATACGATGGTTCAGGTGGTCAACGTGCTGCCCCAGCCGCTGTATTTGTTGGACGATCATCTGGAGGTTTCAGACCAATGAACGGATTGCGCTGAACTACTTTTAATTGAGGGCCTGCAATTTTATGGCATATGTAGGAGAATTATAAATGCCGAAGAAAAGCGGTCCGAAAAAGGAACGAAAGCCTAATGATAGTTATGTAATACCTAATATTAGACTGAAGTCCACAACTAAAAGAATTCTCGCAATTGACCCAGGTTCTCGCAACATGGCTATTTCAGTAGTAGCCCTAAACGAAGAGCTCAAACTAGCAGTGGTTGCCAACTCTTTGATGACCAACACCATACATGATTTAACGGTGTTTGGTCTTCAAAGAGATGCTTTTCTAAAAGAAATTGATGCTTGGATTACCCATTATAAACCTGATGGAATTGTGATCGAAAGATTTCAAACACGAGGACTCCAAGGTCCATTAATAGAACAAGTTTCCATCATGTTGGGGCTAATTGCTGGCAGCTACCCGCGTATACCCATCAAGCTCATCACGGCATCTACGTGGAAAAATAAATTTCATCGTAGGTTCAAGGACCGAGAATTATTGTTAGACGATCTGTACAAGGTGTGTAAGACCACGCCCCATCAACTAGATGCCTGTCTAATCGGCGTCTATGGCCTAGAGGTAGGCTTGAATTCGGATATTGACTACGACCCAGCACTAATCATTAAGAAAGCTGAGAACTCATCCTTAATCAAGCTAGTTGCGAGGAAAGCCCGACGATGATTTCTTACTTAGCCGTCCAGATAGCTGCACAATTAGAATACCGTTATGTGCATTGCGTAGTCTTAAAACCTGGTGAAACTCCCAATCACGAACTCAACGGAGAATCAATTAAACCGTCAGAGTTCAAATGGCAAATACTTGTGGACGACAGTCCGACGGATGAGAAAGTTATTCAGTCCGTGGTATCTGACATCATGCATAGGATCTCCGTCCTGTGTCGTACAAAAATAGGTGGGTGCTTGGCTTCCGTTACGTTGAGAAATCTAGAGATTTCGGCCTTAACTGATGACCGAAATAGTTTGTTGGTTACGGCTGAATTAAGCGTGACTGCCATCTGAACAAGGATTAAAAATGAAACAAATCCCACAGGCTTTTATTCAGGCCTCAGCAACAGTCAGCGAAAAGAAAATTCAGGTCGAGGCCAAAGCCAAAATTAAGGCTGAGGTCCAGGACCCAATCAAGGTGCAGGCACGTATTGACATGAGTGCGGAGGTAGCTGGTCGCGGACTATGTCCAGAATGCAAGAAGCCAATGACGCGCACCAACAGCAATGGCATTCCTATTCTATCATGTGACGAACATCGTATAGCTGTGCCTGTACCTGACGAGGCCTGATGGAACAACGTCGTAATCATAGTTAAAATAATAAGGAGCACTTAATGCTCAATAACAAGAAACCCGATATGTCGTTTGATATCAGGAACCCTTCCCAAGGCCAGGAATCAAAGCGCGACCCCAAATCGAGTACAGATTCCAAGTCTCAGTCGGAAAAGAATTCAAAAAAATCTAAGCCAGAGGAAAAACGCGCTAGATCCACTTTTGAAGATGACGAAGAGGTCTATGATAGGCCTAAACCACCCAAACCTAAACGTAGGCTTAGGTCAAAGAATGCTGAAGATGCACCCACATCAGTAGCTACGGTAAAGCCCAAAAGACCTAGGGCCTCAATTACGACGGCTTCAGTCACCAATGTTGTGAGCACGGGTGCAGGCACCCGTAGAAGTTCACGCTTAAGTAAAGGTGCTAGATCATCTATTGTTGGTGAGGACGCTGAAGCACTCCAGCAACTGCTAGAAGACGGTGATAGCGACTCAGCAATAACGATGCTGAACAAGCGCTTGATACAAACGTGTATTGACCTGATATCTGAAGTGGAAGCGGGTATCCGTGAAAGCCAGGGGCGCTACGGTGTTCATTCGTTCAACGGATTAATTCAGTCTATCCGCGAACTGATGATTGATCTTCAAGCAACTCAGGATCGAGGGGCTATAGGTGTCAATCTTGTAGAATCCGTTATTCGTCCGGCTATGCAAGAAATAGCGATGTCCATCATGAAAGAATATCAATTACTGTACGACGATCTGAAATCCATAGGCATAAGCCAAGAACAATTGGTGTCGTTCAAAAAAGTCCAGATCGATAGTCGGACTCGTATTGGATCCTCTGTTCAAGATACCTATGAACGTATGAAACAAGAAGCTATTCAATTCCTACAGAGATGAGTACACCAAATGTATCAACCGTTCCAATTACTCCAATCCCTCCTAAACTACCACTAACTGCGGCCGAAATAAAGGCTGTTGTTATTCAGTATTGCTTAGACAAGAATATGGCGGTTAACGCAGAAGTAGGGTTGTGCAAATATGGAAAACTAAGGGCTGACATACTAGCCCTGACCTTTGCTGGTGACACTACGGTAATAGAAATTAAAAGCTCAGTTTCTGATTTCAAATCAGACAAGAAATGGCATAACTACTTGCCATTCGCAAATAAATTTTATTTTGCAATGAGTCCTGAGGTCTACGCCAAAGTGCAGGACTCAATACCAAAAGAAGATGGTATTGGTGTCATGTTGATTACACAAGCAACTCATACTTACGGCAAACCTAGATTGCATATAGAACGCAAATCCAAGCATAAAGAAATAGAAGCTAGCATCAATATTGAGCTGATAATTAGACTGGCGTTCCGCAATGCTATGTTCAATCGCCTACACCGGAAATAGAGGACTCAAATATTCATGAGTACCAAGCCAGAGGCTTATGCGCGTGATCTAACCTGTGTCTATTGTGGTGGATCCTTGCCGGAAACTCATTCAGCCTATTCTAAGTTGAGCAAGTACACCAAGGTAAAGACTGGTAACAAGTTGGCATTTTGTTGTTTGAGTCATGCTACGTTGTTCAACAATGCAAAGCGAACTCCTGAACAATTAGCCGATATTGGTGCAAAGACAAGTGCTGCACGTAGCAAACCAATACCAGCACACGATCTAAAATGTAATCATTGCGGCACCCCTATACATCTAGGTCACAAAGCCTACAAAACAATAGGTGCCTATAACAAAGCAAAGGCTGGATTAATCAACGTCTTTTGCAGTCTTAATCATGCTCAGCTTTATATCAATGAGCATCGTACCCACCAACAGAAACTCAAACGTAGGTCCACCATTTCTACTGGCTGTGTACAAAATGATAGTTCTAGCCAACGCCATGAGACAATGAAGAACCGGGGTTCTTATAACCAGAGCAAGCCTGAACTAAGAATTTTTCATAAGCTGCGTCGAGTATTGCCGAACTTAGAATATCAGTATAGGAAGCGTGAGGGCTATCCCTATGCCGCTGATTTTTACGACCCCGACTCAGATACTATATTTGAGTATCAGGGCTTCATGACGCACGGTGGTGCTCCCTATGACTCTCAATCGTCCGAACATGCGTTAAGGGTCAAGCAGTTAAAACTCAGGGCCAAGACCGATAAATGGCTTGCTAAATTAACCTTAAAGATATGGACTAGTAGCGATCCGCAGAAACGAGCGGCTATTCGTAAATCCAATATCAACTTTGTTGAATGGTTTACTGAGGAACAGTTTGAGACCTGGTATTCGACATTCCTTGCTCAACACCTTGGCTCCGATAAATCAAAAGGACTGGCCTACAAATTTGGATCTCAAGTACTGTGTGCTTACGACGAGCTATTACGTGCCCGCCTATTGAATAAGTACCCTGATCTTATAACATTCTATCCCTGGGAAGACGTCAACAAGGTGGCTAAACTTCTGCTACCAAAAGACGTAATGTACGCTCGTAAATTAGAGGTGTGCGTAATACCCAACGATATAGCTGATCAATTCTGTGCCAAATATCACGTGCAGGGTAAATGTCGGGGAACTACTCTATCTATAGCTTTGGTTCAAGGACATAGAATAATTGGGGCCATGACCTTTGGGACCCCTCGGTATAACAAGAATTTCGACTATGAATTATTACGCTTGTGTTTCAGCTCAGCCATAGTCGGCGGGTCCTCTAGAATGTGGAAACTCGCAGTCTCCAAATTAGGCAACCCTTCAGTAATATCCTATTGTGATCTCTCCAAATTTAACGGTAACGTTTATAGACAATTAGGTTTCAAGCTCAAGAGAACCCCAATCCCAGGTCTTCATTGGTATAACCCGCTAAATGGACGCCATGTAACTGATAACCTATTACGTCAACGAGGATTTGATCAACTCGTGGGTTCTAAAATAAATACTGTCTATGGAAAAGGCACTAATAACGCTGAGCTCATGACCAGTCACGGATTTATACCTGTATATGATGAGGGGCAGGCTACCTTTATCTATAACCCAATTTAGTAGGACTACTATGTTCACAAATAATAGATTGTTGGGGGTCAATGGAAAGACCATCAACATGAGTCATCAGGTGTTTGGTAATAACGGAGCCTCTGTAGCCATGCGTAGTTATAAAGGCCGTGATGATGGCTCAAAAGTAAAGTTGAGTGCCAATGTAGTGGGGAGTAGTGGCGGTGGTGGAGCCTCTATGTCTGTTAATGGTTTCTGGCAATCTAATTACCAGTACTACATGACAGGGATTATCCCGGCAGACCCCCATCTTATTGATACCTCAACGTTAGCTCTGTTCTACAGAGATATTTATATGTTCGATAGTGTCGGCGGGTCAGTAGTTGACATATTGTCGCATTTCCCATTCTCCAGTTGGGAACTCAGAGGCCTGGATGCTCAAGATTTAAAACCTTTCAATGACGCATTAGAAAGGTTGAATATTCAGACGATGCTACCCTTAATCAGCACCGCCCATTTAACTGATGGTTTCTTTTGTGGCTCCTTAGTATTCGATCCTAAGTCCAAACAGTTTATAGACACGATGTTGCACGATGCCTTGTCCTGTGCAGTTATTCCCTCACCGTTCTTTGGAATTGACCCTACGATTAATGTGCGGGTTGGCCAAGCAACACAGCAGTTCATGCACGATACATCAGAATACGCACGTCGATATCTGCAGCAAATGCCTCATCAGTTTGTCGACATGTTGAAAAGCGGTGCATTTACATTAGATCCAGTGACCACGATGTTTATTCCACGTCGATCCACAACGGATAGAGCTTATACATCGTTTCTACACCGTATTCTTCCGATGTATTTGATTGAGAAGACTCTGTTTCGTGGAACCTTAGTTGAGACTCAAAGACGTCAACGGGCAATGACACATTTGACGGCCGGTGACGATACATGGACTCCTACATCAGAAGAATTGAATCAATTGGTACAGTCTTTTCAACAGGCTGAATATGATCCTTTAGGTGGTTGGATATCTACACGTAACGCAGTGCAAGCAGTTGATCTCAGGCCTGGCGGAGATTTTTTTAAGTTTTCTGATATGGCTGATATATTTGTTCCCTATAAGTTAAGGGCTTTAGGTGCCAGTGAATCATTCATGAGTCAGGAAGCCTGTTTGATAGGCTCTACCCAAATTAAACTTCAGAATGGTACGACCACGAGTATAGAGAGCCTAAGTCCTATCCATGGTCTAGCACCTCATGAACTAAAGAAAGGTCAGTGGTTTCCTCTAAATTTAGAACTACCCAATCGAATTTCGAATTCTGCTAAAACTGAAGCTTGGTCATATCAAGGTTATAGGGAAACTTTTACGGTAACCACGGAAGATGGTAAACAAGTCACAGGGACTGAAAATCATCCATTTTTTGTTTTATGTGAAGACGGAACTACTAAATGGAAACGTCTAGACGAGCTAAAAGAAGGTGATTTAATTGCGGTAGACGAAGAAGAACAGGAAGTTAATAATGCCCAGACCACCGTCAGCAGCTAGAATAAAAACTTTAAAATGTTCTTACTGCAATGAAATCATTTCAGAGACTCACGAAATATATAAGACTAGACGGGACTACGATGAAGCTACAGCTGGACTACGCACTGTGTTTTGCTGTAAAGGGCATAGTGTGTCTTATCGCCATGATAATTTAAGCCCGGAAGATAAATTTGCATATCATGAAAAGATAGCGACGTCCCGTAAAAATCGTAGTCCTGAAGAGAAACATTTGTCAGGGACTAAACTTAGAGACACCAAAGCTAATTTCTCGGAGGAGAAAAAAGCAGATATTCGAAGTAGAATCCAGGCAACGGCTAAAGCTAATGATTCCTATGCAAAGGCTGCATTGAAACGTGAGATCACCCTAATTGAGACTCATGGTCTGGACTACGGCAAGAAACGTCAGGTCAAAGCCCGAGAGACTATGCTGAGGGAGCATGGAATTCCATGCTCCCTAGTTAGCGGTAGTGTTTTTAGGGCCAAAGCTGAGGCTACAAATGTGGAACTTTATGGTTTTCATAACGCTACAATGAACCCACAAATTGCAGCGAAAACCGTAGCTACTTATACTGAACGTCATGGCGGTATGGGAAGAGCAAGTCCTAGCGCTAATGCTGAGTATAAGAAAACCATGATAAAAGAATATGGTACTGATCAACCAATGCAAGTTAAAGAGTTTGTAGACAAGGCTAGGGAAAAGTTTAGGCAAATAGGGCGTCTAAAGTCCAACGCTACTAAAATAAAAAATAATACGACGCCTAAAGAGGTTGCTTGGAAAGGCCATGCAACTAAAAAACTTAATGGCACGTACACAACTAATAAACAAGAGCAATACATCCTCCACTGTCTTAGATCTTTACTGGGGTGTCAGGTAGAATACTTGTATAGAGACCACCCGGATTACCCATGGGAAGCTGATTTCTATGATCCCGACTCAGATACTATATTTGAATACCAGGGTTACTTTACACATGGTGACGAAGCTTATGACAAAAACAATAAACAGCATAAGCTAAAAGTTGCTGACTTAAGTACAAAAGAAGGCTGGGCTCCAGCTCTGACATTGAAAATATGGACTAAACTAGATCCGTTAAAAAGAAAAACTGCTAAAAACAAAAACCTATCTTTTGTAGAGTGGTTTAATATCGAGCAATTTCATGTTTGGTTCTATACTCAAATAGCCAAACTGTTTAACGCTAAACATAGCAGGGTCAAGAGTGGATGGTTTAAATTAGCTCCTGACTATTATTTAGCATCCCACTGTGCATTAGCTAACGTTAGACTTCCGAAAGGTAGAATTATTGTATTTTACCCATGGGACGATTTGAAAAAGCTTTCTCTTATAATTTCGAAAGAAAAAGAAATAATTTATGCTAGAAAAACTAAAATATCAATCATAACCAAAGAAACAGCGGATAAATTCTGTGAGAAATATCATATGCAGGGATCCTGCCGAGGAACCGATTTAGCTTTAGGACTTTATGTTACAACAGCAGAAAATAATAATCGACTAGTTGGAGTCATGACATTTGGGAATCCTCGTTATAACAAGAAATTTGATTATGAACTATTACGTTTATGTTTTTCTTCTTTAGTTGTTGGTGGCTCTCAAAAATTGTGGTCCGCAGCTAATAAGTATTTAACAGGTTCAGTAATAAGCTATTGTGATTTATCCAAATTTTCTGGGGCTATCTACACTAAATTAGGATTTATCCAGAAAAATAAACCCAAATCTTCAATTGTTTGGTACAACCCGGAATCAGGAATTCGCATCACGGATAACCTATTGCGCCAACGAGGATTCGATCAATTAATTGGTAAAAAATTGGGAATCATATATGGCAAGGGTGAATCTAATAATGCACTTATGAAAAAATATGGTTTTATTCCTGTTCAAGACCAAGGGCAGTCCGTGTACATTACGGAGTTAAAATAATGAAGTTTGTAAAAATAGTTTCAATTGAGGCCTCTGGTAAAAACCATGTATATGATATAGCCATGGCTAAAGACGAGGATCCCTCATTTATTGCAAATGGTATTATTGTGCATAATACCTATGCCAGCCAAGAAGCGGGGTATAGCCTATTCTTGGAAACAACTAATAGCTATCGGACAGACTTAACCGAACGTATTTTCAACTCAAAATTATTTCCGTTGATAGCCGTTGTTAATAATCTGTATAAAGATCCTAGTAAAGGTAGAGCCAAGGGTGGTCAGCTACTTGATTTTTTGTTTAACAGAAACAATCGTAACAACTTGAAAATGCCACAACTTCACTGGCATAAGGAGTTGGAAGCCAAGGGTGAAGACAACATGGCTGAACTCCTGGAATTAGCCTCTGACAAGGGTGTACCTATTCCATTGAAGATGTGGATGGCTGCTTCCAAAATTGATCCAGAATCATTGTTACGTGACCTATCTGAGGACCAAGCCTTACGCGATAAATTAGCTCAGTACACGGGTAAGGACACTAGCCATGAGGGTGAGGACGATCATGAGTTCTCTGATGAAGACGATAACGCGCATGATGGTCGGGGTGTAGACGTCAGAGGCTCGGTTCCAGGTGAACGTTTAACTACTCAACGCCTAAGTCAAATGATTCAAAGTCCACGTGTTCCGCTATTAGCCCGCGAGTTTGGGGACTCTGGTGACTCATGGACCTTCACAAAGACGGGTAAGGTCAAACATGTTCCTTCAATAGCTAAGGCTGACCGTAATGCTAAGGCCAATGACACGATATTGAAAATTGCCAAACAGGCGGACAGGGATCCTCATTATCGTGAAGAATTAAAGAAAAGGAATCAGGCCAAACTCGGGCGTACAAAAGTTAAAGACATGTAAGGACCACTATGTATTCGTTCCTAGTAAAGGAAGTTCCTGTGTCAGTAAGTCTTGAACCAGAATACCAGTGGTTTACCTATCACGGACGTTCACCCGTTCTAATTAAGTTCCAAGGTAAGTCACTGGCTATTGGAAAGGGAAAACGTTTTGGTGTTCGGCCCTCGACTTCGGGCACTGAAATTCGTTTAGTTTTTCCCGAGGATAAGTCAAAGGTATTAACCATTAGCAGAGAACAGGCTGAAAGTTTAGCCAAAGGAGTGAAGTAATGGACACGCATTCTTCAGAAACCGGGGTCGACATAGAACCCGATAAAGAGTCCACTATTAAATACTACGGTATTTTATTTGACGACTATACACCTCCAGTCGAGGGTCAAATTCTCAGGGACTGCTTAGCTCTGCAGAACATTGCGGGGCACTCAGTTGATGAATTAGTTATTGTTTGTGAAAGTGAGGCCCCCGATTCTTTACTAAAAGCCTTGGGCTTACGCAGAGTAGGGGACCCATCTTTAACCGATGACTGGATTGTTTATCGCACTCAAGAAGAGTGGCCCGAACCTCCTGATAATGCCACAACAGTAACGCAAAGAGACTTGTGGGTACAGCTAGGAAAAGAGAATCTGACGGTCATGGACGAGCAACATACTAATGGCTACTATTTGCCGCCTTTTTACCTGGGGCCGCTTAGCAGTAATGTTAAGTGATAAGGTTTTGAATTGCTGGAAACCCCTTAGAGCTTCTTGAACCACAACGCGTAACCACCAAATGGTTAGATGGTTAGATCGTGAAGGTTTGAAAATCAAGAAGATTGGGCAATCAGCAGCGAAGCTCGAAAGAGAACGTTCAACGACTAGGCCGTAAGGCCGTACCTACCAAGTGGTGGGGAAGTGGAGCCCTCCTAGAAATTTAGGATGAAGATATAGTCTGAACATCTGGTGAAAGCCAGAGCAGCTACTCGATGGTAAGACGAGCAAGCGCCTTTAGCCTAACGAGCTGAGGGGAACATAAATGCAAGGAAGACTTAGTCCAGATACGATTAGTTTGTTACGTCCGGCACCAAATGGCTACGTTCCAACTGACCCCTCTCTTATATTGATTTGGTCCTAACCCGTTTTTTAATTAAGCATAATTCTAAGTCCCAATTTAATAGTATCTCGAACTTGATGTCCGAATCGTTTTGTTTGCGCTTTGACGATTAGCTCTGTGGGAAGGGTCGGGCACTAAGTCTTGGGAGGGCCTACGGCTTCGAGGCTTGCCCTCCCTCTTTTTTATTTAATTTAAGTCTAATCCCTAATCCCTAATCTTTACCTTTACCCAAGAGACGGCTAGCTCTTGAGGTTCCAAACTTCAGCCGTCTCTTCGGTGTTCATTAGCTTCAACAGGGCACCAAAATCATGAGTGGATTAACATCGGCTATCAGCCAAGCAGTATCCCAAATTCAGGCTAATACCACGGGCAGCGTCAATGGTGCAATTCAGGGCCTAACTGGTGCTCAGGCTAACGCACGTAACGCCATTGCCTCAGGTATTAGCGGTGCAGTAAATAATACAGTGAAGGCCCTAAGCAGCACCGTAATAGGATCAGTTGGAAGCCTAATTCAAGGTAATGTGAGCGGAGCCTTGTCCAATCTGACAAATGCCCCAGGTAACATCATCAGTTCGGCGTTAGCGGGCTTAGGTGGTCAAGCTAATGTCGCACTAAGCGGTGCTGGCTCCCTAGGCTCTATGGTCGGTATAGGCGGTGCTAATCCAGGTAATAGTTTGGGCGGTGCCAATGCAAGGCCTGATCCTTTATTGAGTTTCTGCTGGTATGCTCAGCTACCGGTAATTAGTCCGGGTTCCACCCAGAACGCAGCATCGGCTAGCACCACGTCAATTCTCAATAATTTAAGTTCGACGTTACTAACTGGTTTGTCCTCGTCTGTTGGCGGTGCCGTATCCACGTCTAATGCATCGTCCTTGCCCTGGTATTACGTTGAGGAAGCTGCATTACCTTTTCGTAACTACAGCCTCAAGTCTATTTTCAGAGAAGGTAGAGAACGTCATTACCCAGATCGCTACAACGTAGATCAGCTCAAGCTCGCAATTTATGCTGATTCGGATAACACCAGCACTCAGTATCTGCAAGCTTGGAACAACGCAATTATTACACCCTTTAGTTCGGCAACAGCAGCAACTCTAGCCGGTGGGTGGGGTAGACCCTCCGACTACAAGAAATCGATCTTTATCTACATGCTTGACGTTACAAAAAACGTGCTGGCCATCATTGAGTACATCGAGTGCTGGCCTGTTACCATTGCCGAATACAACATGGATAGTGGAACATCGACGCGTATTGTTAACCACGTGAGTTTTAGTGTGGGTGACGTTTTCATTAACTTGATACCCGTACCCTCGACTTTCACCCAGAGCATAACCTCAAGTCTAAGTAACAACGCAATAACTTCAGTGATTAACGGGTTTGCCAATTCTGGAATTTCAGGTGCTATTCAATCAGTGCAATCCTCAATTTCTAGTTTAGCACCAGCTGTTGGTTCGGCAATTAACGCAATATTTTAAACAATAAAATTTATTAAATCCTTTCCCTAGGAGTTTAGCTATGAGCGGTAATAACAACCAAGGGGTTCCTGGTGGTCCTCCGGTCGTGCATCAGGTAACAACCATGGAATTTCCGAAAGAGAAACAGTTGGCACTGCAGGCCCGAAGCCAAGCAAAGAATACGTCTACTGCCCATTTTCCTAATCAAAAAGGACAACCTGGATACAACAAACCTAATGTTCCAGTAATGCAGCCTGTGGCAAATAGTGAGTTGCAACGTTCGCATCAAGGACCAAGTCCGGCAGTGATTAATCATCAAGCATTAGTTGATCCAGGACTTCATGGTCTAGCACCAGTACAACGTGCGACACCAGCACCAGCACCAACACCTCTACCTGAATCGGATACGAAAGTAGTTAGCCCAGAGTTGCAAGTTGAATCAACGTTGCCTGGATTCAGCACTGCCGTGGCTGATGGTGAATTTGTATCATTGGCACTACCTTCGCGTTTTGCCTACTACGGTTTCAAAGATATTTATATCAAGCCCTTTGTGGCCAGACATTTGAGTAAGCTCCAACGGGCACACACAGAACGCTCACTTTTGCATATGGTAGAAGCTGTGTCTGACGTTATGTACACTTCGGATCCTGCCTATGGTGGTCAACCAATGGCCTTCTATTTGACGTTACCTGATTTCTTCTTTGCTCTGTATTGGCTGCGTATCAATGGCTTCACCAAGTCTAACTATACTCACACTACGGTCTGTAACAATCAAGACCATATTGATCAGGTAGAGATTCATGAACAACTTGCTGAGTTTAAGAAGGCTGTGGCGGCCGGAGAAATGACGCCAGAGCGTTATGCTGAACTCGAAGCACAGGCCAAGGCCCCAGAAACACTGAAGATTAGTGAACTGATTCGCAACACTAATATTAAGGTTCGTCAGTTGGAGACCATTCCAGATCCGGAGGTCTTCCACTTCAGTGATACATCAGATATGTACTTTAGACCACCAACCATGAAAGACGTGTTGGAAATGGCTGACCATCCTGACATGCGAGACAAGGATAAGCGTGTGGAGTTTGGATTCCTATCTGGTCTGGCCTCACACATCCAACATCGGGAATACGTATTGACCTTGGACCAAAGGCTATCTATTGTCGGTGAAGCATCTATGGACCAAGTGCAATTGATAAAAGATTTTGAAGAAGAACTCGCCCATTATGGCGTCGTCGAAACGGTAACTGTTACTTGCAAAGGGTGTGGCGCATCGAGGGTAAGCAAACTTACTCTCGGTGCGCACTCATTTCTTCCCCCTTACAAGTGATAAAGACATAATGGACCGCTACATCTTGTTGGCTTCTGAGTTCAATATTTATCCTCCCGACACAATACCTATCTACCGATTGCAACAACTGTCGGAAGCTGCGGCTGCGCGTAGGGACAGACGCATTGAGGCTGCACAACAAGGTCTAGTTTTCACTGGTTAATACTTAAATAGAGGCTGGACGGCTATGCCACAATTCAGATCGGAAACAGAAAGAAAGAAGTGGGATAGCCTTCAAACCAGTGCGGGCGCTAGCTTGGCCAACATCATTAAAGGCCAAGCTAGTGCCGCTGATTTTCAGAAAGTAAGTTCAGTGTTAAGTGGACTAAATACCCTGGCCCAGAATGTATTTGACGAGGCGATTAACGCAGCGTCAGTGCAGGCCCGTGTGTTCCAAGGTTACTATGAACGAGCGGTAGCCGAACGTAAAGTAGGTGACCTAACCGCATTTGAACTGGCGTTAAACGAAGCCTTGAAAGGTCAGGCCTCAGAATTAATAGAACAAATCCATGATGCAATAACACTGGAGTTGTTTCAACAGTCTGACGTTCTTGAAAAGTCGATGGGTGGTCGTTTTGATCATCTCCAGGAAATGCTACCTAAAGATGCGCCGTCAGTCAATGACCTGCTCTCAGCTAACGAATTGTTGGCCGAGAGGTTAGAAGCGACCGATGATAGGAAGTGGGATGCGCGTCAAGGTGGGCTGGTTGACCGCATCCAGGACATGTTTAAGAGCGTGCTGTCTGACATTGCCGAGCAAGTGCAGAGGGCAAAGGCTAGACCCCAGTATTCCCAAAAATTGTTGACCCACGATCCTGATTCTGGACGTACCGTTGACATGGATACTGGGGCCTTAGTTAAAGCTCAGTCTTTAGTCAACGGGGGTCATCAGCTTGTTCCTTACACTGGGGATGATCCACAGCACACTGGAGATATAAACACTCGTGCTTCTTCTGCGTCTTCGATAACAAATCAAGCACCACCTGTTATACAGCTATCACAGAAAGCCGAGCACCAGATAACCACAGCCGCCGACAATCAGACTTCGCTCTATAAGCAATTGATGGACTTCTTAAAAAATCCATCAGCAAACAAAGGCCGAGGCTCAATGTTTGGTGGCCCAAGTATTCCAGATGCAGCTGAAGAGAATAACGAACAGGATAAGGCAGATACGTGGTGGCGTTCATTCAAGAACACGATGGGCGACAGTTTTAAAAAGGCAAAGGACTGGAGCAAAGATAATAAGGGCTGGGTAGCTGGGCTAGGTGATACCTTAGCCGCAATGATTTTAGACCCAACATTGTTCCAGACTCTGGCTGACGACCTAGAGAAGTATCTGACATGGGACAAGCTCAAAGACGCAGCCGAGACCAGCTGGAACTACATTAAGAACAACGGTGTAGCCGCAGTAGACTGGGTACTGAAGAAATTAGGTTTAGGAAGCATTGAAGAAGCCAACAAAAATGTGACAGAAAAAGGTCCGTTGGCCTCGACTATAGCTGCAGTCAAAGATAAGAATTCCAGTACATTGACCAAGATCGGTAATGCGCTGGTTTCACCTGACGAGCAGAAATGGATTAAGAAAAACGTTGTTGAGCCGATCACTAATCCTAAATCGACGGATTCAAAGACTGTAGGTCCCCCGAAATCGTCGATGAATGTTAAGTCTGATGTTAGCAATGCCTATAGTACGGCTTGGAATCTTTTGAAGTCCCCCTTCCAAAGTGATGCACAAGCCAGCAGTTCGTCGACTAGCAATCCAAGCGCAATTCCAACGTCTAGTGCTTCGGGAACTGCTGCAAACACGACGGTAAACGGCAATAACAGGTCGACGGTGGTCAATTCAAACCTGACTGTAAGTCCCCCGACTACGGGCACCTCATCAGTTCCAGCCAAACCCGTGGTCATGACGCCAGGATCTGCTAATCCAGCACCTGGAACAATGCCACAAACCGCCAATGGATCAACAGCTAATAGACCTGCTGCGGGTACTCCACAAATAAGCTTGTCTACATTTGGTTTTACCTCTGGTGTTGACGACAGCTTGGCAATGATGAACACCACGTTCTTTACTAATTGAGGACTATACATGGCCTACTCTATGATGGACGCGGCTCAACTCGTCCCACTTAGGGATGATCATGAAGCTGAACACTCTATGGGCGAAGCCTTGCTTCTCAAGCTAACAACAATGCCATTGGAGGATATGCTGAGTACTTTGGTGGTCCCTGTAAACCAGGTGAAGGACGACATCGTTTCTACCTGGCAGGGCCTAACCGAAATGTTCATGCAGAAACATGAAGACGAGGATGTGACTGCGTTCATTAGCAGAGGCGCTGCCGAAGCCCTAATTCAGTTTCAGGACGTACACGAAACTGCAGTTACACAGGCCAAGCACAAGGATAAAAAGAAGCATCATTTCCTAGAGCGCCTGATCAAGCGTTGGATAAAAAAGGTTCTTAAGAAAATAGCCAAAAAATTATTGAAAGAAGTTATTAAGCTAGGACGCTGGGTGATAGAGAAGATTTTCAAGAAGGCCTTTTCTGCCGTCATAGACTGGTTCGTTCGTCCAGTGTTGGTAGAAGTCTTAGAATTCATTGGTTTAAACCCCGAATTATGGCCCTTCGTTGCCGTGGCTGGTGGACTAGCTCTGTTGGGTGGTGGACTCTACGAACTGTTCTTTAAGTCGGGTGGTTCTGCCCCTCCTAGCGATGTCGGACCAGCCAATATTCCGGCTGTTAATGAGCAACATGGAGCCTCCACTTCATTGACTGCGCCAGCTCCTTCTACTGTGTCACCCTCAGCAAAAACTGCTGCTCCTGCTCGTCCTTATGGCGGGGCCGTAGCTTCAATGGCCCCGGCTAGTTCTCGTGTGTCAGTAAGTGCGCCAGAAACAACTGAAACTTTATTGTCCAAGGGCAATCAGCTTTTAGGTAAGGAAAGCCTGACAGTTCAGCAGGCTATTGAGGAAGCTTCGAAAAGGGTTGGTGTTGACGCCGGTATTCTAACCGCGTTCGCGTACAAGGAATCAACGTTTGAGGCCGGAGCTAAGGCATCAACTTCTAGTGCTGCTGGTCTTTTTCAGTTTTTAAAAGGCACTTGGAAGCAGGTAGTTGGGGCTTACGGTGATATGTACGGAGTATCCCAGGATGCCTCACCCCTAGATCCTCTTGCAGCTGCAATCATGGGTGCTGCTTTCATTAAGCATGAAATCTATCCGTCGATCTCCAAAGTAGTTCCTAATCCAACAGTGACCGATTTGTATCTAGGTCATTTTATGGGACCCTCAGCGGGTGCTCATTGGCTTAAGAATTACAAAGATAATCCAAATGCTTTAGCCTATTTGGACTGGCCTGACGCAGCTGCTTCAAATCAATGGGTGTATTACGACAAAGGCGGTAATCCACGGACCTATGCAGAGATCTATTCTATTTTTACAGGGTCTATGTCTGCAGTTGAAGCAGCTTACGACGCTAGAGCGAAAGTTAATACTACGACCAATTCCACGAGTATTAAGACGACGCCTAGCACTGCCACACCTGTAGCGCCTATCACAGGAACAGCCCCTGCGGGCACCGCGCAGGCTACAGGAGGACCTGTAGGATCGGATGCACCACCAAAAACATTAATCAATACGAAAGCTGGAATATACGCAGTTAATTCGTAATAAGGTTTAATCATGGCGAACTCAGCATATACCGTTTTGATCCAACAAATGGCAAACCCCAACGGGGCACCCACTATTTCTGTGCAGGCACCTATGCCAGAGACCGTGGCCTTTGATGTTGGAGCTACCTATGACCAACCTCTACTCCCAGGTTCCTCAGACAAGGGTGGTGTTATATCAAAGATAATGAAGGCTATGGGTGTCAGAGGTGCAGTTCAGGCGATGTCCGTCCAATTGTGGTCAGGTAATACGGAAACCGAACTCACTATTGAAATGGACTTCCATACTGAAAGTGATCCTATAGCTGACGTCAGAACACCTATTTTGAATTTAATGAAGTTAGTGGTTCCTGGTATCGGCGATAAGTCAGGACTACTGTCTAGTCCTGGACCCTATGTTAATTTTACGGTCCTAGGTGCCGCAATTGCTAATAGCGCATCAACCGTTGGAGCCGTAGCCGGGGGACTAGCCGGTTCAGCCGTGAGTGTAGGTAAGAACATTGTATCTGGTGCTTTAGGTACTGCCAATGGCACACCCCCGACTACAGGTTCGTTAAATAACACAGCACTTCAGACGAATGACGGGGCTAATAATTCGCAGGCAGCAACACCCACGGCTAATAATCTTATTGGGACTTCAGCATTTTGGAAATCTCAGATCAAGAATCAGATATCAATACGCATCGGTAATTACTTGTATTTCGACTCGGTAGTTGTTACCCGAGTCTCAAAAACTTACACCTCGAATTTTGATGCCCAGACAGGTCTTCCTCACCATGCAAGAGTAGCTGTTACGTTTAAGCCTCTCTTTATGTTGTGCCAATCTGACCTAGAGTCCTTGTACATTAATCCGACGGGTACTGCGGCACCCAGCACCAATAGCTTTACTATGCCTGGGGCTAATGTAGGACCCTCGTCGAATAGTTTTAACTTTACCTTGTAGGCTAAACCATGGCTCTAGAAAATTATACAGGTGACTACGATTGGTCAGCCTATACACCTTTGGACTCGACGGGCACCAATTACGATATCTTTAGTTCTGCCTACAAAAATGTACGATTCAATGTCCAGGTCCAGACTCAATATACAATTAAAACTAAGGATATAGCTAACTTTCCGGGCTTAGCTTATACCTTGTACGGAGATACGTCGTTGTGGAGGGCCCTGCTAGCCTATAACGGGCTGTCTGACCCGATATCGGACCTTGCCATAGGTATGGTTATCAATATCCCGGCCAAGGCCAGTCTAAGTGCCTATCTATCGCAGCAATCCACCAATAAACAGGTGACGATTAATATCTGAAGTGAAGGACTGATCATGGCCTACGCGGTCCAGAACATATTAGAGGTATCGCTGTATATCAACAATATTGAATTCCCGTTAGACACAATCAACACGCTTAATTTTCTATGGTTGGGTATGAGTGCTCGTAAGGCCCTGCTACCAACGTTTCATCTTTCGATATCCGATGTTAGACATAGTTTAGACAACATTGGTGTACCCGATGGAATTCCTATTAGGATTGTGGTGAAGCCCCAAGCATCGTCCACCATTATTTATAATTTTCGACAGTTCCATCACAAGAAACAGTTCAACGGAAGTTTCTTTAGCTACGAAATTGACGGCTATCTAGATTTTCCAAAATACTGGATGGGGACTTCTAATGTAGGAATTCAAGGAACGTCTAGCAGTGCTCTAGCATCAATTGCCAATACCTGCGGCTTGCAGTTTAACGGTGCGTCCACCAACGATGCTCAGCTCTGGCTACCTAGGAACCAGACCTACGCTGAATTCGCATGTAGCATAGCCGACAGAGGTTACATCACGGATAGTTCTTACGTTGAATTGGGAGTGGACTTCACAGGCACTCTAATCTACAAGGACGTGAATAATCTCCCTACCTCACAGTACACAATAACTCTAGGCCAACTAGACCCGAGTAGTTTCACGGCATCAGACTATGAGCCTGTAGCGCGCTCAGGAATCGTCAATAAAATGACGGGTTACCAGAATACGAAATACGGACAGAGCATTAGTTCACAGACGGCTAGTACTAGCTTTGCTCAATTGGCGTTCACTCCGGACACGACGGCCCCGCTTTATAACACGGCAATGGTGGGACAAATTGATAGAGGTTACTTATCGTATGGGGGCCTAGACGTTGGTAATACACATGAAAACTATGACAAAGCAAAATACCAGAATTTAAGATACAGCAATCTCTATAGTTTGGACGTCAAATTCTTGATGCGTATGCCCACAGGACTGAACCTATTCGACACCTTTACATTCAGTGTCGATAGCGAGGCAACAAAACAGGATAAAGCGTATGCCGGTACCTATATTGTGAGTGCCCGTTCACAGTTTATGACTGGTGCCAATTTCGCAGAGATGATACTGGGTACCAGGACCGGAACCAACGGCACGTATATTAGCGGATAAGATCATGACTCCAATGAACTTTGTTAAGCGCTTCAAGAAAGAATTAATTGAAGTGTCAAACGTCTTTGGCCATTTGAAAAGTTCTTACGTTGATGAATCATTGGCTCGTGGCTATGGATTCCGCACCTACGCAGCACTTGTAGCTAGGCTTAAAGACGAGCCCTTATGTGAGCTTCACCCTGAGCTGTTTGATTATCAGGCATTTAGTGAACGGTTTATTGAACTCGATGGACATAAGCTCAAGGCACAGGTAGCGACAGAAACAGCAAGAACTATTTTGCCAGTATTATCTAGGACATATCATGAGCTTCAAAGCACACAACGAAACAATTAATAGCCGTGAAGACTATGGTCAAGGTTATTACGCTGGAACAGTAACCGCAAACCAGGATCCCAAAGGTTTAGGTATGGTTCAAGTCAACGTACCGGGACTTTTTGATACCTCTAGTGGACCAGTTCCTTGGGTAGGTGCCTTAAAAGACTCTCCCTTTGGTTTTGGAACTGGACCCAAAGGACAATATGGCTGGTACGGCAGTCCACAGGTAGGCTCCAAGGTCAAGGTTGAGCTTCAGGGTGGTGACCCACACAGGCCGCTCTATACAACGCTGTACACAGCACCTGACGCTAATTCGGTATTTGCACAGCCATATACCTGGGGTTTTCAAGATCCCTCAGGTAACAGCCTTGTAGTCAATATGCAAACAGGAACTTGGACTTTTACTCATTCATCTGGTGACCAAGTAGCCTATGACGCTACCGGTGATCGCGTGACTCTTATTCAGGGTAACGAAAATCTGAATGTGCAAAAGGCTATGACCGTAATCGTTCAAGGTAACTGTCAAGTTTATAGCAATACCCGCATAGACATTCAGGCTCCGCTTACTACACTAAACTCAATTCCTCCGGCACCTTAATCATGGGACAAACTGCACGTCAAATGGATACACATAGTCATGGCGGCTATATTCTAACTGGTAGCCCAGATACCTATGCCAATGGTATTCGGGTTGCACGTCAAGGTGACTTAGCTATTTGCAATATACATGGAGTAGTGACCTTAATTCAGGGTTCGGCTACCGTTTATGCTAATGGGGAACGAGTTACACGCGTACAGGACATGCTCTCGTGCGGTGCTTTCATAATTACAGGTAGTCCGGATGTTTATACGGGTGATTAAATCATGACTTTTGCACTTCCTCCTCTAACACTACCCGCAGATATTATTGCCAAACAAGCAGCAATACAAACACCTCCAGGTGTTGACGCTGGATTCTACAACACCATTTTAGGTCTCTCAGATGCTGGCGGTTTATTTACAAATCCGTTTGCTGTTCACATCGCTGGATTAAACACAATCACCTCACAGCTGACGTCTATAGAGGGTGTTGCTGGGTCCGTTGGTGGTGCAGCAGACTTGTCCACTATCATGGGCCATGTATCAGATATGACCACGATATTTAGTAACATAGCTACCAATATTGTGCCAACACCTCTACCCATGTCTAGTGTTCTGTCAGCTGCTGTTACTTCAAGCTGTGGGTCGCTGCCCGATATCAATCCTAATGACTCGCAATGTCTAGCCCCGTTCGTCACGGCCCTAGGTGTTCCCCAACTAGGGCAGATAATGAATTTATCTCTGTCTCAGTATTCATTAGCGCAATTGTGTGGAACGGTTAGTCCTACAAATCCTGTGCCTCTGTTAAATCAGTTTTCATCTATGTTGACTAATATGACAGCTGGTGCAACATCCTTTCTGTCTTCTACGGCTTCGATGGTTACTGGTTTGTTGGAGTCCTCAGTAGAGGACTTGGCTGGAGCCTTGGGAAGCGGGGTATCCTCTATTGAGAGTGCACTAGGTTCTTGTTTTGGCTCGCCTATAGCTAGTTTTGGCTCCAGCATGTTTAGTGCTATTAAGGACCAAATGTCTACAGGTCTAGCCTCGTCTATGCGCCACATGGTTGAAACTAATTATGCTATGAAGTTCATGATCACAGGTACGGACAGCACGGGTGGCGGAAGTTTTGGAGGCATTCTTGGATCAGGTGTTGCCTCAGCTATTACGGACTACCCAAGTAACATAAATGTTGGACACATAATTCCGTAAGCCAGACCGAATTTTATAATAAGGATTAGTCATGGCTACACCCCAGATAACTAACTTTGCTTTGAACCTGACAGGTGCAACCTGGATTGACGCAAATTCTCAGTTCACCGTCAATGGAATGCCTGATCGATTGCCCGATGTACTGGCTGTGCAAAATTCTTTGTACAACATTTTTAACTGCGCAATAGGTGCAAGGGCTCGTATATTTCAGCCGGAATACGGCTCGATGTGGTACGAGTTTTTGCAAGAACCTATTGACCAGACAACGGCCAACAAAATGCAGATAGCCCAGATACAGGCTATTGCCAGATGGGAACCACGAATCACCGTTGATTTCTCTAACTCATACATCAATCCGAATCTGTCACTCCCTGGCTACGACGTAAGAATTGCCTTCTCTCTGAACTTGACATCAACCAAACAAAATATAACTTTTCAGGTGGTGGTTTAAATATGTCCACGACTTCAACAAGCTCTAGTTTAAATAGCCCTACGATGTTTCTAACGCTAAGTAATCTAACGGCGGATGTGGAACAATTCGTAACTCAGTTTCAGCAGTATCTTTTGACTCAGCCTACTTGGGCCGGGAACTTAACGACTCAAACGTCAGAGACTCTGGTTGAACTGATATCTACCATTGGTGTTTTTGCGCAGGCTCGTATCATACGTGAGGCTGAGGACGTGTTCTCAGAAACTGCTGAATCTGATTCAGCTATTTTAGCCATCACCCAAATGCAAGGCCTACGTATTGCACGCTATCTGCCTGCTGGTATGACGTGCACTATCACTTCGCCGGTAACAGTTACGCTGGCCCCCTTGACTCAATTTAGTTGCGCTGGAAATAATTTCTTTAACAGAGATGCACTCCAGCTTTTAGCCAATACTCCGCTGCTTACTACATTGTTCGAGGGTCAGATTTTCAGTTACTCGATGAACGGTTTGGGTACAGAGCATCAGACCTTTGTTTCCAGTCAGGATGGATTTGTTGTCTCCGACCAAGATACGATGGTGCAAGTAAATAATACAGTGGTACCCAAGTCTTATGGCGGACTGTGGAACTTTGACGGGCTTCCTGGATTTGCTGATATCACAATGAGCGATGGGCGCTTACTTATACAGTTCGGCAGCCTAGGTGGTATCAACGGTCAGTTCGCAACTATTCCTCAGACCAATGATGTAGTTGTAGTTTCGTTTCCCGTAACTCAGGGTGCTAGCGGCAACTCGATTGTCAGTAACGGAAAGACATTAACAGTAACTGGGTTTCCTTTGATTACTGGGACCGCTACGGCTAACCCAAGTGGCGGTGCAAACGATAAACCGGTAATTGCGTACAAGAACGTAGCAGCCGGTGGATTCGGTACCTATAGTTCGGCTGTCACCAAATCGCAATATGTAGCAACTATTGGAACCTATCCAGGAATTATTGATGCAGTAACGCAGGCTCAGCGTGAAATAGATCCTTCGGACTACAGATGGATGAACGTCATCAGAGTTTCGGGCTTAACAACTAGCCCTTGGACACAGGCTCAGATTCAGACGTTCACGAATTACTGTCAGACTGTCACGATGTACTCCACGTATTTCCTGTGGCAGGATCCGATAGCGGTCCCCCGTGATGTCGCATTGGAAATTTATGTCTTTAACTCTGCCTTGTTAGAACAAGTAGAAGCAGCCTGTACTGTGGCTATCAATAATTTGTTTGCCCCGCGTCCCGGTATATTGATGACCAACTTCTACATCAGTGATTTGATAGCCGTGTGCAAGCAGGCTAACCCCGGACTTATTTCGTATATTATTCCGCAGGCACCTACAGGGTCCATGATTGTGACTGCGCCAGAAAGCCCGCAAATCACATATGAAACGGTTCCTGGTGGGGGCACCCTGGGGCCATTAGTTTACGCCTACAGTATCAGCACCACGTTAACAAATGGTCAGGTCGGTATTCCTCAGAACTGGGTGTTTCCTCAGATCATTACAGAGATTGATAGCTATGCTGTGGTTCTGAACTGGCCTGCCGTATATGGTGCTGCTTCCTATCAAGTTTGGGGACGAGCACCGGGTACATCTGAACTAGGGTTGTTAGCTACAGTCTCTGCATCCACCTTAACCTTCACTGATACAGGGGCTATTACACCTACGGGTACTGTTCCTACTAGCTTAGACTTTCCGATTCAGTACAATAGTTTGAATAGCTTAACCCTGACTGTTAATTACTCAGATCGTCAACAAAAGTTAATTAATTCATTACCTTCAAGACTGTCCAACGGTTAATCTAAGGACAACTAATAAATGACTCAATATCTGTACACCGTAGATCCGCCTGGCATGAACACTCCGGCGGAGAACAAGAGACTGGGTTACAGAACACCCAGGTCAATATTGCTGCCACCCTATCTGCAGATAAACAACGATTACTACACCGAGTTTGTGAACGCAATCGATGTGGTGTTCGAGGCCGCAATTGATATTCCAACAGAGACTCTAGGTAACCTACGCAACATGTGGGTCACTAATCCGCTGCTCGAACAGCAACAGATATATGACTCGCAGATGATCGACTTTGGGGCCTGGTCTCAACCCGAACGCGATCTTTTGGTCAAGCAGGTTAATGCACTGGGTATGAAGTTGATGAATGCCGGTATCGTCACCAATGACAGCTATCAGGTCATTAGCCGATGGGTTGGTATGTACTGGTTTGGTAAGGGTACAGAGGCCTTCATCAGCTTCATTAACTACTGTCTCAGTTCATCGCTTGTTGTTACTACGTTGTGGACTCAGGACTACGTTAATTTTACACCAGCGGGTGACCCTACAATTGGCACCCCCATTTGGGAAGGTGGCCCTTGGTATCCGACGACCCACGTTGAGATTGTTGCCCAAGGGGGCCTTCAGGGTCTTGACCTAGCAACTCTCATTTCATTCTTCTACGAGATTGCTAACTATAATTTAGTGCTCTACGCAGTAGATCAAAGTTTTGATATGTGGATTGTTGATCATATAGCGCCTGACTACACATTAGCAACAATTGTTGCTGTTGGACTCTGGGCTAATAATTCGTTGGTTATGTCTAATGTACTGAGCTATGGTGCAGATGGTCCACCCACATTTAGCACTGCTCCACAGATGCCGACTGCTGCCTACTCGGTTGAACCAACATTAGATAATTTTAGTGAAGTATATCTGTTAGCCCAACCTACGGGCTGGATTCAGAATACAAATGGACAGACCGTACCTGTCTATAATTTCCATGATCAACCAGCAACTCTGGGGCCTATTGTCAGCCCAACGTTCATGGGCAATCAACCGGCTACTAATCAAGAAATTATTATGATTTTGGGACCCTTCTCCTGGATTGAGGTCCCAGGTGACACGCGAGGTAACGAGCGTATACCAGGTTTCGCCATGATACCTGTGCCCCGAACAGTTGCTTTGAACGAGCTTCCTGACCAGATCGTAGGAACGACCCGAAATAATTTATTGTGTAATCCAGATGGGTGGACCGAAATGGTTGCCGGTTCTGGACTCTATACACCTTACTGGAATACGTAAATGCCGTACACTCAAGAAAGTCCAATCTTTTATGACCCTGTAGAACTGGTGTTCCGACCAATGGACGGCAATACTATCTTCACACCAGCATTGCTGCCCATCAGTGCTGCAATAGGCAATACGATTCAGATTTACGGTGATGGCATTTACGTGGGTCAGCAGTCAACACCTACTGATTACGTATCTTATTTTGTCAACACTAGTACTGGCAGTAATTTAAACCCTGGAACCAAGGCCCTGCCTTTTCAGTCTTTCGAATATGCTGCCTCCTATGTGCAGGCGCTGTTCCCCAATGGTTTATATAATGGTTACATAGTGATTCTTTTGCAAGCGGGGCAGACATTCCCCATGATTGCCGATTTCAACACCTATGGCGGAAATCTGAAGATCGCGTTTTACGGTGATCCTCAGTACGGTGATTATAATTCGGCACCTATAGGCACAGGTGCTGATCCCTCAATGATGAGTGACCTTGAGCGTCCAATCTTGGCTCCCGCAAGTTCTAGCCTTAATGCACAGTGGAAGATTGCAGGGTTCAACAAGTACGGTGGTTCTATTGACTTCATAGGTATCAGTATTCAACTCCCGGCAGCACCTGCTAGTCCTAGCCCAGGACCCACATTGTATGGTCCTCAATCAGATGTAGTTCGATGCCCCAATCATGATCAATCGGGTTACGCAACACTGATTGGATCCTTAGTCAATATGACTGATCCAACTGCTTATTGGGGGCTCATCGGTGTACAGGCGCGCTCAAGTGGAACTACCTTTGTGCAATACGGTTCGCAGTTCTTGATCAATGGTCTGCAAATGAGTGCGGCTAATAGTCCAACTATTGCTCAGTTAAATGCTAGGAAATATTTCATCAAGTTCTATGCAGATTACGCGGGCAACAATCAACAATTGATATTGGTTGGCAACACCACAGCTAATTCCTCATTTGCCTCAGGTCAGCTTAGAGTGAATTGGGCGGATGTTCAGTCAATGACCGTTGCCTCAGGTAAGACCAACCAAGCATCTTATCCAATAGCATTTGACCTGACTTATGGCTTACGTACTTATGTCTACAACATAATTTATGACCAGCAGCAACGGCCTATCAACTTCTTGTGTGCAGAAGCCATCTAGCGATTCAGGTGCAACCAAATCAAGAACTGATGTGTATGTGTCATTCATATACGTGATACCGGAAAATAAAATTCCAAGTTGAGGGCTGACTTGAAACTCTTACAAACAATTATTAGAGGCTACTGATATGTCAGGTGGAACACCAGTTTTTGTCATAACCGATCTAGGATTAGCAGTAGCCTCGACTGCTGCTCCTACTGGCCCATTTATTTCGTTAACTTCCTTCGCTATTGGTAGTGCTTTTGGTTATACCCCAGAGCCTACTGACACAGGATTGAATGGAACGCTTTTATACACAGGTGTTCCAACATCATATGAAAATATAGGCAACAATACGCTCAACATTATTTGTAATTTACCTCCGGGTACGGGTCCCTTTCAATTTGGTGAGGTGGCCCTGTACCTGGCTGGTGGCACAATGTTTGCGAAAGCTGTATTCGACACGCCCCAACAGCAATATAGTTCTCTAGGTTCAAATGTAATATCGTCCTACACCTTCAACTGTTTGATCAAGCTTCAACAATCAACGGCCGTGTTCCAGATCGATACTATCTGTGCCCCACCCACACTTTGGAATGCTTATCAATGGTCTGATATTTATCCACCCGAACTATCGGCCAACCCTGATATTCCATTGGTTATGTGTGCTGAGCTGAGTGAGCGTGGTGATTCAACGTTGTTGTCAAACACGAGTGCTTCCTTGTGGACTATTGACTCAACCTATGACTACTACAACATAGGGACGACCATCAATTTATTCCCGGTCGAGAATTCAACCACCTCATGGGTGCAGGTACCGGCATCCGACTGCAATCCAGCAGATTTAACGGCACCCAATCGAAGATTCGTTATCAGAACTTACGAGGGTTATTTCCGATCAGTTTCAAGTGTGGTCACCGCCGGTTCTAATTATCAATTTAATTTGAATGTGACGAATGACGGAACCTACAATAATATCCCGTTGCCCGTAGCACCTGCTATTGGTTCTAACATTGCGATCTTTAGAGACGATGGTGCGGTATTCGCAGATCAGATTGCAGGCGGTGGGACTCTAGCTACTGTAGGCAATCCTGGATTAGCTTACGGTGGATCAGGACTGGTCATGCCCACTGCCGGGGAAATAACAGCCTACGGTTTGCTCCATGGTCCTGCTGATGGCTCAACCTGGCCGGGTATGGGACGCAAGCTTACCTCAGCTGATGACCTCAACGATACGACTTTGCCTTCCGGTTGTTACGATACTGCCATTGGGGCTTCTGGTGTTCCGGCTAATTGGCCCCCCGTAAGTTGGGATGGTATTCTGCAGATCGTGAACTACGGGACGATCACTCAGTTCTATAACCCTGAGGGCTATGGGGGGTCCAACACTGGTGGTATTACTGGCGTGCCTATGTACTACCGCTCGTATAGCAACCAAGCAAGTGCCTGGTCTGATTGGTTCTCTGTTGCAGTGGTTGGAAAATCGTCACCAACAAGCTATAATTTTGCACCTCAACTGGCGTCGACAAACTATATACCAAGCCCCTCTAGTGTGGAGACCTTGAATTTAAGTTTCACGGCTCCCTGTACTGGATACGTGCTGGCCTTTGGTACTGAAAACAAATCACAATTTGAATCCAACACAATAGGTCAAGGTTCAACCTTAATGGTAGTTTCTATCACTACTAGCGATAGTCTTAGTGCCTCAGGTCAGGACCATACGCAGTTGTCAAAGACGGATTATGCAAATCTTTTGGTCAATATGGGGACCACTATTACTATTGATTTAACAGTGACCGCTGATGCTGCAGGGAATTTCCCTCAAGCCTCATTGATTTTAGGCTACACATTCTACCCTGCATGGTAAGTAGATTGAGGTGAGTAATTAGACTTTTGCTAGATAAAAATAAAGGCCAGATTCCACGGTTAGGAATCTGGCCTTTTTCACCTTTTAAATCATTTCACAACGGAGTATTTGGTACATAGTACAGTCGCCCCGTTATTGCTGCACCGCCCGACAAATTAGTATTAGTGAGTACAACGGTAGTAGTTGCCTGGTCCAACACCAACAAGCTATTAACGATGAACGTGTTGGTTACCGTGGAGGGCGGGCTAACGACAGTCACCGTTGTTACAACAGTTAAAGGAGCAGTTGTCTGAAGAATTAGTCCCGCAGTACCTTGACTCAGGGTTAGGCTAGACGCAGCAGGGATGTTGAAGGCTTCGACTACTGATCCATTCGTAGCATCGAATGCAACCTGCGCAGTAGCTAGATTTCGTGTCACATGATTCTGACCTAGCCAGGCCCTAACCTCAGCGACCAGAGTATTCAATGGCGCGTTAGGCAGACTTGTTATGCAATTGTTTGTCATTTGAAACCTCTCGGGGCCTTAATAAACTGGGTGTTTCGGGCAACCCCGGGTCCGCCTGTACCTGATCGGAAGCCCATATTAAATGTAGATCGAATGCCTGTATTAATGGTAGAATTGGTCGGTCTGGGAACTGCTGTAGTGACTGACATCCTCATATTGCGTTCGGCTCTTGGCATCTTGAATCCTATGTTGTGGGTAATTCTGCCACTACTTCTAAATTGAAATTGATCGTACACAAGGCACCTAACAATTGATTGCATGTAGGCAACGTCAATCTAGATACCTGATTCGATTGTTCTGTAGTTGTAATCGTGGTGTTAGTCAAATTAGTTTCGGTGACATTCAAGAAATTTAGGGTTGGTGCACCTAATCTCTTGAAGGCGTAATTCACCATCATCTGGGCCGCATCTCCGTCAGATAGTCGGCCAGCCCAACCCAGTGAATTATTGTTAAACATCTCATAGTAGAACAGACATCTAGCCGTTGTAATACTCAGGTCCTCGTACTCGTAACCTGTGTACGAGGGTCCTAGTTCCCATTGAACCTCTGTTAAATTCAGTGTAAAGGTCCCTGGTGTTAAAGCCGTTGCTAGCTGTATCCTACAATAATTATTAGCACCAATGGTCTTACCCTGGACTGATGGAACATTTATGGTCTGTGTGTAAAGGGTCCAAGCCCCGGATGTCAACGTAATTGCTGAGCCCGCAGTAGTCACCGTTGTTGAACCTGAGGTCCCGAAATTTTGATAACTCGTTGGTGTTAGGGTCATCGCTTTAGACGGGTTAGCCCAGAAACTAATAGTCGCAGTCTGTCCTGAATACGTCGTTACATCGTTCACGGACTGACTGATATAGGGTGTGCCTGTACCCGCCGTTTCTTGCCACACAAAATAGGTTGAACTGCCAACAGGAAACGTCGTAGCGCTCCCTGTGCTTACCGTGGACCCATTGCTAAACATGTACCAGCGGTCAGCAATGAAGCCAGCCTGAGCCCCTGCAGCGGGCACTGATCGCTGCCAGACAATGAAGCGCCCGTTTATGATTTTGTTCTTTGGTTCATTGACGATGAAATTACCACTAGTATTAGGACTCACACCATTGATCGTCTTTACCAACTGTGTAGTCGTGTTCAATGGTGTGTAGGCCGCAACCCAAATGGACCATGCACCACTCACGTACTGACGTACATAAATAGAGCCGTCAAACGTGCCACCCAAGGCCGTAAACAATTGAGTAACCGCTGATGTTGTGCCATTATTAGTAACCAACAACGTTGCATTGAGGGCTCCCGTATTTGTGGGGAACGTTCCTGATGCTGTTGATGGTGCATAATAAAATCCAGTACTGAATGAGGTATCGAGATTTGTTATTGTGGCACCAACCCCAGTTATGCCGTATGTAGAGGCTACAGTAGTTGTGAGCGTTGTAGCCAGAATAGAAGCACTAGCCAATTCTTTAACTATCCCCGAACTATTTAAGGTCCATAAAGTACCGTCTGCGTAATTTATGGCTAACTGGCCTGCTGTTAAGTTATCTGCTGCTGGGGCAAGTCCCGGTGTTGAGTTACGAAGATGCAGGAGTTTTGTCATATTTTATATAGCGGGATCCTAAATCCCCACATCTCCTAACTAAATTCTCTATCTAGGTGCTCGTGCCTCGTCCGTTCATCCTCAGTAGTCGCTGTTCTTGTTCCCAATCATCGCGGCATTCTGTATTGCAGAATACGTGAGGCGATTTGACTGGCGTATCACAATAATAGCAGCTACCAGAGAATAATAACGTGCTTGACCTAGCACGATTACGAACGGCCTGTATTGCGCGAGCCATGTTTTCTGCCTCTGCGTCTTGAACAAAATCTAAATCATCCATGAGCCTAAGTCCTGTTTTAGTGATATTTTTATTGTTACCGTTGCCACTATATAAAATTAACAGGGCACGATACTAACTTGTATCGTTCACCAATTTATAAAACTAAGGCCCCCTGTACAAGCGGGCCTTTTGTTAATTACTAACTTTGAATTACGTACCTGTGTAAGTACCTTCATCCAGGGTCAATGCACTCGTATTGACCGAGAACACACCCGCGGACACAGACAGACCGGAACCAGCTTCGGCCAAGCCCAATGCCGATGCAGTAGCCACCGGAAGATTTGCTGTAGGCACGGTTGCAACCCAGGTGGATACACCCGAGCCATTGGTAGACAAAATCAGGGAATCGCCAGATGAGGCACCGACTTGAGCAGCAGATATGGTAGCAACCCAAGTAGGAGCACCTGCACCGCTGGTTGTGAGTACTAAATTATCACCAGCTGAGGCCCCCAATTGAGCAGCTGCAAACGTACCTGATGTAATAGACGCAGCGGTGAGCACAACAGCGCCAGTCTGACCATTAACTGAGGTAACAGCACCTTGTGTTGATATAGTGCTCCAAGCTGTACCGTTGGAGATTAAATAGTCACCACCGGCAAAGGTCAGCAACGTTCCTGAGGGTGGCGTGTACGTGCCCGCCGTACTAGCGATGTAGTACCAGCCCTTATTACCCGTAGCAGCCGCAGGAAGGGTAGTTGTACCCGGAATAAACGGTGCTTGATAGTCCACAGCACCAATCAGGGACGCCGGAATATTGGCCAAAGGCACTAAGCCACTCGAGTCCAGTGGCGCAACACCATTTGCCACGTTAATTTCTGACGTCGAAATACCACCCAAATAAGACAAAGCGGCAGCAGTCGTGGTCTCTGTGAATAACGTAGCACCAACGGTAGATGCACCAATTGCTGTTTGAGCCGCAGCTGTTGAGGCTGCGGTAAATACAGCAGCACCCACTGTCGTACCGCCAAGACTAGTCACAGCCGCAGTTGCGCTGGCCGTGGTAAACAATGCTGCACCCAAAGTCGAGGCCCCGATAGCCGTCTGTGCAGCGCCGGTCGAAGCAGCGGTGAAAACTGCTGAACCTACGGTAGTACCGCCCAAGGCCGTGACTGCAGCAGCTGCGGTACTGGCCGTAAATACAGCGTTACCAACAGTAGAAGCTCCAAGATTGGTGGGGGTTAATGTCACGTTGCCTGAAACCGGACTTACGCTATTAACCGAAGTAACGGTCCCGCCACCCGCACCACCCAGCGAAACTACAACGCCACTGGAATTTAGTGCATACAACTTTTCATCTGCCGTGTTAATTGCTAATTGACCGGCAACCAATTCATCAGCACCTGGAATTAATCCTGGTGTGGAACTACGTTTCATTTGGACAACTGCAGCCATGATAGACTACTCCTTAAAATATTAACCAACGAATGCACCCGCATCAAGAAAGTCTTGCAACGGTTCCCACGTACCGTCAACCCTGACAAAAGGTTCGTCAGGTACTACCGGAGCTTCCGGTACCGCTGCCGACGCCGGAGTCATAGTAGAAGTTTGTACTACTAAATACACATCATTCGCAGAAGCTGGAGATTCTAAGGTAAGTCCTGTTTCACCTACGGTGTAATTAACAACTTGTACGCCGTATCTGTAGACCAGAATATTCGCGGTTCCTGATGGACCTACCTGAAGCAAAGTTGAACCTTGATTGGGAAAACAAATAAAGGTGGAACTGACAGTGAATAATTGATCACAGAACACAGCGAATGGTGCCATGTACCTCCATTGTCCACCTTGAGAGTTAATAACCCATTGATAAATACCTGCAATAGCACTACCGTTGTTCTGTGTCAGAATCACACTTAAACTTTCAGATGGTTCTAAGGGTAGACTATCAACCGTCGGTGATTGACTAGGCACCAAGGTACCATTTGACTGGACAACTGTGTAGGGGAAAAATATTAAACTCATGGTCTACCTCGGTGACTAGTCGTTGATTTTATACAGTGGTTAGTTATTCCCCACCTTCTTTATTTTCTGTTGGTGCTTCTAATTGATACGTATTCGGACTCAAGAGTTCCAATCCATCCATTGCTGTTGCGGCAGTGAGCTTAAGTCTTGCCTGATAGACATTTTTAATATGCGGAACAATCCGTGTATGGAACTCCGGATGACAGCGCATGGTGTTCAGGTGATCGGCCGGAATCGATCCTTGGCTAATCATGTAGTTCTCGACTCTGGCTTGAAGTTCAAGTAACCATTCCTCTTGCTGACAAGCTTCAGTAGCTTCAAGCAAGGGAAGGTGAGCGTATTTGCGATGAGGCTCAAGCTTATCCATGTTTTCTTGGATATCTACGAGTTCCATCTTAGCTGCTTGCAAATTCATTTCCCATGTAGGGACATCAGCCAAGGCTTCAGCAATATCGGCTCTAGCATAAAGTTTCTCGCTAGGCTTTGCCTTTGGATCATCCAATACCTCTTCAGCAGCCATGATCTTGGCATCACGTTTGAGTTTCTGTGCTTCAGCATGCCTAAGCTTGCCCTCGATATCTATCTTCTGCCCGTACATCAAGGACCATGCACCATCTGCGGTTTTGCAATCACCGGCCATGAAATACGTTAATTGGAATTTGGAGTTCTGACGATGTGGTTTTGAGTTCAATTTGGTACCTATATTTGTAGGAAGGGGTTTTGACTTTATTGTTTTGGACTACTAATTTCTATTCTTCCCATTCAGGAATTTCTACGGTTTGTCCTGCTAACTTATGCGTGCAGTCATTCAAGAATTGAATCATCCCATCCTTAATAAACGAGTGACACACCATAGCCTTCTTTTCCTGCACTATCTCGCCGCTCTTAATCTTTGACCTAATCTCTGGATTAGACGCGGACGGAAACCACTGGTCCCATTTAACTAATACACTAGGGCTAACAGTTGGAAAGAATACATTGCCATTAAACGTCCAGACAGGGTGGCCGGTTCCCGCCACATGCACCATGTGCATGGACTCACAACCAGGACACTCAAACAACATAGATTTTGTTCCGTTTGGTTTGTCTTTGGTATAAAATTTCATGGCTTAACCTGTCTGGGATTTTAGTTACTAGGGAGCAACCCAAACGATTGCTTGAATTTCATCAATCGCACTATCGGTTGACGTTGTGATAGCCAAGATCGAAGCAGCTAGTGTCAAATTCTGATTGATAATTGCTTGTTTATTAGTTTCGCTATCAGTCAATACTTGCTGAATTTGTGCAGCTGTATGGGCAACCATAGCACCGACACCACTTGAATTGGTACAATAGAGTTGCGTCGTCCAACCCCCAACTTGTCCTGCTGCGGTAAACGAAAGTGCAGAAGCACCTAGGATATTTAGTTGATCCTGTACTTGAGACGGATAGGTATAAGCCGAACCCAAGGCACTAGAGGTAAAACCAGCAACCAATGCCGCTTGATACCCGGTAGCCACGATTGCAATCTGTTGAGACTGAATACCGGATAGACCATATAGAAGAACTTCAACCTCTTCAAGCGTCAGAGTACCAGCAGTGTCCACCCAATATTGAGTGCGATCCGCTGCATTCGTGGAATACGGATTCCATGTTGGTGTGGTAGCGTACAGCGATACAAACGTCGAGGGTAATGTCGGTTCCGAATAACCTTCGCCTTCAGGGGTCAACGGATACACCAACGGTGAGTACATGGTTGTCATCTTATTTCCTTAGTTACGATTACGGTCAGTAAGGTACAACAAACCCAGCCGGAACCGGGATCGTTGCATTAGATAGGCAATGGCCCTTGCCCATTAGGTGATCGATCATTGGGCCGATAATCTGTGCCCAACGTTTGCCTTGAATCAAAGCGTTACCGGTCCTAGCACTTATGGTCTGAATAGGAGGACCACCGAACAAGGAGTTGCCTTCTTCACCCTCAGCGATTTCCATATTCTTGGCCCTGTTCTTCGACCCAAACAGTGCTTGAGCTACCAAGAACAGGGCCAGAAATGGCATGAAGACGATGCATATTACGGCTAGGCCAAACAGCTGAAGTCTAGTCATCATCGTTCCTTACGCGACAGAAGGTGCAGCCCACACAATGGCTTGAACTGCGTCCACTGGATTAGGCGTAGCGTTGGTAACGGCCATGATCTGACCTGCTAACACAATGTTCTGCTGGATATTAGCCAATTTCGAAGCTACGAAGTCAGAGCCTACCTGTTGGATTTGTGCAGCCGTGTGGGCACGCATTTCCCAGTTACCGGTGGAGTCTGCGCACCAGAACGTAGTAGTCCATCCTGCCGCCTGACTAGCAGCCAACTGCGACAGGGTGATTTCCCCGTTAAGATTCAGTTGATCTTGTAGCTGAGACGGGTATGTGTAGGCCTCACCTAATGCACTGGATGTAAAGCCTGCGAAGATCGCGGCCTGACATCCGGCACTAACCAATGCTACCTGTGCGGTCTGAATACCCGTTAGGCCGATCAGCAGAATCTCTACTTCTTCGACGGTGAGAGTGCCCGCTGTATCCGCCCAGTATTCCGTGCGGTCGGCCACATTAGCCGAATAGGGATTCCATGTTGGGCTGATACCGTATTGGCTAACGAATGTCGACGGCAGCTCAGGTCTGGAATAACCTTGTCCTTCTGGGGTCAGTGGGTAGACTAAAGCTGAATACATGGTTGTCATTTCATTTCCTTAATTACATGTTGACGCCGAGATTGCCATTGTTGACCGAAGCGCCTGCGAAGAGGGTGGCCGTTAGAACCGTACCTGCGACCACCGTATCACCACTGTAGGTTATGACGTTGGTTGTCGTCGACGTGTTACCTATTGCAAAGATACCAGTCATAGAATTGCCAGCGGCATTACCGAAAGACGTTGTGGTCGTTAGGCCCGTACCAGCGACAACTGTTGCACCAGAATACGTAAAGGTGTTTGTCGTCGAAGTGCTGTTACCTAAAGCGAAGATACCTATGTTGCCGTTACCTGCGGCCATACCGCGATAAGCACTGGTACTCAGAGACGTGCTGGAGGCAACAGTGTTTCCGCTGTATGTGTAAGCATCTGTGGCGGCCGACGTGTTCGAAATCGCAAAGATACCGGTTGTCGAATTACCTGCTGCCGTACCTGCAATCATGTTGCCCGTCAACCCCGTACCTGCCGCAGTGGTATCACCGCTATAGGTTAGGATGTTGGTTGTGGTCGAAGAGTTACCCATTGCAAATATACCGACCGTGGTATTACCAGCAGCCCCACCACCACCCAACACAGCGGTTAATGCGGTCGATGCCACCACACCAGCCGTCGCAAACGTAAACGCGTTCATCGTTGTGCTACCAGACGATCCGCCTAATGCCAGATAACCTATTGAGCTTGTACCCGCACCCGCACCACTGCTAACGTTGGCCGTCATTGCTGTCGAGGCTGCAACCAAGTTACCGCTATACGTGTATTTGTTTGATGTCGTAGTGGTGTTACCAGTGGCAAATATTGAGTACGTACCATCTGGGTTTTTGAACTGCGTGAGCGATGCGAGTAACGTGTAGGTCGCGCTTGCTGTTTTAAGAATCGTGAATGTGTACTGGTCTACACCATTCTGATTACCCGTGCTCGGGGTTATACCACCCAACCACCGGGGAGTTATTGCTGTACCGTCTATCTCGAACGCATTAGCAACATATGCGGTAGTACCCTGGGTAGCCATCAGCACGGCCGTCATCGAATCACCAACAGACATCGCAGTGTTCAGCGAGGTCGACGACGAGAACGCAAAGTTTATAGTCCAGTTGTTTGCTGCGTTGGTGGTGTAATACTGAACCTTACCACTTGCCAGATATAGATTCTGCGTTGAGCTAGGAGCTGCACCTACCACATCTGCAAGGTCCGTGGTGTTAGTAAGCTTGATTGCCTGAGCTGTTGCTGAACCATTGAATATCTGTGTAGTTGAATAAGGACTACCTGAACCACCGCTTGGTGCCGTCGACTGCCAAGTTGTACCGTTGGATGTTAATACGTTTCCAGAAGTACCTGGAGCTACAGTTTGTAGTGCTGACGTTCCATTACCTAACAATACATCATTGGCTGCTAGCGTTGCAGCCCCCGTACCGCCCGATGCTACACCTAAAGCGGTTCCAATATTCAGCGCACCTCCGATACCCACACCGCCCGTAACAACTAAGGCCCCAGTGGAACTAGACGTTGAGGCTGTCGAAGCCGTGACAGTCGTTGCCCCATTGGACGTCAGGGTCGTGAAGGCCCCCGTACTCGGTGTAGTCGAGCCAACGGGAGTCCCATTCAAGGCTGCAATAGTTAATGAATTAGCATTAATTGCACCGCTTACACCTAGGCCTCCAGTAATAACCAAGGTGCCTGTCGTTGTGGACGACGAAGCAGTGCCAGCGGTCATTGTTACTGCCCCCGATGCAGCCAAAGTGGTGAATGAAGCAGTGGATGCGGTAGAACTACCGATTGGAGTATTTTGCAAAGAACCTGCGTACACAGCACCACTAATACCTAGGCCCCCAGTAATAACTAGAGTTCCTGTCGTAGTGCTAGTGCTTGCTGTTCCTGCTGTTAAAGTCGAGGCACCTGAGGCCGTCAACGTAGTAAATGATGCAGCACTTCCATTACCCGTAATTTGGATGATAGCCGATCCAGTACCCACATAAAGCAAACCTGAAGACAAATTAACAGCTAGTTGCCCGGCTACCAATTCATCTGATCCAGGTACTAGTCCCGGACTTGAACTTCTTTTTAACTGGACAACTGCAGTCATGATCACCCCTTAGTATTTTGCTTGTTCCTCACCCTGTCATAAAATTGCACCTTACTTATATAGGCCTTTCAGGATTTCTTTTGCTTTTTCATACTTAGATTTATCCTTGGCCGATGCATTGCCGCCCTGGCGATTAACGTAGAAATTTAACCTTTCCATGGCTTTAGCTTCACTATCGGATGCACGTTTCAAGGTCTTTGCTATGTGATCAGCGCTCTTTGTGAACGTACCTTCTGGAACAACTCCGTGTTCAGGTTTCACGTCTTTAATCCATTTATCCGCCTCAACTTCTACACTACCTATAGACGTGCTGTTACCTGGGTTTTGCAATGAGTTATAAATAGAGGCCTCAAGTTTTTCGACCTCAACTAAGCGTAGAGCTGCTTTGATACTTAATTTATCATTCGGCATTTGCAAATCCTTTAATTGATCTTCTAGGATTCCTAAGCCACCACCTACAGGATCATCTAGGTTATGACCTGGTGGCAGTGCGTATAAAGGGTATCCAGCGCTAGCAGTTTCTGCAGGTTGCCCATAGGCTTGTCGTAATGCGTTCTTTGCATCGTAGAGACGGGCTTTATCCCCACCTTGAAGATTACGCCCCTGGCTGTTTATATACCCAGAAAGTTTTGACATCGCCTGCTTGTAGTCCGTCGAATGCTGCTTCAATACATGAGCAATTTCAGAAGCACTTTTTGTGTACGTACCCTCAGGCAACACCTGATCTGGTTTTCGGGCCTTACCTTTGTAGCCCTGCTTCATTTCCCGCTGCCACTGGTAGTTCTTATTATTGTTTGGCGGATCAGTTACCTGAGTTTCAGCCAAGAGACGATGCACAGCTTTGCTGAGGTTCATTTAGCAGTCCTATATTAGATAGAAGTTTTAGAGAGCCACCCAGTCGTCACATCGTAGGCTTCCCACTGTTCAACTGTAGTGAGCTTAACTATTGCTTCGTGATGAACTTTCTCATTAGAGAAATTCTGTTGAATAACAGATGTCACGGCCGTACACAACTTGTTAGCTTGTTGAGGATTAATAGTTAGCCATACATTGTTTGGGGCCTTGAAGTCAATTGAGGATCCGGACCCATAATTAGCTAAGTCTCTAAGATAAAGCCACGTAGTGTTATCGACTACTAGTGAGGCCCCGTTCATAGCGATTTCAATATCCTGACAAGCTAGCCAACGTTTATTTGCTACCTTGGTCAGAAGAATTTTCTGCCCTTCTGTTACTGTTACTGGCGTCTGAATCCAAGTCTTGACATAGGAAATTCCTTGTTCCTCAGGTACGCCTTCTACAGTAGTTATAAACATTGAGGCTTGCGGCTTTGGTGTAGCTATTAACTCTGCAACGTCAAAACCTTGAAGGTGATGTGCTTTTAATTCTGCCGGAAATGATACTAATGGGTGTCTTAATCGAAGTTCCGTTTCAGACATTACTGTTTTTGTTTTACGATCAATCAACAACATTGTTCCCCCTAGCTACCGATGTTTTGAGTGCAGGCCATTAGGTACCATTTACATTATAGACTCCGTTAGAACAGGCTTCCGTCAGGTTTAAAGCTGCGGTTAAAGAGGTACCTGTAGCCACAGCACTAGTTGAATAGTTGTAAGTGTTCGTGCCTGCTGTGGAGGCACCTCTAGCTATAACACCCAAACTTGAATTACCTGCCGCTGCTCCCGCTTGGACATCCGCCGTTGCAGTACCCGCAGTTACTGCATCAGACGAATAAGTGTAAACACGAGACACACCATTGTTACTTGCAAAAAACACACCAAACGTAGAGTTTCCACATGCACATCCATTACCTGATGAAACCACGCCCAAGCCCGTACCCGAGGCAACGGTTGCTGCCCCATACTGGTACTTAGAAGTAGTAGCATTACCTGCTCCAGCACCCGCAGAGAATACGCCCTGTGTTGAGTTACCCGCAGCACCCCCTGTGTTATTGAATGATGATAGATTCAAAGATGTAGCAGCTGCGGTAACTGCACTACTATAAGTGTAGGAATTGGTGATGTCCGTGCCACCACCCCTAGCAAAAATCCCAATAGTAGAATTACCTGCAGCCAAGCCTTCACTTACATTATTAATAAATGAAGTGCCAGCAGCTATTGAACTACTACTCCAGGTATAAGTGTTGGATATCTTCCCACCACCAATGGAAAATATGCCAACGTTATAGGTGCCAGCCGCAGACATCCCAGAGTTGCCCACAGTTGCAGTTAATGAAGCACCCGTGGCAACCCCGTTAGTGCTAAAAGTATAGACGTCGGTCACACCGCCTACAGTCAATGCAAATACCCCATAGGTACCATCAGGAGGACCCGGCGGTACATACGGAGTTTTCTTGCTAGCTAACAAAAAGGTAAAGTTTGCCATTTTATGTTTCCATGTTCAAACCGATCACAAACACCATGTAGTAGCCACCGACCGTATCCCACATAATGCCTAACACATCATTACCCGAGGCTGTTAAGGCTGGTGCTGTTCCACCGGCAAACTGAGTACCCGAGGGCCAATTAATAGTTTGTGATCCGCCATTACCTATGCGAAGGAAAGCCACTTGTCCCGTTGAAGCCCCCAAAGTATTAGTGAAAGCAAACGTCGTTGTCCCGGTAACTGAAATTACCCACTCGCTTGCTAATCCTAAGTTCAATGTTTGTGTCCCGGACGTGGCTCCCAAATTAACTACGCTGTAGCTGTATGCGGGACTCTGAACACGACCGGTAAATGACGGGCTGCTTAAGCTGGCCGGAGTGTATGTTAATGCTGTTGTAACATCAGAACTAGTCAGTGTAACAGCACCTGTTCTGGAATTAAAACTAGTTACACCAGCACCACTAACCGCAGCAGTAACAAAAGCCGTCGTT